GGAGAACCGTTATCGTATACTTGAACAATAAGTGCAGATGTTCCAAGACCATGTGTAACTGTTGCAGTAGTAGCTGCACTAAAAGATACTGAACCAGAGTATTTACCAGGAACACTAAGAGCAGCTCTTGCATTAGCAGGGGTAGTAGTAACAAAGTTAGTACCATCACCAACGAGGAAGTTATTGGATGTTGCAGTGTTGTTAGCACCAGTACCGCCCTGCGCTGCAGTAACAATACTGGCCAAGTTACCGTTAGATAAAATGGAGTAAGTAACTGCACTAGTACCTATAGTTGTAACAGTTGCTGTTTGAACGTACGTAAAACGACCATTATTTGTGCCATTAAGAACGTAACAGAAATCACCAGCAGATAATTCGCCAGTAGTATCAGAGTCAGTGGCACGCGTAAAAATAAACGAAGTGCTTCCACCAACAGTACCAACTTGAGTTACCGTGTAAATACCATTTTGAAAACTAGAAGCCTGGTTCTTAATCAAAACACGGTCGCCAACAACTAATGTTTGACCATCAATAGTAATACCAGACCAAATTGATGACGTAGCAAATGTTAATGTTGCCCCAACACCAGAAGTGCCATTTGCATACGTAGTAGTATTGCTTCCAGAAGGAATAACAAGGTTTCCTGCTGTACCCAAAGCGCCAGTAGTAGCGTAAGCAACAGCATCATGCGCGTTCAAACCACTAGCAACAGTACCAACCTGCGTATCAACATAGCTCTTAGTAGCAGCGTCCTGATTAGCGGTAGGATCAAGAACACTTGTAATTTTTTTAGATCCAACATCTACAGTTCCCGTACCATTGGGCGCTAAGTTAATGTTGGTGTTTGTCCCGCCTGCTGTAAAAGTAAGGGCGCCAGTGCCAGTAATCGAACCATTAATAGTTCCAGTACCACCATTACCAACAGGTAATTGACCTGAAACATGTGTCCCAAGTGGAACTGGACCGTATGAAGGAGCAGCGCCTATACCGCCAGAAAGAAGTACGCTACCTGTAGCGACACTGGTTAATTTAGCAAGCGTAGTAGAACCAGATGCGTACAACAAATCACCAATAGTGTACGAAGTTAAACCAGTACCGCCATAACCAACACCAATAGTGCTCGCAGTCCACGAACCGCTACCTGAAATGCTTAAGTTAGCAACGGATGTGACAGTTGAACCCAAATTAATTGTGGTACCGCCCAAAGTAAAGGATCCGGCACCAGTGCTTAGTGTTTGCCAAGAGGGCGAGCCAAGAGTTGTGCTTGAATTGTACCGAAGAGTATTATCAGAGGTGTAATAGATTAATTGACCATATGCAGCTGAAGTAGGTAAAGTGCCTAAGTTTTGAACAGCAAAGTTAGTAATTTGATTGCCGTTCAAATCAACTGTAGTTAAAAATTTACGTGCCATTAGTCATTATCTCCTTAAGATAAATACGCTACACCAGAAAAAGCGGCAGAAAAAGTTAATACCATTGTATCAACCGTAGGATATGAGATGTCACCCTCAACTAAACTATTTCCCGAATCAATAACACTAACTCTTGGACGATAACCCAAATTGTGTGTGATATTCCATGTAGATGCCGGACTGCCTTGTGTGTACGTAAAAGTACCGCTAGTGCTACTGGTGTTAGGTACCACCAAATTAAGCACTTGAGACGGAGTAGTTCCAGTAATAGTAGCGCTTGCTGTACTACCAGTAGTCACCGAACCAATAGTTAACACATTAGCGGGCCCAGTAGCCCCCTGAGGGCCCACAGAAGCCGTTTCAAGGGTTATTTGTGATGTAGTGACATTAAGGGACACATTATTATCAACAACCGTCAAATTGACCGTATCCTTGCCAATTTCAATAATTTCGCTCATCGAGTAACCTCAGGCACAATCGTCACATCACCGCGCAGAAGCTTACGAACCTCACTACCTGTATATAGTTCCAAATCGTAAACAGCCTGTCCAGCAGGAATAGCAGCAGTCTTAATGGCCGAAGCAGTAATTATGATAGTGCCAGCAGTGCCTCCCAAAGCAATACCGCCATTAGCAGTAGTTAAAGATAGCAAAGGATTGTCATCTGTGTAATTTGTACGCACCATCATTGACGCTGTAAAACCAGTCAAATTAACCAGAGTGCTGTTAATTTTATAAGTCAAAGATAGGGTCCAGGTACCACCTTGATCTATCTTAATTGGGTAAGGATGCGCATTAGCCATTAGACAGGACCAGACCTTCCAGTTTCAATTTAGTTGAATAAGTAAACGAAAAAGCCCACTCAGAACCCTGATTGATAGTAATCGGATAGGTATGGGCAGCCACTTAAACTCCTTAAAACAATAGTCTTAGTCTACCAAGACTTAGACGTCACCAGATGAACCAAAAGCGATAAACAAATCATTAGGCGCAACCTGATAAGCCCCAGAATTAATAATAACAATAGGGTCAGTCAACGGAAGTTTAAACAAAAGATACCCGCCGGTTAAATCATCAAAAATACCCACATATTTAATCGTGCACGACGTTAAACCACTAAAAGTAATACGGTTAGAGTTAACCAAAGAAATCGTAGATGTAGACCAGCTGATTTGCTGACGCTTGTACCCGCCAGAAGTTAACTCAGTGGCAGTAGGGTCAACATTAGACGGATAGTCAAAATGAAGCGACATATAGCAGTTTTGCGATTTAATAAGTTCAACAAAACGGTTATATGTTTCATTAGTAGCAATACCTAACATTATTGTCCCGTCGGTGGTTGGTGATACAAGCGACCCAAGAAATAGACATCCTCAGTTCTAGGAATAAGTTTACCTTGAGAATCACTCCATTCCTGATCACAATAAAACATCACATAAGCTGCCACACGCGCAGCATCAGGCAACTTAGGATTGAAAGCCTCATACTGGCTGACATTAACAATAGAAGTACCCTTAAAGTCAAAACTAAAAGGCGTTTCATCCACCAGCCTGCCGGTAGGAACAGTTACTCCATCGCGTTCCGGACCGGGCGATGAAGCAGGCCAATAGCCAGCCTTTTGATAATGAGTACCCCACGCAGCAATAGGAGGCGTTTTAGCCACAACATTAGGGTCCTGAATAATAGTGCCATCAGCTCTATTGTTTTCCCAAGCACCTTCAAAAAACGGGTAATACTGACCAGGCTGGTAAGAAAACCCAGTAGCAGCATCTTTTACACCAATAATGTATTTAGCAAGCCCTACATACTGCCTAGCAAAAGTAGAATCACCATACTTCAAAGTATTAGCCTCAGCAGCAGAAATAGCACTAGAACTTACCTTGACAGTTATTTTAGTTGCACTTGGTACAGTATCGACCACGTAATAAGTTGGAGACAACAACCCATCAATAGTTGGCGCAGGGTCAGCCATCACAAAAACATTATCGCCAACGTTTAGATTGTGCGCCCTAGAAGTAGTAAACGTAATCGTATACATACCGCCAGAAATAGTTGCTGTACTAGTCACCAAAGCATGATCTGTAATAGTTTTAGAAAAAGTATCCGCCCCAGTTGCCGTAGGCAAAATAGGCATACCTGTCAAAACATCAACATTTTGATACCAAATAGAAACATGAAAAGGCACTTTGTACTGTGTACCATCAGATTTGACCGCAACAAACTGCGCACCAACAACCTGCCCAGTAACCGCAAGATTAACTACCGTAGGGTCAGACCAGTTACTGTCAGCATTATTTGTACTAGCAGGCCCCTCAATCTTGGCATAAAAAGACTCATGCCCTGACTTACCTGGTGGATACGCTTTAGTAAAACCAGCCCACGGGAAAGAAACGTCATTAGCAATAGTATTAGAATTCACGCCAGCATTCCACATAAACCCTGACGCTTGCGGAATGTACCCTGAATAAACTGGCTTTTCGTAAGTCCACGGGAACAACAAATCCGGAATACTCGGAGCATAACGGCCAACGCCCAAAACTCTATTAACCACCATAGAATCACGCCCGCGCTTACGTACTTCTTGCACAGTCAACTGATCACGAAACTTTGAATCAAAAGTGATAGAAACGCTTCCGTCTTCAGAATAAGACGTTTCTGTAATATGAACAACAACACCATTAGGGTCGCCAAAAAGCCCTACCAACTGAACAGACATACCAGCTGTAATCATTTGACGAGGATAAGAAACACCATTAACAAGAGGGTCAGTTTTTAAAGTCAAAGACCCAGTAATACCAGGCTCAGAAAACATCTCCAAATGCTTTCTAGCCACAGCAGCAGCCTCATCTGCATCTAAACCACTAAAGAACTGCAACGAAACTTCTTTAGCCATTTTATTAGGGTCAAAATTAATGTTTGTTTCCAAAGAAGGATAAACCTGGCGCCTAGCCGCAAAAGGTTGGTAATAAGTTTTAGACCCATCGGCAGAAACTTTAAGGTTAGAGTAAGAATATCCCGACAAAGACTGCCCATTACCATAAACAACATTTAGGCGCTGCGAATAATCCTGAGACACACTAACCTGTACACCCGGCCACAACAAATCAATTACTAGCGTTTCGTTAGAAGGCGCATGTAAACGGTCACGATGTTTAAAATAAGGTCTACGATCCTTACCTAACAAAATAGTAAAACAGCCCCTAGATGTTTGCATAGTAGATAACAAACCCTGAATATAAGTAGTCAAAACAGGTTCAAAGTTACCAGTAGAACGAGTTAAAAAACCAGTCCAACGAGTCTTATCTTTAATACTTACAGGACGATAAAAGTTAGAAAGATTAGCATAATCAGAAGCGTTATATACCGTATCCCACCAATCCAACTCATCAAGAGTTTCAGAAAGAGGACTAATTTCTCGAAGGCGACTTGAAGGATGCAGACTATAATAAAACTGGCGAGCGATAGCCTGCTCATAAGAAATAGGATGCGTCAAATATTCAGGCTTAGCCAAAAAGTTATCTAACTGACGCATCGCTCCATTACATGTAATAGTCAAAGTACCGCCAGCATCATCTTCGCCAAACTCAAAAGCGAGAAAGTAACCTTCCCAATAATACAAAGGCGTACCAGCAGAAGTGCCGTCAGCTGACTGAGGAGACATCCAAATAATATCTACATTTGCCTCAGGCACACACCAATCCAAATCGCCAGTACCCAACGAATCAAAAATAGTAATAGCTGGGAAAGAAATAGTAGCGGTAGCAGGCCCAAAAGGGTCTGTAGTAGACAAACTAGAAACAGTAGTAGCCCCGCCACGAAACACAGTGACATCCCTTTTAGACTTATCTCCAGATGTTTTAGGCAAAGGATCAACAATGATACGCCAATAACCAGACTCAGTTAAAGACGTAATATTTGCTTGAGGCCGTTTCATAAAGTAACTCCATAAATTTTATCTAACAAAAGCATACGGTCTTGTATTTGTTCTTGTGACAACTCAGAATAATACTGATTATGCTCCAGCAAATACATATGCGCCGTGTAATTCTTGTCAGTAACAGGAGCCCCACCAAGATAAAAGTTAACATCAAACGGATGATTTGCCGCTATAGCCACCTGTTCGTAATGAAATTGAGTGTCCAAAACAGCAAAACGCACTATTTTATCTGTAGCAGAAACACTAACAGCAATAACAATAGGCTTAAACATTTGAAACCTAGACGCATCAATACGTATCTCAGACAAAACAGTATGACCCAGCATCAACTTCAAAGTACTGTTTCTGTAATACCTTACACTAATTAAAGGATCAAAAGAAGTATATTTATCCCCACCAGCACCCATAACAACATACCAATTGCTTTTAGTTGGAGGCTGTAAAAAAATGACCGACATCATAGTGAAATATTTCGACTGATTATTAACAGTAGTCAAAGGTTTATTATTGGTAACTAGATATTGGTCATTTAAAAATCTTACGGCTTTTTCATTTAGCCTAGTGTTTTGCGTGCCATAGCCGTAATTAACCTGAACATTATTTACTACTGTTGGGCTGTTTGTAGAAGAAGCCAAAACACTATTAGCAACATTAGATTTCCACGGCCACCATTTTGTTAAATAAGTATTTGCCCCTTGAGTGCTAATGCCTAAAGTGGAATCGATAGGCACCCAACGTTCATCAGAATACAAATCAACATCAGAATATTTAACGTTAGTTTCAACACCATTCATGTCAATAGTGCCTTTGGAATAAATATTGACACCAAAACCGCTAGCTGCAATAGGGTATCCGGCTACAACAAAATAAGGATCGGTATTGAAAACAGCAGATTTAGCCATAATAAGGCCTTTATGATACGCAATTTTAGGTCGAACCGTTAACGAAGCGCTAGCGTCTGACATAGAAAGTGACTCGTCAGAGGGCAAAGGAACATCAATACTAACAGTGCTATCAATACTCCAATATGTTTCATCAACAACAGATGCACCATGAAGTATTTCTGACAAACCAGTAACAGTAATGTTGTAAACAATAGTTGTACTAGTAGTGCCAACACTAGAATTTACATAGCCAAACATGTACCAATCAGTATTACTAACCGACCTAATAGTGACATCATCACCGACAGTAATAGGACCTGGAGATGCGTTTGGATAAGTTCCGAAAGAAAAATAGTATGAATTATTTAGGTCAGGTAAAGCTGCCGAAAAATCATGATAAGCAATAGCGACGCCGTAAGCCACATCAAACCAACTTTAAACGCAAAGACGTTGCTGGAATATAAACATTAGAATAAGCAGACACGCTAGATTCTGGCGTTAAAGCACCAACAGCAATAACATTGCCAATACCGGCACTATCACACAAAGCCCACCCAACAATACGTCCCCAATCGCCAGTAGGCGTAGGAAAAACAATGTCATTAGCGTTGTAAAAAACCCCAACAGAAGAAGACCAGTTAGCGTAACCCGATTGGTAACTTACACGGCCATACCCACTACCAGAAGGTTCACTCAACAGCGCAGAATCAGTAATGTTTTTGTCAGGTAAATCAGTCAAAAGAGCCACATAAAATGAGTCAATACTAACAGCTGAATCTGGCGTCAATAAAGAAGCCAAAAGCAACTGGTCGCCATACATTGAAATATAGCCCATTAAATTTCCTCAGTTATTGTTTCAACAGGATCACGCGTCACCTGTGCCGTTACAAGAGCCATCTTAGCATGAAGCAACTCATGCGAAATATTTACCGTATAGTCCGAAGCATAACAATTCCAGCTTTTAATCAAATTACCTATACTCACCTCAATAACAAACCCAATCTGAGACAACGCATCAGTTAAAGACTTAACGGCATCCATAACTTCCATATGTGTAGACCCATGGACATAAACCGCTAACGTTTCCGTAACATTCTCACGCAAAGCATTAATAGTGTACTTACCCTCAAGAAACGAGTTAGTTACCTCATCGCGCCTAAACTGAACTGCAGAGTTCTCAAAAGAACCCTTAGCAAGTTTATAAACAATTCCATCATTGACAAGCAACCACCGGCTTGCATTGTTAACTACCGAATTTGAGTAATACAAATCAGTAGATAAAGAAATACGAACCTGCACATCAGTATGCAAATTTGAATACGGAGTCGACTTACTAACAGCCATTAGTTACCTACCGGTTGTAAGAGACGCTGACGCCTTTGACGAGCATTCATCTTACGAGCAAACTCTGCAGGATCAGAAGATTGAACAGTAATAGGACCATTAATCTGCGTAGATTGGTCATACTGAGAATGACTCACATTATAGGTTTGAGTAGAATAATGATTCATTCTAGACGCCCTAACATCACTATGCTTAACATAACCCGGAGAACCTAGTTTTTGGTCATTCAAAGCATGCAACAAATCAATGCCATACTTATTAACCGCATCAGCCTTAACAACAAACTCACCATGAGAAAGTTTGGCGGGAATAGAGTCAGAAGTACCTGTACCAGGGCCAGTAATGTAACCACCAGTAGCAAAACCTTTAATACGTCCCCAAGACTCATTACCATCATTTTTAAAATCATTAAGACCTTGGACGTGCACATTAGTACCGGATTTTTGAGCATCCAAAACCATACCGTTACCAATAAAAATAGCAACGTGATGTGCTTCGTTTGAACCATTTTTAGTCCAAAAAACTAAATCTCCAGCCTTAGCATTTTTACTGTCAATCTTAGCAACTTTATTTTTAATACCTTGCGCAGTGCTATAACCTAAATCTTTAACCCCAGCAGCATGCGCTGCGTAATCAACAAGCCCAGAACAGTCAAAATCATGCCCATCATGATCCGTGTAGTGCCACCCACCAGTTTTGTAAGGCTTGCCGATTTGTTGAAAAGCAGCCTCAAGAAACTGCGCACGCTTTGAAGAAGCGTTAACCTCTAGCTTGCGAGCAGTAGTAAGTTTCTTGCCACTGGCAGTATCAGTAGCATTCCAAACCCATTTTTTACTAGCTGCATCATAATGCTTGTCGTAATGAATCAAATCGTTACTAGCAGCCCAAACCTCAGTGCGATTCTTACCAGTTCCAAAAACAGGAACACCAGCGCCCCACACAGTATCGGGTGTAGAACTTTGTGATTGAACGCCACCAATTCTAGTTCCAACTCCTGTATTTTTACCAATAGTACTAGCGGCATTACGATTAGCGGAGCCAGTAGGCGAAGTACTACCGCTACCACCAGCAAGATACCCGCTGCCTGACGAGCCACTATTAGGCGCAGAAACAGCATTTGGCGCTTTTTTAGGAGCATTCAAAATACCGTTTACTAAACTAAATTGCTCGCTGCCAGTCAAACCACCTAAAGAACTTTTTAGATTAGCCAAAATTGCTTGTCCGGCTGCTTTAGCGGCTTTACCTGCAACATCAGGCATACCAGATAAAGCCTTGGCAAGTTTATCGGTAGCGCCTTTACCGCCAATAGCAACGTTCTCGCCAAAATTAAACAAATCGTTATATGCACGCTTAGCAGCCTTTTCAAAATCTTCATTCATGTACTGCATCTGCAAATTAAAATCTTCTTTAGCACGAGCATAAGCCGTATTAAAAGGACTAGTTTCATGTTGATTTGAGAGCCCAATGCGCTTAGATACTGTTTCATTAGTCTGCGATACTAAAGCAGCATTACGAGTCATATCATTAACAAGCTGATCTGTTTGTTGTGCGTTAGCAGGATTCATCAAATCCAAAGTGCGAATGGCATCATCAGACAGCCCAAGTTTTTTCAACTTAGCCACATTCTTCATTTGACGATTCAAAAGAGTATTTTGCTCTTTAAGGTTCGTAACTAACGCGCCTGTTGAAGCAACACGCTGACCGCCAATACGCTCATAAACATTGTAATAACTTTTAGCAAAATCTTGCGTACCGCGCAAAATACCCAATGTAAATTTGGCTTGTGAACGTGTAATGTTTAGATTCATATCATTTTGGCTTTCAGCCAAAGAATGATTTAAATTAGCAATTTGCTTAGCAAACGACATCACTTGCGAAACTGCTTGCTGACCATTAGATTTTTCTTGATTAAGAATCGACTGCTCATCTTGAGTTGCGCCGGTAGGCAAAACAGTATTGGCCGCTTTAACACCAGTTTTAATATTTTCATTAATATTAGCCAAACCAGATTGACCCGCTTGTTGAACCGAGCGCGAAGCAGCCGTCATACTGTAAGCATTCATGATTGCAGCAGCTTGTGAACTGGTAGCGGCAAGGTTAGGATTTGCTAATTCTTTTAACAAATCAATGACAGCATTTGCGCCATTTTCTGCATTAGCAGTCAAAGACATTGTAGATATTGCTTGTGAAAAAGAATTTTGCGAACCAACATCGTTTTGAGCAACAAAAGCATTAATGGCCAATTTAACAATTTTGTTTTTAATACCATTAAAAACTGTAGGATCATTATAAATATCTAAAACAGTTTTGCTTTTTGACCAAGCAAAATCTTCGGCTGCAAAAAGAGCCCCGCCAAGTTGGCTATTTTGTTTTTTAGCATAAGTTTCTTCAGGAGAAACTTGGCGCTTACCTTTTACATAATATGGCGTCTCCCAGCCGTAACCGCCACCCTTAATCAAAGTTTTGTAATATTGGTAAAAAGAATTACTTGGGAGTGATTTTTTGTCAGAAGTATTAGCAAAAAATACACTTAGCGGATCAGTGTCACTTGTAGACTGAGACACAGCTGAGTTAACACGTTGTTGTTTGAGTAAATTCCAAGAATTAAGGTCATACTTTACACCAAGCAATTCCGAAACAATACGAGCTGCATTCATGTTCTGCACATCTCTATAGCCCTTTGAGCCTGAAATGCCAGCAGTGCCCCTAAGAATTTTTACTGCCTCGGAAAGCGTAGCCATACGGATAGTACCGGTTCCAAATTTTAGGGCAGTATTATTAATATTAGAAGTCGCCTCTTGTCGAATCAACTGTGCCATAGTTCCGCCGTAGGCACTTTGACGGTGAGCCACAGCATCAGTATAAGTCATTGTGTCGGCAGCCGATTGAAAAGCGTCGGTATAAAGACCACTATTAGAACTACCGTAAGTTGATTTACCAGTAGCGTAATTACCAGCGGCACGCGCCAAAGTAGCATTTTTTGTGCCAGCAAGCGCATCTTGCGTCAAACGGCTAATAACTTCAGGACTAGCATTAGGACCAGCCATCATTCTTGCTTGAATACCCAAACCAGTACCAGTTAATAACTCTTTTTGAGTATTAAAAGTATAGCTAGCTTTGTAATCAGTTTTTAAAGCATTTAAAATTTCCGACGTTGACATTTTAGTTGCTTGCCTAGGCGACTTAGCACTTTTTGCATAATAACTCGCCCAAGCCATAGGATCATACATAGCATTTGTATTAGTGTAAGACTGCGTTGGCAAACCTGCTTTAGTAGCAAAATCATTGTACACAGAATAAGCATCACTAAAACCAGTACCAGTTTGGCGCTCATTATTTTGCTTAATTGCTTTAGATACAAAACCCGCAGCAGCCATGACAGCCATAATTCCGATAGTAGATCCTAGCATTCCCATCATTCCGCTTAAAGCGCCGCCTAAAGCACCAAAACGCTGACCACCACGAATAGCTGTACCTTCTTCAGAAACACCAGTAATAGCGCCTTGTTTAACCCAATCCTTAACTCTAGTGCCCATAGACTTACCAAATTCACCGACATTTTTGCCTGCATACTTAACAGCATCTTTAAAAAACCCTAAAGTACCTGAAGTTTGACGCATATCATTAAACATTGCTTTTTGTACAGCCAAACGTTGCGACGCACCATACTCACCATTAGGCGAACCATACGCACCCATTTGCATAGCAAGTTGACTAGCAATTGCATTAGGCATAGTAGCCATCGTTGCAGGACGAATTACATTATTTGAATCTCTACCATAACGAATAGCCTGCTCTTCAGCAGACATTATTGTTCCACCATTTTTAAGCATAAATTTATTATTAGAAGCAGCCATACCGGCATCGGTACGCATACGAGAGTTACTTGGGTCAGCGTTGTAAAGGTTGGCATTAGCGTTGGTATAAGCCTGCGCAATCCACTGAGCGCCACCCTTAAGCATCCCAATCGGTCCGCCTCTTGCACCTGTAACTGGATCCTTACCACCAAAAAGCGTGCCAAATGCTTGACCAACGCGAGCGCCAGCAGTAGACAAAGCATTAGGTCCAAAAGCCTGCCCGTTAATAGCTTGGGTACGTCCAGCAAAAAATTGTTGCCCAAAATTAGAATTTGTAAACATACTTAAGCCAAGACGACCAAGTTGAATGACAGCAATACCTTTAAGAATTGTCCACAAACTAGTCAAAACTGGAAGCAATGGTCCAAGCCCCGAAAGAGCAGTAACCAAACCATGAACGCCTTCAGCCATACCGTTTGATACACCCAAAACGCTATTTAAAAACGACAGAAATGGTTTACCTGCCTCAGCAGTAGTTTGCGACATAGTTTCTTGCATTTTAGACAATTGGTCATTAACCCCGCCTAATGCCGAAGTAGCACCTGCATTAGCAGACCCATTATTGTAAGAACTAGTAGCATCGCCAACAATTTGACGCAAGTCACCAGACTTAGACAAAGCCTGCAAAGACTTAAACGTGTTAACACCATCAAGACCCAAATTATCAAGAGTCGTAACAGCCTGCGAACCTTGCTTATTGATAGCGTCAGTAAAACGCAAAATCATTTCAGTAGGATCACTCTTAAACAAGTTACCCAAAGAGTCCGTAGACATGTTCAAAACTTTGGCATACTCACGAATTTCAGGAGAACCAGTACGAATAGACCGGTTCATATCCAAAAGAACCTTGTTAAACGCGTTAGCAGAACGATAACCGTCTTCACCAAGACGAGACATCGCCGTAGACAAACCAAACACAGAAGCTTGGCTAATACCAACTACAGAAGCAATAGGCGCAATAGCTTTAGAAAAAGCCAAAACAGACGAAGCTGAAGCGCCATACTTTGCTGTAACAGAAACAAGGGAATCGCTAAAACCCTTAATCATGTTAGTAGAGTTACCAAAAGAACGAGTAACCTGAAGCATGTCCTGCTGCATGCCAGAGCCCCACTCGCCAGAAGCAGCCTGTAGTTTAATAAACTCCTGGCCCAACTTTTGAATCTGTTTAGTTGTAGTAACGCCAGACGTTGCTAAAGTCTTAGTAGTCTCAATCGCCTTATCCATACCCACAGGAAACTGGCGAGCAAACTTCATAGTTACAGAGCCAAGACCCTCAAACTGTTTACCAGCAATCTTGGCAGTAGCATTAAGTGAAGAAAGTTTTTGCTCATAAGCCGCAGCCTGCGCAACAGCAACCTTATTAGCACCAGTAAAAGCAGCCGTAGACTGAATAAGAGATAAAGAAATCTTATTAAGATTGCCCAATTTAGCAATCGCGATATCATTAGCCGCACTAAATTGATTGGTCATAGCCAAAGCTTGACCAAGAGAAGACGTGTAAGGGCCTACGTTGGCATTAAAATCAACTGTTACATCTTCATTAAACACAGTTAATCCTTTCGCTCAGGCCTCTTTGTCTTTTGATTACGAACACTCTCAGCAACATAAGAAGGTACTAATGTTATTGTAGAGCCTGGCAAGCGGTCATTCTCGTCCGTAGCACGATCCTTCATGTAACAACCCCAACACTGGTGAGTAATAGGTTCGTAAGCATACCTATCTTCTTCCCACTCCCAGCCCGCAGTGCCACACATTTGACACTTCTCGCCAGACTCCAACAAATATGCTGCAAGTTTAGCTCGGTCATCCTCATCCCAACTAAACAAAGTTGAGTGAGGAAGCCCATGGTCTGAGCACCATGCGACCTCCATATAGAAAGTCGGGTCGTACCTCAGCCGACTTCGTTGAAAGGGACATCAAGGCCTTTAGAATTAACCTCAACACACCCAATAAACAACTCAGTCAACTCACCGCGAGACCACTCATTAGAAGTCCAAATCTGTGTAGCCTGCTCCTCAGACAATGCCGGAGTTACAGAACAAGCAGAAATAAGAGCAGGCGCAAACGTATCAATATTGTACGAAGTGCCTTCCTTCTTCTGCTCATTAGTTGGGGGATGAGCAGCCAACAGATCATCATAAGCCTTCGAACCAATCGCCTTAATAGTGACAACAAAGTCAGTAGTAGACGACTTGCCCGTAGGAACATTGATAATAATTTCTTTAGTGCGAGCAGGCTTCTTCAATAAATCTTCAAGAGTAGCAATCTTACGTGCCATGATATATTTCCTTCGTTTGGTCTGTTTAAGCTTACGCTTATTACGAGGTGTAGATGCGGACATGTATTAAGTATAGGCGGGGAGAAAAGAGAGGGAAAACTCCCCGCCTATACAAAATTAGTTTAACCGTGAACGGCCGCTACAGAAACAACGTTGCTGTAAGTACCAACACCGTTAGCGTTACGCGCTGCTACACGGAAGTACAAGGTCTTTGAAGTACCCTGTGAAGTCGTGAATGCAACACCACCACTAGTTACCGGAGTAGTTGGCGTAGTGTTTAGAACCTGTGAAACCGAAGTTACGTGCAATGAATTAGTTGAAGACGCAATAGAAGTCGCAGTCAACTGAGTAATGTCAGTGAACGTACCAGTCGCTGAAGTTGAAACCTGGATAACATAAGGCGTAGCAGCCTCTGAACCACCGGCAGATAGCGTACCAGTGTAAGCCGGAGTATCCCAGTCAAGACCAATAGATGGCACAGAAGCAGATGCAGTCTGAGTCAAGCGAGTAGCCACAAGGTTAACAACAGCAGATGGAACAGCACTAGCACTAGCAATAACGTTTGCACCTTCAGCTGGTTCCTGTGGAACAGCACCAGTGACTGTGAAAGTCTGAACAGTGTTAGATGTAACAGGACCCGCAGTACGAGCAGTTACAACTACAGGCCAAATTTCAACAACGTTACCTGATGCAGGTGACTGGTTAGTACCCTGAGTAATACTGCCTGGATCATTGAAACGCGAGATTACAAAGTAACCTTTTTGACCGCGTGGAAGTTTAGTCCAAGCAAAGTCAACAGCGTTAGCGCCAGTACCGTTAAGGTCAGTGTATGAAGCATCATCGCGGTAAAAATCTGCAGTAAACGAAGCATTAACTGTACCTGGAACGTTACCTTCGAACAAAGTGTCCAAAGAAGGCGTAGGAACAGTGTTACCTGTTGACTGTGCGGTTACAGAAATTACGAAAGGTGTAATGTCGTAAGCCAAAGCTAATTCAGCAGCGGTGATGTTTGGTTGTGCCTGTGACGAGTTCCAAGTGTTGCTGTAACCCGAAATAGCCGAACCAAATGATGTGACTGGAATAAATCCAATCCACGTATTATTATTCGGAATAATTCTTGCCATGGTGGTAGGCCTCCTAAGCCAATCGTACGATTAAATACCGGTATATCCGATACTACTACAACTTTACGAAAAACTGTTCCTCGAACAAACAAATCCTACAGAGTCAAAACATTGCCAATAAGGTGGGTTAACTGTATCAACACGAGTAACAGAACCAAGATTTTGCCACTGAATAGCAGTAATCTTAAAAACCTCTACACTGCCAAACGTAGAATGCAAAAGATTATTAGGCCCACCATCAACAGCAATACGAGTTTTATTGGCAATCCAATCAACCTGCTTGCGCGAACCACCAAAATGGCGCAAATTAAAGTTAACAGTCCAATCCAAATTACCGTCAAGATCGTTAATCATCACATTAGAGCCAGTAGAAACCAACACGGTATACGGCGCAAAAACACTCTGGTTAGGCTGCCCTTTAAGCCAACCACCATCAGTAGGCGCAACACCATCACCAATCAACTCGCCAGTAGATGTTAAAGCAGCAATAATTGAGTCAGTTAAAGCACCATGGTCAATCATCGTAAAGCCCCCTTAGCGACCTGAGAGCCCCTATTAGCCAATTCCTTAGCAATACTATTAGCATGCTCAGAAATGGCCTTAGAATCGACTCTAGCGCCCGCATTAGGCTTAAATGTCACAGCAGTACCAGTAGACGTATTGTGAACAACAGCAGACACATTAGCCATAGGCTTAGCTTTAACAATCTCCTGTGCACTATTATGCAAAGATTGTGGAATTTTTTGTGCTTCCAATTGCATCTTTTTTAACTGATCAGTAACATTCTTAAACGTCATACATACCACTCCGACGGAATATTAGTATCAGGAGTCCAACCTTCCCAACGCTGAACGCCAGTAACACTCAACTGACGAACAGCCTCAAACTGACCAGCAGCCTGAACATCCATAATACGAAAAGCCCTACCAACCATCAAAACATCAGGATGAGAAGTAACCACAACAACATCATTAACCTGAGGAGTAGTAGGCTGACCAGACTCATCAAGTAAAGGAATAGACACAGCGCCACTAGAAAAATATTGAGGTTCTTCACCCAACTGATACTGAACAGGCCCAGCGACAGTAGTAACTCTAGCTTTACCGGAATAAACAGTAGACAAAACAGTAGCTGTAGCATCACCAGTCGAAGTATTTAAAGATGGTTGACCTGGGCGGTCAATACGCACAGTAGCAATCATATTCATCTCGGCATAACGCTGAGAATACCTGCGTACAAGACTTGTATTAATCTTGTACATAACTAGCCGCCAATTCGAGTTTTTGTATACCTTTTACCAGACTTATATTCATTTTCAACAAATTTAGCGCCAGTACTATCAAGTTTAAAGTTTTTAGCATCATGAAGGCCAATTAAATTTTGTTTTTTCTTTAATTCAGGCAAAGAAGTCAAAAAATATTTATTACGTCGCAAAATAAGACTTTTACCTTTTGGGTGAATTTCAGTTTTAGTAGGCGCTAACGTCTTTTTTTCATTACCTTCATGTACATCAACCCAAACAGCCTGACCTCTAACTTTAGGATCACGCCAACCTTTTTCAATCTCTCGCTGAGCTTTACTAATCAAATAATCTTTTTCCATAATTAACCCCAAACAATCGGTTCGTTTTGAACATCAGACTTCCACCAGTCAGTCGAACGACCAGGATGGAAATCTCCATAATTTTGGCGACCAGCCAAATAATTATCATTAAAGCCAATACCAAACACAAGAGGCTTAATCTCAGGATCCCAATCAATGCTAAGAATATTATTAGCAGTAGCAGGGTCAAACCAACCATACAACGCCTTGTACTGGTCACGCAAAGACGAAGCAAGATTGTTATAACGCTCCTGCAACTCGCTTAACTGAACAGAAACACCATCAGCAGAAACACTTACCTCACGAGCAAAACGACCAGAAATGACCTCGGCAGCCACAGCAGCCACATAAAGAGGCGCATTGTAATCTAACTCCCACTGATCTAAAAGAAACTGTACTTCCTCATCCGTTAACAACGGAAAAGAAGAATCAGTATCACCCACATAAAAGCGAACACTGTCCTTATCTGAAGAACCCGGATTACCGCTATACGTCCATGACATAGGACAATCCTAACCTAAATTGCTAAAAAATTATTTTGACCTACGAAGTTTATCGCCAGTTTTAAGACGAGTTTCGCGTAAAGAATCCCCAGCCTTGTATTTAGCCTCACGCATAGAATCGCCAGCCTTATACTTAGCTTCACGCATAGCATCTTTAGCGCCATAGTAAGCACTACGAACACCTTCAGAACTCATACTTTTTTCAACAATGTCTCCACGCTTTTTAGCATTTATATGAGCACGACGGGCGCCAAAACCAGTACCAGCTAAGGCAGCGCCACCAACAGCCAGCTTTGCTTTAGGACTTAAACTAGGTCCAATATGTTCAAGACCACCTGCCTTGCGCGAAGCATGGGCAAGAACACCCGCTGCGCCAGCCGTACCTGCAAGACCTCCGTACACTGCTTGCGAGCCATAAGTACGACCAGCAACAGCGGCCTTACGTCCCTTACGCGCCTGAGAAGCATTGTAACCAGGACCAGCAACAGTACTTGCAATAGGTATTGCACCCATAGCAGTTGCAGTATTAGCATCCTTTTCTACGCCCTCTAATTCAACCAGAGCATAAACGTTACCATATTCGTCAACAACTAAGTCATCTTCGTAAACATCGTCAAGCACAGCATCAGCAATATCATTAAAACCGCGCTGAGCCTTGCGTACTAAATAATCTTGCTCATTACTCATAATAAATTCCTAACTTAGTTTTACCAGGCGGGCTTGTTTGCTTCGCCGCCACGGATTTGAACTGGACGTCGAGATCTTAAAAGAGCTTCTCGCTTTTCAGAAAGAGACGCTTGGCTTTCCCTAACCGTGGTGCCAGGATTAATAGTAGAGCGCTGTAAGCCAATTTTGCCACGATTTGCTACGTTTTTTTCGCCAGACAAAAGACGGTAATGGTCTTTTGTGTTTCTTCCAGAATCAATAATCGTATTAAGGTGACTACGCTCTCCGCCAGCGCTAAGCCCTGCTGATGCACGCTTGCCAGCATTATTAGCACCCATTCTGAACTGCATGGGACCATTTTGCCTGAATGCATTAGCGCCCTTGCCTTCACGAATAGCTTGGCGAGCCACAGATGGCAAACCTTTTTCAACATCATCATCTTTACGAATATGCAAAGCAGTCTGCTTATCATTATCGTCACGACTCTTCTGCTTAATGCAAGTAGCACAAGAACCATTATCGCAATAACGTTGACCAGCAGAAATACTACCTACGTGCGTAGGAGCCAAATCAAAAGACTTAGCAAACTCTTCCAAATCACGGTAAGCCTTAGCAACCATAAACGATTTTTCCATTTTAATAACCACGCTTTACTCTAGAAATTTTATCTTCAACTTTAGACCCAGCACACATTATGACTCCTGAATCCAACGAGCCGCAATCCACGACTCAAGACGCAACCAACTATTAGCCTCAGGCACAACATCACCCGGAGCATAAGTATTAGCGCCAACAACCATAGTCTTGACAGCCTTATACACAATAGCCTTAGTAGTATCAGCTACGATTGCATTACGAGTAGCAACCCGCTGAACCTCTTTATTAGCCACTGAAACATCCTGCTGAGATATAGAACTAGCACGAGAAGTAGTAGAAGTGGCTTTCTTAATCGACGTCTGCACTTTGCCATTAGCAGCTTTAGCCACAGTCATAATTCCTACTTAGGTGTAGTAGTAAAAATATTTGAATAAGTGCCAGTAACACTATTAATAACTGCAGCAACCTGAAAATCGTAACTAACACCAGAAGTCAAACCAGTAACAGTTGCAGTAACTGCAGTAGAAGTACCATCAGAAAAAGTAGTAAACGATCCTGCAGCAGTAGAACCAACAGCAGACGTACGATACTGAACAACATAATCTGTTAGCAATGCAGGAGCATTAACAGGAGCATACCAATTCAAAACCACAGCGCCAGCAGCCTGACCAGTAACAGTACCAGTCAAAGCATAAGGAATATTATCCTTAGCATAATCGCGAAGAACTTGAGGATTCAAATATGTAGGATGTGGAGTGTACTTTACAGAATTATTAGACGAAGTATCAGTCATAACAGTAGAGTTTAAAATACCATTACTAAAAGTACCATCTGCAGATTGCTGGCGAGCAGTACTAAGGCGAGCGGCGGATGGCCCAGGAACAGGAACCACCCACCGCTTCGCAATAATAGACTGCAACGTCTTCATACTAAGCACTTCAGCATCAGTAAGAACATATCCCTTAGCACGAGCCACACCATTAATGGTAAGAGCCTTAGCTAAGCGAAGAACAGTTGCAGGACGGTACATGATTATGCAACCACGCTTGTGAAGAATGCACCAAGGTCAGTAGCAACAGTCTTCATATCGTAAGTCATTTCTGCTTCGATACGATCTGATGCAATGTGTTCCATACGGAAACGCTTGATCTTGATACCTTCAGAATTACCACCAAGGTAGCCATTCCAAGTGAAGGTGTAACCAGCTGATGGAGTCATCAAGCTAGGTGCTGAAGGCGCGTAGCACAACAGAGCAGACTTAGAATCATTGATGAAGCTGTATGAAGCAGCAGCATCCTGAGTCTTAGCATCTGGAATCTGTGGACCAGTTGACTGTGAAGCGTACGATGTGTACAGTTCGTTAACGCCAAACATTGTAGCAATCAAGTCTTCAGTCACGATACCGCGCTGAGTGTACTTGATACGGTCAATGATATCTGGATGCTGCTTTAGGGCAGTCATAACATCGGCACCAAGAACCATGATGTTTGGAGCAAAACCGGTGTTCTTGCGGAAAGAAATAACCGCACGAGCAACGTCGCCAATTGGGTCTGAGCCAGCATCTGACCACTTAGCGGCAGGAGCAGTGAAACCATTAGCGTTAGCAGAAGCACCAACAGTAAGGTCATTGTCCCAAATACCAGTGGTGAAGTACTTAGCAGCCCAGTCAACGTCACGCTTCAACAAAAGTTGGTTTGTGATGAATTCGGTGCTGTCACGGTCTAGTACGAAGTTGCTATCAGCATTGGCGCGTAACTGATCGTCAATGTCCTTGTGCACGGCGTAGACGTGAGCAAAGTACTGGTCGGTGGTTGTGTTCCAACCAACGCCTGGAGACTCTGTAGAAGGCGCACGGCGAGCAACGTCAGTACGACGCCAATCGCTCTTGCTGTACTTCCAATAAAGGTCTGATTGCTTTTTGACCGGTACTTTAGGAAATACCTTGTCAGCAATGTATGCATCTGCAGACTGCATGTAGGCAATCGACACATTGGTCAACGGCACATTTACATGCAGATCGGACTGGGATGGACTTGGCATGAGTTAGTCTCCTATTTCTATCGTGCGGCCAGAAGCACGGGGATAAGTTCGCCAACAGTTGAAGAAGCAGCAAGAGCTACACCGCCAACCACACCACTAGAGTATGTTGTTGCACGACCGAGTGAATCTGCAGTTACTTTTGTACCTGCAGTGATTGAAGCATCGCCTGAAACAACAAACGAGACACCGATGAAGCCAACCTGAGCAGCAGCGCCAGTAACCTGTGGCTTGTTCTGAAGAACACCAATGCTGTAATCAGATGAAGCAGTACAAAGACCAGCAGTCTTAGAACCAGTAATCTTAACAAAGCGGTACTGGAAGCCAGCAGTGCTGATGTTACGAGTTACAGTGATACCTGCACCAGACTGCGTAACACCAGGGGCAGCGTTAGCAACAGTAAAAGTAGTTGCCGAAGCAATACCTGTAATAGTGAAAGTGCCATTATTTGCTGCAGCAGTAGCACCAGTAACAACAATCGTGTCACCAAAAGAAAAACCATGAGGTGTCGGAGTGGTGAAAGTGTTCACTGACGATGCGTAAGAAATAGTAGCAGTCAAAGACTTGCTAGATGGGAATCCACCAAGACCAACGTTAGATACACCGGTGTAACCAGCAATCGAAGCATCAGCCGCGAGGGAAATGGATTTAAGGGACTCTTCGTAAGCCATGACTTATCGTCCTTCTGCTAAGTAAGCGTCATATGCGCTTGGGTTTGATTCAAACATTGCAGTAAACGCCTGCTCGTAAGACACATCAGCCTTACCAACAAATTCACTAGCAAGACCATTAACTGTGTCAAGAACAGAAACATTGTCTGTATCTCCAACATAGCCGATTTCGTTGTACAACGCATCACCGATAGCGGAGAAAAGTTCATCAACAAGTTCTAGCTCTTCATCAGTCAAAGCCTCAGCAATTGACTTCAAAATAGGGCCGAATACTTCTGGTGCAACAGGAAGATTGTATTCCGCTGCTTTAGAGATGAAAGCATCTTCGATACGGGCATCTTCGATTGCAGCAGCATATTCGTATGCTTCAGCAGCTTGAGCCTTTGCGATTTCAACTTCATCCATTGCTTTAGCAATGATTTCTTCGCGATCACGCTCGGTGACCGCCTTACTTAGTTCTTCAAGAACCGAGTCACCTAGACTCATATGATCACTCATTTCTGCCTTTGATAAGGCGTATCCAGCAGCGCCACCGCCGGTAGCAGCTAAGGCAAGACTTTTGCCCGGATTTTCTTTCATCCAACCAGTCGTCCTTTTCGTGCCACGAGCAAGAGACTGACCAGCTTCAGAAGTCATAGCACCACGGTAACTAGTGCCAGCTTTTTCCGCACCGTTTACAAGGTGTGGAAGTACCTTTTGTCCAGCCTTAGATGCAGCAAATTTTTCTGCAAATCCGGTGAACATACCTTTTTCAACATCGTCATCAGAGTCAACTTCATCCTCGACGTAAACATACTCGTTGCCTTCAGCATCAAAAACAACATCACCATGCTCAAGAATTTCGGCAGGTACTTCTTCGCCAGTTTCATCAAACAAAGCAGGAGTTTCATCAACGCTGTCATCGTTTTTAGCAAACGCAATAAGACCATGCTGATTAGCAGGGCGGTCAACGACAGAGACTTCATCTATCTCAATGTCAAAAAGACGCTTCACATTTTGATTCATAGTATTCCAATCTTCTTACAGTTTTTGACTGCTCGCATTAGACTTAAGCATTTTTATGTCCAAGGCTGATTACGAGCACTAACCCCACGCTTGTACGAACCAGCACTAATAGCACCAGCAGCCAATGTGGCAGCAGTAAGGCCTAACCCGCGCTTAGTCAGACCAGGCTTAAGTTTGACACCCAAACCATGTTCTGCACGACTAGCAGAATCCAAACCACTAACTTTATAATTACGTGCAGCTTCACGGCCCAACACAATACCAGAACCCGCAGCGGCGCCCGAATAAAGACCTAGACGACGTTGACGGTCAGCCTCAGGATCAAAACGACGATAAGCTTTTTTAACTGGAGTTTTTAATTTATGTGCTTTATTAGCCTCATTAGCAGCAATTGCCAAAAAACCACTGCCAGCTGCAACACCTAAATTACGCCCACGAGCAATTTTTTTTGCATAATAATCTGAGCCCAAAGACGATGCAGTTTTGCTAGCAGAAGTTTTATTAGCAGCGTTATATAAAAGAGCAGATCCACCTACACCTGCTATAGCAGCATTAGTTTTATGTTCTCTTCTTTCAGCAGCTTTGGATTTTTCAACTGGAGTTCCCGCAGCTTCTAACTTCTTTTTATTTTTACGATTTTGAATCATAACTAAAGAATTAGCGCCAACAGCTTTATTAACTTTTTTGTTGTTGTAAACGCGTTCAGCTCCAGCAGCTCCAATTAAAGCAGCGCCACCAAGAGCGTACTTGTTACGCCCTGACTTAAGTTTCTGAGCAATACCCTCCATTTTTTTAGACTTGTCATACTCACGGCTTGCTTGCTCGGCGTGAGATTGTGCCCAACCCATGTGTCTTAAAGTTTCTGGGTCATGAACAAATCCAACAGAGCCAGCAGCAGTGTGGTGTATGCTAGGTTTAATTACACCATTAGCCACCGATTTATTGTATTGTTTTGCTGCATCCCTTAATTTTTTTGATTCTTGATTTTTGTAATCAAGAAATCTTTCGCCATATTTTTCAGCAGACGCAGTAGCACGCTTAGCCTTAGTATTCATTTTTCCAGCTTGATACAAACCTGCACCGCCAACACCAGCGGCAACCGCACCAGTAGCGTCCAAAGCCTTACCACGGTCAGCTTTATTAACCGCTTTTTTACCCTCAGCATAAGAGCCTAAAGCAGACACGGTACCAAGACCTGTTGCCCCAGCAATAGCCCATTTATTTTTACCAGCAAAATGTTTAGCATCTTTACCATGTTGCGCTAAAGACTTTGGCTGAGCCATTAAACCATTTGCACGCATCATTTTTTTATACTCACGACTAGTTTTAGTTAAACCTTTTACGCCATCGCGTTTAGGTTTTTCTGCGCGTGCTTCGCGAAGTCCGTATGCTTCATAAGCATTTTCTAAACCGCGATCACCAAAAGCATGCCCAAAATAACCACCCATAGCAGCGCCATAAACCCCGCCAGATGTAGCCATAGCAGCAGGCAACTTACTGTCCATTTTTTTACCATGACCATTACGGCTTACAGCACCCTCTGCCTTATGAATAGCAGTCTGACCAGATTTCATAGCACTTCCTTTAGGTTTCTTCAACAAATGATGCGCAGCACTCGCACCCACAACCATATTTGTGCCTTGTAAACCAAGACCCGCAATAGCTGCATTCTTAGGACCAATTCTACGCGCGATAGCGCCCATTTCCTCAGGCGCAACATGAAAACCTTTAGCCTTCAAATTGCGATACTTTTTAGCAGACTCAGAAACCGCAGCAGCTTCAGCAGCAGTAGCTCCTACAAGACCTACACCCAACTCTTGAGCATGACCCTTAGGTTGATCAGTAGCCATTAAACCATCGTCCCCTGACCAATAGGCGAATACACATTAGCGCGACCACCTTCATAAAGATTCAAACCGCGAGCAAGACGACGCAACTGGCGCTTAGACATACCAGACTGGTTACCCAAATTATTACCCAAAGCCATCACATTACTAGCCGCAATCATAGACAAAGGTGAAACAGGATTACGGCGAATAGGAGCAGCGCTATTTTGCCATTCCCTAATGTTTTCAGGAAGATAAGGAAACTCTCGAACATTAGAGCCCTTAGAAATATTACCTTCAACAAGTGCTTTGCTAATTGACATAACTAGACTTCTTTGCGCTTACCGCGACCATGAATAGAAAAGCCAGTAACTTCGCCTTTCTTAACCTTCTGCCAAGCATCCTCATCATGAATCTTGTAACCAACCCACCAGCCAATAGGCGTATCGTCAGGAAGACCCATCTTTTCAACCTTTTCAGGAGTCATAACAAAAGACTCAATCATGTCACCTGCATGAAAAGGCTGATCACCATCACGCTTATGCTGATGCCCAGCTTTACGAGAATTCAAAACATACTGATAAGCAGCCTTTTCAATCTCTTCAGGAGTAATCCAATCACCCTGACGATCAACAACCGGAGTGCCATCAACCTCAACAATAGAAGCCCAGCCAAAAACCTGACGCTTATCCTCATCAGCTTTAGCAAACTCACCAGACCAAGTAATGTCAAAATCATCATCAGACTTACTCATAGCATCAGTATTATCGACTTGTTCGCCTTTATGAGAATGCTTAGCCAGTACCTTAACTCGAGGAACCTGAGGATTACGCTCTTGTGGAACCAAACGACCACGCTTATTGCTAGAAGAAGTATTCAACTCTGACGGATCAGGACCCATCTTAGAAATACCCTCAGGGGTATACAAATATTCCCAAATAACCTCAGGGTAAATAGCATCGCCAAATAGTGTTTTACACAAGTCAACAAAGCCTGGGTCAACCTTATGAAGCGACTTAACAATCTCTAACGAATCCATTGATTCTCCAAATTCTTATTACGGTCAATCTTATCTTACACAATGCTTTCTCCACGCTTGCCTTTAAACTTAATTTGATACAACTCAATAGGCGGATTTGTGACCTTATCCCTAGATGCACCGTTAAATTCATCAATTAATTCATCACTATCGCCGTACGCTAGCAAATCCCTAAGATTTTCAACATCATTTTCAGTATATGGAACTATCTCAACATTCTTAGACAAATAATGCTCAAATTGTTCATTATCTAATTTAAGTTTATTTAATTTATTCATAAATACATTTGTGTCATGCATGTCAGAAAAAGAACCAATAATAATTTGATACTTTTCTTCAGGCTCATAACCAGCCAAAATAGCATCAAAACCGCCATCTTCATTAAAACGCGCTTCAGGTTGCCAAACTAAATTAGCATTAGATGGCTCAATTTTTTCCATATAAGTACTAGCAGCATGCTTTGCTTCAGCAGAAGTATTAAAAGAATGTTCACCGCTATTCATACCATTAGGCTCAATTCTAAATGCTTTTATTGTTTCTTCGGGTTCACGATAATCAGCATGTGTAATAATGTTGCCGATTACAGGCGACAACGCTACATCACCTGCTACTCTGTTTTCTTTTTTCAAAAGCATCATGCTTCCATACGTTTGGTCAAAAACTTTTGCAATTGTTCGAGAATCACTAAGACTACCAGAAGGCATTTCTTTTGCTTCACTGCCATTTTTTACGCCATAAGTGTCTGTATCACTAAAATGAGGCCACTGATCATACATTTTAGACCTATGACCGCTAGGAATAATAACACCATAAAGATTAGCAAAATCTAAAGGGTATTCTGTTTCTTGACGATAAACATACTTAAAATTATTTCTAAAACTTTGCTTAAAATTAGTAGCAGCCTGTGCTTTTTCATTACGCAAAACTTCAGCCTTCTGACGTGACTCAACTTTACTACGATTAGACTGCTTAAACTCAAAATTACCCTGTTTAGCCTTTTGGCCAATCTCACGCTGACGAGCCATCTTATTGCGCTTATCCAACTTAGCTTTCAAATCAGAAACATTTTTATCAGCAAACTGACCGTTAACAGACCGAGGATGCTCTTCATTAAAATGCTGTAATTCATCCTCAGACAAGTTTTTACTAATATCTTCTTCCCATAATTCAGGATCATCATTCAATAACTGAATGTCATAAATCAAAAAATCACTAGAATCAACAACAAATTTGTCTTCAAACATATCATCATCAGACGCCGCATATTGTTTATACTTACCCTGATTAATTAAAGACATCAAACTACGAGGTTCTGGTTTACCAGTAACCAACCTAAAATGCGCTTTAGGAACAACAAAACTTTCCACAAAATCATCAGCATGAGGAAAACCAGAAGAATTAGTTAAAACTTCAGCGCGGTTTTTATAAACAGGAGTAGAAGAACACCGCAAAAACACAGTTTTTTCGTCAATAACAGTTCTCAAACCACGCGTTTCAATGTAATCACTAAAACCATTTTTACCCAAAGCCATCAATTCGCCTTGCAAACGATCAGGTGACAAATCAACCACATCACCAGCAACAAACTGATTACCTTGCTTTTGAAAATCTTTAAGCAAATCTTGATTAACAGGGATGTATAAATCGCCTTCAACAAACAAAGTAGCAACTGTTGGATGTTCAGGTTTTGGCTCTATTTTAAAATTAGGTTTTTTAAAAGGAGTTTTTTTAAAGTTAGTACGAAAATTAGTGCCAGTAGTTTCAGTAGCCATAGTTTTAACTTGAGGTTGAACTTTTACATGCTTTTGATTAGACGTTTGTGGTTTAGCAAATTCAAAAGTACCGCGCTTAATCTGTGACCCAACTTCGCGTGCATTCTTAAGTTTTTTAAATTTATTTAATTTGGCGCGTAAATCTAAAACTTCAGCTTTATCAGTAAATTGACCATTAACAGACCGGGGATGTAACTCTTCAAACTCACTAGATTGTTTAGAAATTAATTCAGGAGAAATAGAAGCCTCGCGGCTACCTATAACGGATGCGTAAGTCATAAGCTCACGATCAGCATAATCAGCACGAATATGAGGATTAACCGTAGCGCCTTTCATAACAGTGGCATAACGACCCAAACGCTCAATAGGAACGCCATGAACTTCAGCAGCCCTTTCAATCGCATTAGGCCACGGCATACCATTATTAGTCCAAGTATGTAAAAGACGCTCAGTAGAATCAGTAGCTTTCTCATGAATAGCATCAGCAAGCAACTTTCCATAACGTTCAGAAGCCTCACCCATAACTGGTTTAGTAGCCTCAGATAACGCTTTAGCAATAGGCTCTAAATCAATCCCAGACAAAGCCTTACGCACCGTATAAGTATCAACTAGTGTCTGAGTAACTAAAGGCTGTAAAACGCCCATAGCGAGCCCGTGATAGCCAAGAATAGCCACACCAACGCCATTGATAACATCAGAATCATCAACAGATTTTAGAACAACTGTAGAAGTCTCTGGGCTGGCCCACCAACGATTCACAATCCCCTACTTTCAATTAGAAGCAATAGCCGAGTTTACATCATCAATAGTAAATACTGACAAATCTTCCTCAGATACATCAGGCATGCGACTCAAACGCACATTACGGCTTTCTTCCAACTTAGCATGTAGACGTTCCATAGCGCGACCATTGCCACCCTCAGCAGTAGCAACACGAACAGCATTATTTAGCGCCTTAGCGGTCTTAGGACTATCAACAACATCTTTATGTTTAGCCATACGTTGCTCAAGAATTTGAACTTGTTCTTTATGTGAATAATTAGGGAAATTAACTGTTTTAGAGAAACGCGACTTCATGCCAGGATTAAGACTCATAAACTTATCCATTTCACCCGGATAACCAGCAACAATAACCACGGTATCGTCTTTATGCTCTTCCATCATTTTCATCAACTGAGTAGCAGCTTCTTTACCAAACTGGTCATCCGCAAGAGTGTAAGCCTCATCAACAAACAAAACACCACCACGAGCCTTCTCAAACTCTTGACGCACACGATCAGAAATGTTATTGCCATACTGCCCAACCAACTTACTACGGTCAGTTTCAACAACCTTACTACTAGGCAAAAGACCAGCAGCGTTATACAACTTAGCCAATTTCTTAGCAACCGTAGTTTTACCAGTACCAGGCTCGCCAACAAACACCAAATGCTTAGCATTACGAGAAACAGGCAAACCAGCATCTTCACGCTTTTGGTTAATTAAACCAGTAGCAACAAGACTATCAACTTCGTTAGCGACACTATTCATACCAATCATTGAATGAAGGTCAGCACTAATTTCTTCTACCTTTTGCGGGTCGGCACCAGAGGTAGGCCCGCCTCGCGCCTCACCGCTACCTCTTGGGCTAGCCAATGGTTCTTCGCGACTTGCACCCGTCGGGACGAGGACACCGGCTGGCTTTTCGCTAATTCCCCCACTGGGGGTTCCGCTTTTGGGGCCTCAACACCACCTGCCTTAGCGGAAGATGCTTTCAACTCCTCCAACTTATCCATCAAATTAGACGTGTAAATAGCACCCCAAGCAGTCTGGGTAGCCTGAGCACGCTGATCAATGGTTTCAGGTAAGAATTGTTGGAACGTACCAAAATGTGAACTAGCACTAGAGCCCATAGCGGCTTTCCACTCATCTGGAGTAATATCTGCTTTTGATAAAGCCTTAGCGGGCGCATCATCTGGATTAATAGCAGCCTCAGCGCTAAACAATTCACTAATACGAGCATCCTTGGCTTTCTTAAGCACAGCAACACGCTCGCCAACAAGTTCACTCATTTGTGCATTATCTAAACCATCAAGATCTGAAGCAATTTCGGCAACAGCAGGGCTAGCATTAATCATGCTCTTGAGACCTGCTTTATCGTTAACTGCAGCCAACTCAGCCATTTCTTGAGGCTTATTGCCTGTGTAAAATAAACCAGCAGGGCCATGAGATGCAGGGGCATAGGGTGTTTTTAATTCCAAAGCCTCGTTAATTTTATCGGCCACATAATGAACATTTCCCTGCAAATCTTTAAGTGACATTCCAAAACTAATTTCTGCCTCGCCTTGCCAAGCAGAACCATACAGAGCAGAAAGAGCTTCTTTAACTGCTTTTTCATCTGACAAAACAGCACCAACAATAGCAGGGTCTGACTTGTAAGCCTTAGCCAAAGCATCATGCTCGCCATTGTTTGAAGCAGCTAATAAATACTTAGCAGCCAAACGTTTATCGCCAGTAGTTTCAAAAGCGCCTTTTGCTACAGACCACTCAGTAGTACCTGGAACACCTTGAATTCCTGGGTCATGACTACGGAAAATAGATGCTAATTCTTCAACTTCAGACGCCGCTTCTTTATTGGCACTAGCAGTAAATACTTCCAAATCACCCAAGAATTTAGCCTTAGGAACAGACTTAGGCTTAGGTGCCTCTGCAGTACTAGATTCAGTACCACCAGTAGTTGGTTTAGTTTCGCTAGTAGCGCCAGCACCAATCTTTTCTTCAGCAGGCTTTGGGTAACCAACATTAGGTCGAAGGTCACCAGCACCAGCATTAACATAACCCTGGTCTTTAGCAGACAACTTTTGACGAGCACCTGCAGCACCAGACTGACCAAGAGACTGTAAAAAGCCGCGCTGGCCATTCTTATCAGCAGTCAAAGGCTGATACTTAACAGAACGAATAAAATACGGGAACTGTTGCTGCAAAGTCTGCAACGCAGCATCATAACCCTTTGAATTAAGATTTAGACGCGAAACGCGTTGCGCACGCTTTTGCTCAGCCATTTCATCAAACACTTCATTAACACGGCGATTGTAACGCTCATTCTTGTACTTAAAGCCTTCATTATCAACCTGTTTAACAGCATCTTCTTGAATTAACTGTAAATCTTGTTCATTAAGATTCTCACCAGCGTTACGTGCTTGATCAACATAATGATTAAACAAATCCTTACGTTCTGCATCAGTAGCACCCATTGAGTTAGCCAAACCCTTTAAGCGCTCTTTTTCTTTCTGGTCAATGTCTTGAGTGTAAAGATTAGAATTTTGAACTGCATCAAGAATGCTGACATAACGATCAACCATCTGACGAGCCTTATCAGAATTGGCGCGAGCACCACGGAAGTTAGGGTCAAACTCTAAAGAAAACACACCAGAAGATGAAACAACCGTAGCCATACGCGCACCCGTACGAATAGACGCGTAAACATCCTCAGCAGTCAAACCGCCTTGCTGGCGCGTACGAACATACTGACCGCCACGCAAAGACTTAAGATTCTTAAGATCAAACGGCAAATAGTGGTCATCCGCAAAACCAACAGACTGCGAAACAACATCGCCATCAGCATCAATAATAATTCCTTGCGAAGGCAAAACATTACCTGCAGCGCGTGACAAATCAGCTACAAAAGGGTCAGTTGGTAAAGTGTTTAACAAATGACGTGTAGCCACATCAGCACGAACATTAAGCGCTAATTCATCCGGAGTGTATTCACCACCACGAGTGCGCTTTAAGTGATTCATTTCATAAACAGCAGAAGTAGCAACTACATCCTTCTCACCCTGACCAGAAATTTCATTTTCAAGATGATCCATAGCCAACTTATTATTAGGATTAACAGCCACAGCATTAACAGCATTCATAGTAGTGCTATTGAACTGTGTAACTATTTCTAAATCTGGCTCTTTCTCAGTGCCGCGGTAACGATACGCAGCTTGTTTAGCATAAGGACCAAGCGCTTCTTCAGCCTCTGGGCCATTAACGCCAACAAACTGTGCAAAACGACCATACTTTTCCATACCTGGGACTTCTCGAAGAACTCCACCACCAGCATGCAATCGGTCAAAAAACGTAGTCATTTTAGACTTTTTGTTATCGCGCATGTAATTACGGCCCATAGAAGTGCGTAACTGAGAATAGCGTGCAGGGTCGACAGCGCCTAACTCTGCCATAGCAGGACCACCAGCATTACCCATAACATTGTAGGCATCCACGCGCCTATCAATCATAATTTGCTTATCAGGACTATCTAACTTTGCTGATTCAACACTCATAGACTTGTAATCATCATTTAATGACCAAGCAGCATCTTCAGGCAAACCACCTTTAGCATCACTACCTGGGACAATAATGTCGCGCATTTTGTCATTATGTTTATTCTGAACAGTGATATGTAGATTAACATTTTTAGCATCGCCACCAAAACTATTTAAAATATCACTAGCCTGCTGATTAGCTGCATCCCATTGATACTGATGCTGGTCAACAAGTTTCTTAGTATCTACATCAATACCCTCAGAATAAACATTTTTACCACTACCATCGGGCATTACATGAGTTTTAGTAGTAGCACTATGCTTTTTAGGATGCTGTGCGCCAGCATAACCAACATAAGCACCAGCCGCTACCTCAGCCGCATGAGGCGCTTTAGTGCTAAAACGACCACCGCTACCACGAGGATGCAACCGCTCATCAAAAGGACGATCATCAGCCTTAGAAATATCTGAAGCAACAAAACGCTCGATGCCAGCAATCCACTCAGCATTCTTCTGAACTTCAGGGTCAGGGTATTCACCATTAGCCATAGTTTCAACATAAGCACGACCTAACGCACGTTTAGCGACAGCAACACGGTCAGCCATAAACTCAGATAACATTTCCTGAACTTCAGGACGAATCTGCTCAGCCTCATCAGCCAAAAAAGAATAAACAATCTCATCAATGAGAATAGAACCACCTTCAGGGTCTTCCTCTACAGCCTTACGAACCGCATCAAGCAATGACACAACAAAACCCCTTAACCAATCGACCCATTAACAGAAACAACCTTACCACTACGCGTTCTCATCAAATGCCCTTGCCTAATAGCCGGACGACGCATCAAACCTTTAGGAACATTAGGCACCATACCTAAAGATGCTTTATCAACATCCCACAAAGACTTAGCAACAGTAACTTGACGATTCTTGCCCCACTCACCAGCAGCCTCACGCTCATAAGCTTTAGCCTTAATCTTATTAGCCTTAGCATTCCAAGACCTAGCAGCCTTATAATTATCATGCGCTTCTTTAAGTGTAATAGCACCAGCCAACGTACCCAAAGCAGCGCCAGCCTTATTTTTATGACGCAAATCTCTAGCAGAATAGGCAATAACGCCAGTACCTAAGGCGCCTGCAGCGGCGGCATCAAAAGTACGATGCTTGACACCATTGCGTAGATATTTATATCCCTCTTCAGCCTCAGGACTAATACGATTACGATGCTGTGCTAAAAACTTATCATCACGTTTAGCAATACCAGCCTTACGTTGCTTACCTTGCTTAAACTCAAGATTTTGTAACTTAGCATTATTAAAAGAACCAAGTGCGCCAACGCCAATAGCACCAATACCTAAAGTATTAGAAGCTTTAGTTGCTTTAGGCTCATGAGCAATAATACCTGCAACATGTTTATTAGTAGCAAGTTTAGGTGCCTTCTTAGCGGCATAATTAGCAATCTCAGGCGCACGTGTACCAAGAGCAGCCAAACCTAAAGTGCCAGCAACGCGAGAAAAGTTTTTAGCGCGACGCTTAGAACTAAGAATCTTATCCTCATAATCGGGAACATCAGCTTTACTTAAATTCTTTTCACCACGCTTTAACTGATCAGCCATAACAGCATTATGCGCCACAGGTTTAACAACATCATGATGAATATCTAAACGGCGAGTAGGCTCGCCAGTAACAGCATGCTTAGCACCAACAAGTGCCAAAGGAATACCCGTAACCTGCAAACCTCGAGCGCCTAACTTAGAGCCAACAAACTTGGCATGCTCCACACCCAATTCACGCGCTTTAGTAGCATCCCACAAACCCTTTTTGCCAGAAGCACGCAAAGCCTTTTCAGAACGATAATTAATGTTTGCGCCAACACCAGCAACACTGCCACCAACTGCAGCAGCTTCAACACCATGAAGCCTATTTTTGTTTTTCTTATTCACTGCAACTCACTCAACGTCAAAGTAATACGGCGAAAAGTTTCCTCAACATCAGGCTCAGCAGCCATCATAGAAATAGCAATACCCGCACGCGCAAGCATCTCCAAAGCCTCATCAAACTTAATGCCATTTTCTTCCATAACATCAGTAACAAACATATTAACCAATTTGGCAGCATCAGCATTGTTTTCCTGAGCAATGTGAGCACAAGCACCAGCAACAGTTATTTGCGCCCTACGTTCAAGTGTTAAATTCATTACTGCCCCTGTTGAGGATTTTGTTGACTATCTTGTTGCGCAGCATTTTGTTGACTATCTTGTTGCGCAGGTTGACCCGGCTGACCAGGTTGCTGCATCTGACCCATAAGAGTTTGAGCCAACTGTTGCTTAGCCTGAACATACGCAATATTAGCCTGAGCATACTGAGTAGCTTCCGTACGCATCTGCATCTGACGACGACGCTCTTCATCTTCATCATTAAGTTTAGGCAAACGCGCAGCATCGCGAATAAAGTTTTCCATAGTTGGATCTGGGAACCAAGTAACACCAGTACTAGACATAGCAGACATAAACTGAGCCAACTGTGAAATATCTGGACTATCAACATCACCAGGAACAATCTTAGGCAACTCTGAAGGCTTCATACCATTAACAGAAAACAAACGAGGGATTGCATACCGATTGAGCGTATCCGCAATAGAACCCGCAATAGAGTTCAAAGATGTACGGAAGATACCTGTCTTATCGGTATGCAAACTGTAAGAACCGCTACCCTCATGGCCGACCATAATAAAGTCAGCAAGCACAGACATAAGAATACGCTGCTCATAACGCTGAATAATCGCATCAGTATTAAAAGCACGAGCACCACCGCCACCCATGAGTTCAAAAGAATACAAAGGTTGCTTAGTATCTTGATCGTAAGCCATAGGAAAGACAATGCCTTCTTGCTCATCGCGACGCACACTCTTAACCATGCGCTTAAACGCTTCAACAGTTTGGGCTTGCTGTGAACCTGGCTTAGCACGCAAAAACTCTGCCGGAACCTTAACAACAGGTAAACCAGCAAGGTCACGCTCAATACCAACAGCCTCATACTCTTCAAGGCGCTTCTTCATGTACCAAGGACGATAAGCCTGACGAAGCATCGACATACCCTCAGGATTACCTTTTTGATGACGATAACGAAACAACAAAGAACGCTCAATAGGTAAAACTTTAGTTTCATAACGAGGCGGAGCCAACTGAATCATTGCAGACACATCGCCCGTATCATCAAACGCCCAACGCAACAAAGTTTCCTGCGCACGAATAGGCATCTTACGCCAACCAATAAGACCATCAGTGTACTTAGAACGCTTAGAAGAATCTTTTTCCCAAGGACCAATACGACGCTTATAAACAATCTCATGCCAAGACCAGCCATAAATGACACAAGACAAAACTTCAGAAATAAAGTCATCCCAAGTATGAGACATGTCATCCATACAAGTTTCTACAAGTTTGGCATTATCTGTATCTTCTTTAGACTTACTAGCAGGCTCAACACGCCACTCAACATTACGAATAAGACGATCAATAGTGAACCACAAAGAACCCACTAAAGGGTCATTCTCAGCCATTTCCTTAAAGACTTGAACAGCCTTACGCCCACGCAACTGCGGAAGAAACTGCTCATCAATGTAACCACCGGCACGCTTTAAACCTGTAGTACCAAGCTCCATAAAAGGAGAAGCATTTTTTAATTCCTCTATTGCCTGAATATCAGCAGGTGTCGCATTTAACCCATCAGTCTGTCTAGCCGCCAAACGTACATCATCTGACATTACGTCCCCTTAATTGTGCGCGTGTAGGTCGCTTGTAGCCAACTGTACCACGAGCATGCTCAGTATTAGCAAGTGCGCCCGCCGCGCCCAACAAACCAGCACCAATAGCCACCTTGCCACCACGACTCGCTAACTTACTATAACGATTCATACGAACATAATTTTCTGTATGCTTACGAGCCTCGTCGCGCGAAGCCTGCGCAGCTTTATCGTGCATACCAGCCCTTTGCGAATATCTAGCGCTATCACGAGAAACACCCGTCATGATGTTTTTAATATCACCATTAGAAGCACCAGCAGGAATGTTAATGCGCTTACCCTGACCATCAGTAATCCACATAGCCTGACCTTTAGTACGGCCACGCAATTTAGTTAATTTAGCCTGCTCATTGGCCTGAAGTTGACGCTGAAGATTAGCATCACCGCGACTAATACGAGCACCGGCAAAAGATTGATTAGCCTTACCTTTAGAAGCGCCAGCATTATTGCTCAAAACACTAGAAGCGCGAGTAGCACCAAGACCAGTGCCAGCCACACCTAAACCAGCCGCAGCACCCCAATGATGCTGATCCTTAACAGGCTTACGATTAGGCGCACGACCAACTTCAGCATTACTGCCATAACGAGACTGAGAAATAGTCATTACTGTGGAACCTCACGCTTTTTACCAGCATTAACCAAAGCACCAGCAGCCAACAAAGAACCGCCAGCAACCATACCCATGCCACCATTACGCATCATCTTCATACGAGGCTTAACAGCATGTGCCAAAGCATGCGCTTCAGCGGTCTTAGCTTCTTGAGCAATAAGACGCTGGTCTTGACGAGATTCATGATACACAGCTCGGTCAACATTTTTATTAGCCATAGCCTTAGTCCAAGGCATACGCGCCTTAGCAGCTTTAGCTTGGGCAGCCTGAGTATTAGCTACTTTATCAGCATGCAAAGTACGTTGTTGCATCAAATTATTGTTAGCAAAATTAGCATTACGTGCTGCAGTATAAGGAAGATTACCTGCACGCCCAAGAGTACGCGCACCCAAAGCAACCGTACCCGCGCCAGCAAGACCCATAGCAGTGTTGCCAGAAATTTTTGCAGGCTGCTTTAAATTACCTGCAGCATCGTACTCATCAGCCTTAGTCAACTCATGAATTTGGCTTTTAGCGCCATTAATCCAATTCTTACGCTTCTCAGGATCAGTAATAGCCACGCCACCAGTAATACCCGCAGCAGAAGCAGCCAAAGCATGTGGAACATAACTCTTAGTTTTAACACCTTCATCAAAATGCGCTAAGCCAGGAGCACCTTTAGGTGCCGCCGCAGCAGGTGCTACAGCAGGTGCTACAGAAGGCGCTCTTGTTCCTGCGCCAGCAGCAGGTCCACGAGTAATTTTAATCGGGCGAGTAATTTTAATTGGGCGAGGCGCAGAGACACTAGCAGTAGGAACGTCCTGTTTCAAACGAACAAGTTCTCTACCTTTTTTAGCAGGCTTAGGCGCAGGTGGGCGAGTATCAACAAGTTCACCTGGCTTAGGACGTAAAACAAGTTCCTTACCACGCTTATTAGCTGCTGCCCTCGTGCGCTCAGCATGCTCACGAATACTGCGACGCATCTCAGCACTAAAATCACCAGAACCATGACCAACAGGAGTTGCGTGATGCGCAGCGTTAGCAGCACCTTCAAAGATTTTTCCAGCGCCCAGAGATGCTTTACGTACTTCAGAAAGTTTCTTTTTAGCTTTCATAGTGCCATAAGTAGCGCCCGCAGCAGTAGGTACACCAATAATCAAACCGCCTTTAACGCCTTGTTTAAAAGCATTGCGGCTAATTGCATGTGTTTCTTTAATTTGCAAACGATGAGCAGCCTCTTTCTCGGCCTGCTCTTTTTTCCAATAATCATCTAGTGATTTTGCTACGTTGCTAGCATTTCCAAAACGGGACTGATTCATAACTACACTATACTCCATCGACTTTTTCAAAGGTTCGCCAAACAAATCAGGACCAGGACTCTTAGGCTTTTTATTTGGAATAAACCTAATACTATCTTTGTGTGCTACACGCTGCCCTTCAGTAGGATGAATAATTCCCCAATGTGTAGGTGAATATTCATAATGCACCATAACTCGTGTCTTACGCGTACCTTGCGTGAGGATAGCCCGTTGAGGAAATACTTTAGATACTTCTTCCCAAGACTTACTAACAGGCTTACTGTTTAGTTTTTTGTTGCCGTAATAGCCAGCACCGCCGACTGCAGTAGTATCGGTAGCAATATTTACAGGTTTTAAGCCAGAAACCATTTTTACGTGCTTAGTTTGACCATAATAATAATCACCATCATAAATACCATGAGTATTATGATTTCTTTTAACATAATTAGCAATTCGGCCATTAATACTATGTGTAGCATTTGATTTTCTGCCATGGTTAACATAAGCAATTAGATTTTTATCATGAAGATCTACTTCTACAAATTTAGTGTTTTCAGGTACTTGCAATCGAACAACAGCTGGCAATCCAGACTTACCTTTTGCATATTTTTTAGCGTGAGATTTGTTTTTTGTCATATAAGCGCCAGGACCCATGTTTCCTTCAGGTATTGGGCGACCAAATCCAGTGGAACTTCTCCCAGCGGATCTTAAGTGACTACTAGGCTCATAATTTTTTTTTCTAGGGTCAACTGTTTTAAAACCTTGAGTTTTAATCTTTGTAGCAGATTTTAAGTTAGTACCATGATAAAACTCATTATCAGCAAGAGGACGAGCATATCTATTTTTAACTGCACTTGCAATTTTTCCTTTATTAAAAAGCGCCTTACTAACAGCCATGTTATCCACAAGATTAGGATAAGGACGACCAGCAGGTTTTTTACTCATAATTCCTCCAAGTACAGGTTTAGCCTACACTACGCGTTTTTTTAACGACCGTGATCCACATCAAGATGCTGGTCTAGTTTGTTTTCTATTCTTTTCATTGTCTTAATGACATCTGGTAAAGAATCACCACCATTAGCATGAGGTTGAATAGGGTAAGTCATTTGGTCAATGTAAGCCTTAATTGGTTTAACAATGCCCCACTTCACTAACACACCACCCAAAGAAAGAATAGCTAATAAAGCCCCGCAGATTTGGCCTACGTGTATAAGCGACTGATCCATAACACTTATGGCTTCTTTGGTTCAACAGCAGATTGACGTTCGCCAACAATACCATCAATAACAGCCAAAAAGTCTTTAAGACTAGGAGATTTACCTCTACCAAAACGAGGGTCTTGAGGATTAAGCGCATCAACAATAACTGGGATAAGCGCAGTAATTGCCAAAGCAACACCTGCAGGCAAGTTATATGAATCAATAGAATCAAACACAATAACTAACAAACCACCAAGGGCAATTTTTAATACAGCAGCAGTAGGGCTAGTACCAAGCCATTTAAGAAATTTGTTCATAAGAACCTCGCAAAGAAAGACAGCAGATACTACAAGACTAAACCCATAACAACACGTTTGCAATTAGAAAAGATTAAAAACTCCAACACCGCTATCATCTTTAACAGTAACAGCACCCACTTGCGTAACATAACGACCATCATCCTCATACACAGGAGTAATGTCTTTAAACTTTTCAGGAGCATACTCTGTCTTCTTAACGCCCTCACCAGCTGCCGGCGGAGCCATACGCTCTGCAGCATGATGAGCCAAAGCAAAAGCACACACATCATCAGACAGATGAGAGTTCCAACCGCCACCACCAAAGACTTCCTCAACCGTAGTTGACTTATGCTGTAGGTACGCAGGAGTATTACGAGGCAACTTATAGCGACCTTGCTCAACAGCCGTAATGTAATTAGTCAACATCTCTGTACGTTTATTAGAAGACATAGTAAATTTAATAACTCGCTCATCAACCATGTCATGAACAACATTGCCAATACCTGTAGCATCATGCGCCGCCATAGCTTGATACTCGGTAGTTACTCGATTAAACACGCCAATCATTGTTGGCCAATCAGTACGATTAAACCTACGATAATAAACAAGCCGTCTAATACTTTCATCAAGCCTAAACACAGCAATAACAGTCTTATCCTGCTCTTTAGCCCAATCGGCACCAGCAGAATAAGTAGCAGTAGGTACAGGTCGTTCGAATACCCACTCATCATCATTAGCCGAATGACGCTCATCAACAATCTCTAAATCAACAAAAGCCTTATTAAGTTTCTCTAAATCAAACGCACGTGAACCACCAGCAGGCTCACCAAGCTCATACTCAACACGAAACATCTCAGCCGGAACAGACATACGCTTACGCTCAATAAAATCAGGATCCATCCACCCATGAGGCTTTAACTGCTCACGATAACACCATGTACGAACAGGCATACCTTTAGCCAAAGCCTCATCCATAACAGACTGAAAAGTACCAACAGGATTTTGCCATGTAGACGAAGCAACAACCATTTCAGCAACTTCAACACCTCTAGCATTGGGTTTAGTCATAGCCTGACCCATAGCAGCATCATAAATCTTGCGTTCCATTTCATCAATCTCATCAAGTAATGTCATTTGAGGGTGAGGTCCACGAACAGTCTTTTGTGATGCAGGTAGTGGTCTAATCCAATTACCGCCAGTAAAAGTAATCTGTGTTTTAATCATAGATTCAATTGCATGAACAGGTGCATGCTTGTGTTGTGTCAAAAACTCAACATGCTCGTGAATGTTTTGTGACTGAGCCATAGACCCACCCAATAGTGTCACATTTATTTCAAGAAGAGCAGCTTTAGTAAGGGCCAAAAGAGCAAGCATATAGCTTTTGCCAGTACCACGCGAACCATACCAAAGAACCCAGTTAAACTCGTTACCAAAATAAGCCTCCGCAAATGCATCAAAAGGAGCCGTGTGATCTGGACATACCTGTACTCTAGGTAATTCAACACCCCATAGAGTCTTGACAGTCCACCATAGTTCTTCTTTATTAGTTGGTGGCCTGACAAGGCTAAAGATAGGTGCTTCGGTCATTTTTTGCTGTTACGTCTTTTCTTGTTATCTTGATAATCATCCCATATCATAAACATCATCATGAGCGTTAACAAAAACATTGACCCACCTAAAAAGGCCAATAACATTCCGGTAATGATATCTGATGTACTCATGCAATATCTTTTTTCTTAAATATTCTTCTACCACGGTCAACAGAGTCTTGATAGTTTTCTTTATGTGTTCCTGGTAATAAATGATTTAAGTCAACGCATAATGGGGTGTCACATGTGTGTCTAATAATTGTTTCTCGTGGTAAACGCTCATTATTGTTTTTTACATATTCATAAATGAATCTATGTGCACGGTGAGATACTTTTTCAAACTTAAAAGCACCATAGCCTTTGCCTTTTATTCCACCTTGCCAAATTAAACAACCAGTTTCTAAATCTTTTTTAGTAAATGAATAGAATCTAGTTAATACAGGGTCTTCATATTCCATTTTTTTCTCACTTTCTTTTGTGTGGAGCAGCAGAGAATTGAACTCTGGTCCTAGACACTACCAACGTGTGGTCTTAATGTCTAGTCGAAACCTTCCTGCCCCTGCCTAGTTTAAACAGGCATTTTGTCTAATTGCAAATCAACGTCATTGTATTGAGATGCCCAGCCAAGAACTTTTTTACCCCAATGCTTGGTAAACCATTCCAATGGCACTTCACCAATGTAATCAGCTGTTGGAGCATCTGTAGATATAACAATGCCTTTTTTGTCTGACTGGAGGCATACGTGACCATATTGGCCACCATCCATAAAGATTGGCGAACCCACTGGAATCTTAGACAGATCAGTGTGTTGATGTTTCTTTGGCACATGATTCCAAGCATCAATAGCTGAAGCATATTTAACTGGTAATCCCCAAGCGTCTTGACATGTTTTATGGCAATGGCCTAGAAAACCTTTTTTGTGTTGCAGCATCCATTGATGCATATGTGCATATGCTTGAAAACCGGTAATTCGTGATAAAGCCATAGCTTCTCCTTGATAGTAGTTATGTGATAAGTGTATCAAAAGAAAAAACCCCTGCGTTTGCAAGGGTTAATTCTCACCTAGTTTTTACAGTGTTAATCACTATATGTATAGGCTTCCGTACCGTAGTGGCGCTTCGCTTTAACAGCTATGCTCTGGTAAGTTCTCGGATTTTCTGCTTTTGCTTCTTTCACTTCAACACCTTTAAGGAGTGTTATTGTGAATGTTATTTAATCCGCTTTCTGAACACTACGTACTCAGCCTTTATTGTAGCATATACTTCCTAATCACAACGCTTACTTTTCTTGCTTTTACTGTTTATAACAAAATCGTTATAAAGCATTACCTGTTAACAGTTCTTAAATGGTATCCCTGTACAGATTTATCTGCTATAATTGCTTATACACGGGGAAGGGGCAGTATGCCCAAAAGATTTAACAGATTAACTTCCCAAGAAGAGCTTTAAGCCTTAGTCTAGGTAATCCTAGGCACAGACTTAAGGCTCTTTTGCTTTTTAACACATAGGAGAAAACATGGGATTACAGAAAAAAGAAAAAGATAGTTATGTTCAGTTAGTTAGCAATAGACAAAAAGAGATAAATTACGGTTCTACAGCAGATCATGCTCCGGAAGCATTATTTATTTCAGCGCTTTTAGATACAGGCGTTTATGTGCCTGGAATGTTTGGTATTAAGACAGAACAAATATCAGGCCATAAACCTATTCACGAGTTTTGTATGAAATACCAACAAGATGCTAACTGTGCACCACCTATTCATTTACTGCTAGAACGCTATGCGCGATTCCCATACACATCAGACATAAACCCTGTGTGGGCTGCAAGCCAACTATCAGATGCACACACCAACCGCGTACTACGCTCAGCAATGTCCAAAGCATCAGCATCACTTGCAGAAGATGCAAACGATGAAGCAATTGACATTCTAAAAACCGGGCTAAACCAAATACAACCAGCAATTGGCATGGGTATTGACGCAACCGATTTAACGCTCCTAGAAAGCAATGAAGACCTGCAGATATGTCCAGTACCATTTGGTATGTTAAACACCCTTACAGGTGGCATAGCGGCTGGAGATTTGTGGTTTGTTGCAGCGCGTCTAGGTATTGGTAAATCATGGAAAATGATTCAACATGCCGTAGCTGCTGCCGAAGGTGGTTGGGATGTCGCATACTTTAGTTTAGAAATGCCTGCCAAATCAGTACAGGACCGTATTCACCGCGTAGCATTCCAAAACTATAAACATCCATGGCAAGACATAGACATAGATACTCGCCGTGACCTTTTGGAAAAATGGTCAAGTGAAGATAAAGGAACAATCAGTATTTATGATCCATCTAAAGGTAGATGCGATGCCTCAGTTATTTCAGCGGTTGCTAATGAAAACACATTAGTAATTGTTGATTATGTTGGTTTGATGCATACAACCACAGGCTCTAGAGCGATTGAAGATTGGCGTGCCATGGCTGCTATTTCTAACCAACTAAAAGAAGTAGCGCTTAACCGTAACATTCCAATTATTGCTGCAGCGCAAATTAACCGTGCAGGTGGTAATTCAGACAAAACACCAGGCGCTGAACATTTAGCACAATCTGATGCGCTTGGACAAGACGCAGACGCACTAATAACACTCAAGCGAATATCTAAACGAGTATTGCTTAATTCATTAACTAAGTATCGCCATGGTGAGTCGGGCGCTCGATGGTTTACAGAGTTTGACCCAACGTTTGGGCGCTTTAATGACATTAGTGCTGAAAAAGCAACAGAAATGCGAATGGCTGACGATGAAGCTGACGAAATACAAATAAGTTAGGAAAACATGAAAAGAATAACGTTAGACGAGGCTTTAACGACAGGAAGAGGATTAGAGCGGTCGTTTTGTTGCCCTGTACACGATGACGGTAACGCTTCAGCATCAGTTAACGTAGGTAAAGGTGTTTGGTATTGTCACGCATGTAAAGCTAATGGAACAACAGAAGGTTATGTACCAACTGTTGAAGACATTATTCGCGTACTTGCTGGTGATGTACCAGCACGCATTTACTCAGAAGCCTGGCTTGACATATTTGATGCACATAGCCCTAGCCCCTACTGGGTAAAAAGGTTTGGTGTTGAAACAGCAACTAAACATCGATGTGGAACTAGTTATGTTGATGGTTCACCAACTTATCCAATAAGAAATCAAAACAATCAACTTATTGGTGTAGTTACAAGGCATGAAGATGAAAAAGCCAAATACAAATACCCATACGGTGTAAGAACATCAGCAACTTTTTATGGTGAATACAAACCATCACGAGTAATTGTTTTGGTTGAAGGTGCTGCTGACGTTATGGCCTTAGATCAGTCAGGTATACCAGAGCATTGGACAGTTTTAGGTTGCTTTGGTTCGGGGTTACATGCACCACAAGTGCAAATGATTGCAGATTTATCACCAAAGGTAGTTATTACTGCTTTTGATGATGATAATGCTGGTTGGGGTGCGTCACAAAGAGCAAAATACCAGTTAAATGACATTTCACCAGTTTTGTCACACCATTGGACTACAGTGGGTGGCAATGATCCTGGCGAAGTAAAAGTAGGTGAACGAATCACAAGCATTCGTAACCTATTACAAAACAGTACATACAAAAAACACAGTTAAGGAGAGAAATGTTTAACAACATTAAAGAATGGCTGCATTTGCAGCTAAGCCCCGTAAATACCGCATTAAGATACTTTTGGGTATTGGGAGTGACTCATCGTCACGTAATGCAAATCCAAGACCACAGCGCTATGACTTATTGTCCAAAATGCAACGGCGGGATTCTTGATCCATATAATTATGAAATGGCACCATGTCATGAATTAGAATGGCTACACCGTCGTGACGAGGCAGTTAAAATTTTGCCTTATGTTGATAAAAATTAAAATACACTGAAAAGAGGAAAAAATGTCTGAACAAGACACAATAGAAAAAGCAGATGAAGATCTTACAAAAGACCTTTATAGGCTTTTACAGTTAAAAGCAAGGAAAGTAGAAATTGAACATGAGATTGAATTTATTCAAGTTCAACTAGCAGACTTGTTTGAAAAAATAGATTTTGAGGTTGATAACCGTCACTTCAAAGCCAAAGTAATGCGTAGTGAAACTTTTGATGTTGACCTAGCGGTGCTAAAAGCAGAAGCACCAGAATTGTATTCAAAAGTAACTAAGCCAGTTTTGGACAAAACAGCATTTAACCGTATAGTAACTAATGGCGGTTTAGAAGCTGACTTAGCAAATAAGATAATCGCAATTAAGCCACGTAAGCCATGGCTATCAATCAGCGAAATCATTGACACGGAGGAAAGCACCGATGAGTAACGAGTATGACGATGATGACGTCTACACACCCATCCCGATAAGCGATGGCGACAAAATCACAGTAAAAGTTACCCATACCTTTTTGGTAAATGGGCAAACACAATGGGCAACTGCAGAAGCAAATATTGCTGTATTGCCTGAAGAAACATCCGACGAAGCTAGTGAACGAGCGCAAGCAATTGCGCTTGGCACTGCTTTCCAAACTGCCGAAAATTTGGCAACCATCATTGACGCCAAGCGAGAAGCCGCGTTACAAGCAAAGAAAACAAAGGAGATCAGTTAGTTATGCCGATTGATTACAATATCGACGAAGACCTGTTACTGGCCGGTATCGATGGATACTCACAGCCACAAAAGGACAATAGCACTTTCCGTCCTATCTACCGTCTAGAGCGCGGTACCACAATCGTTCGTTTCTTGACAGATAAAGAAACCATGAGCGTTGACCACGGTTGGCACATCTACCGTGAAGTTGCGGCATTTGAAGGACTTCGAGGTGGCTTCCAGTTACCTGGCGGTTGTAAAGAATTTCCAGTCAATGACCAAATCATTGTGGAAGACCCTGACACTGGTGAAAAGCGTCGCCAGTATGCACCACGTGGTACTGATCCATTGTTGGAACTAGTCGTTCCATCGTTGCGATTCCCGCCAGCAGACGGTCGTGTTAAAGGACAAGACAAAGTTGCAGTTAACGTTCTTACGGAAGAAGGTCGGCACATCATCCTAAAGATGAGTTCAGCGCGAGCAAAAGACCTATTCCGTGCGTTTAACAATTATCGTGAGATGGACGAAAACTTCTCATGCACACAGTACCCATGGGCGTTAACCGTTCGTGGTGAAGGCCTTAACACAACACTAACCGTTAAGCCAATCAAGAACGAGGCGCCGGCTGAACTACCAGAGCCATATGATTTGGTTGAAGTGTTTGCTTCTATTCGTAGTGAAGTTGAAGACTATGTGCGTAGTCTTTCCGACACACATGTAGAAGTGGTAACTACTGAAGAAGAGCATGATGTTGTTGATGCTTACGAAGAAGCAGTGGTTGAAGCAGAGCCTACAGAAGAAGACAAGTATGCTGCTATTTCAGACATTCGCTTAAAGACACTTTTGACTAGCGCTAAGGTGTCTATTCCACCACGTTCAACACGTTCTGCACTAATTGCACTTGCAATTGCACATAACGTCTAAACACTAAGTAAAAGGGGCTGTCCATTTGGGCAGCTCCTTTTGCGTTTAAAAAAGGAAAAACATATGAAATACTGGAGTGCCCACACCCACAGTCGCTATTCAGCTAAAGATGCTTTACCTACCGTTGATGCAATTGTTAATAAAGCAAAAATGTTAGAGTATCCAGCACTTGGTTTAACAGATCACGGAACAATGGCCGGCTCAGCCCAACTTTATACGGCATGTAAAAAAGCAGACATAAAGCCATTACCTGGCGTTGAAGCATACATTGCATTTAACCGTGAACACAAACGACCAAGCACAATGCATTTAGGTATGTTAGCAACTACCGAAAAAGGTTACCGTAATTTATCCGGACTAGTCACGCAATCACATCAGCAATTTAAATACAAACCAATATTAGATTTTGCTGATTTAGCGCAAGCCGCTGAGGATGGCAGATTAGATGGTATTGCGGCAATGACAGGGTGCTGGTTTGGTGTGTTATCGGAAACACTAAAAACTCCAAACGCTAACGTTGACCAAATTACAAATAATTTATTACTCAGCATGGCTGGATGGTTTGGTTCTGGGCTTTATGTAGAAATACAAAACCATGCTATTTATCTTGAAGGACAAGACAGCGACTTGCACTCTAACTTACAATGGCGCATTGCTCAAAAGCATGGACTACCAGTAATTATTACACAGGATTCGCATTATGTTGAAGAAAGCGACCGTGAACTACATGACACTATGAAAGAGTTGGTATCTTGGTCGGAAGAACCAGAAGATGCTTTGTTCCCAGGTGACGGTTACCACATGGTTGATACACAATGGATGAAAGAGCACCATGCGCCAGCAATTTTTAGTGCTGGTATGCAAGGCCTTGAAGATTTGTTGTCAAAAGCAAATGTAGTTATTCCTGAACTAGATACATTCAAACTCAAAGTACCAGACACAACCGTATCGGGTAATCCAGAAAAAGAATTAGCCGAAATAAGCCTTAAAGTGCTTGATGAAAAAATTGATGCAGGAAAGATAAAGCCAAATAAAAAGAAAGCATATCTTGAACGTATTTATGAAGAATTAGATGTTATTACTAGCGCTGGTTTTTCAGGCTATCTTATGTTTACGGCTTCAGTTTGTAAATACATGGACGAGCATAAAATTAATTATAATGTTCGTGGTTCGGCTTCTGGATCTTTGCTTTGTTGGTTATTAGGTATTACTTCATTTGATCCAATTATTTGGGGTTTGCGTTTTGACCGATTTTTATCCAAAGACCGCACAAAACCACCAGACATTGATATTGATGTTGAGCATGACCGTCGCGATGAAGTAGTTAATTGGTTGCGTGAAAACTTTCACGTCGTTAACATCAGCACTTGGCTACAAATGGGCTTAGATGATGATGAGAATGATCAGAAAGGTAGCTTAATGGTTCGTTGGAAAATGCGTGCCAGAAAACTAGGCGAAGACCCCGACTTGCCTTTAACTACATATCAGTGGAATAGCCTAAAAGGATTAGCAAACAAAAAAGCATTCCTTGGCTATGGCGTACACGCAGCAGGTTTGCTTGTAGCACCTAGCGCTGAAGCCGCATCAGTAGTACCACTGCAGTATGTAGCATCGAGCAAAACTATGGTTACTGCTTTTGATAAAGATGATGTTGAACGTTTAGGGCTAGTCAAACTTGATTTGCTTGGCCTTAAAACATTAACAGCATTACGTATTATGCGTGAATATTCAGGTGTAGAGCCAGAAGACATACCTTTAAACGATAAAGCCGTTTACAGCGCCATGTCTAAAGGTAATACGGTTGGGCTATTTCAGTTAGAAGGTGGTTCAAGTCGCAATGGTGTACGTCGATTAAAGCCAACAAAAATAGCAGACGTTATTGCTGCTATGGCATTATTTCGTCCAGCCACAATGGAATCTGGTGCCACCGAGGATTTTATTCTTCGGCGCCAACGCGTATCACCAGTACCAGAACGGCACGCAATTATTTCTGATGAAACAAAAGAAACTTATGGGGTTTTGTTATACCAAGAGCAAGTGATTGGTGTTATGCGCAACATTGGTTTAGATTCAGAAGAAATTGAGCGTATGCGCAAAGTAATCAAGGCATCTAACGCAGATGTTGGTAACGCTCGCGATGAACTAACTGAACTATTAAAGCGAGTGCGCGAACTAGCGTTAGCAAAAGGAATGACAATTCATGACCTTAAATGGTTAGAAGAAGCATTAGAAGCATACGCTGGTTATGGGTTTAACAAAGCCCACGCCACAGCATACGGTGTGCTTGCATACATAACAGGTTACTATGCAGTACATCACCCAGCAGCGTTTTGGGCTGGAATGCTACATTCCTACACAGGCGCAAAACAAGAACCGTTTTATCTAAAAGCTGCAAGAGAGGCGGGCGTTCAAATACGCACAGCACATGTAAATAGGTCAAAAGAAAGTTATTCGGCTGACATAAGTAAGAACGCAATTCGTAAAGGGTTAACCTCAATTAAAGGTTTAGGGGATAAAGCGGCTGATGAAATTGTCAGACACGCACCATACACTTCACTTGATGACTTTGCACGAAAAGTAAGTGGAAGAAGAGTTACAGGCGCTAAATCGCTTGGACTTGGACACACACCATCCGCATGCGGCGGTATCGTCGCAGCACTACACGATGCCGGTGCTTTAATCGGCTTAGAAAGAGAGCAATCATGAGTATGGTTAATCTGTTAAAAAGCGTAATGGGAAACAATGATATGCCAGTTACGTTTGGTATGAGTAAATGGCGAGAAGGCGGATCTGTTATCACTATAGAAGCCTTTGACCGACTACAGGAAGTCATGCATAATGACTCTTTTGATAACTCACGTACAAGTGGTGCTGGTCGTATACGCCCATCGCTAATTGGTGATTCTTGCCAACGAAAGCATTTATTGTCTTATTTGGGTGAAAATAAATTAACACCATCTGACGGCAGTTTTGATGTTATGAATGCGGGAACTTGGGGCCATTATCGATGGCAGTTAGCTGGGCTTTCGCAAGGCTGGCTAGCAGACATTGAGGTTCAAGTTGAATACTCACCATGGCTTGTAAAAGGTGCAATGGACGGAATCATTAGTGATGGTTCTGGTTGGGAATTAAAAACAGTCAATAGTAATAAATGGCGCGACATTCTAAAACGTAACGCACCACTGTTCCCACACCTTATGCAAACACATGCTTACATGAAAGCACTTGATCTTAGTCATTTTTCAATCGTGTATGAAAATCGTGACCATGCAATTTGGAAAGAATTTCGCGTAGCTCGAATGCAAGAAGTAGATGACAACTTAGAAATGCTCATGGAATCTTTACATGGTCATATCGCAATGCAAGAGTTACCAGAAATGCTAGAAACATGTATTGCTAAAACAGGTTCTTCTTACAATTATTGCGATTTTAGAGAATCTTGCCCAACTGCTCAATGGAAGGAAAACAAATGACAACCTATGCTAATAGACCAAACAAGTTAAGTTTGGTTGTTGATAATGAGGTACCACACATGTTAGAAATTACTGTTGATGATGATGAAATGAATGCCAGTTGTTGGCGCCATCATCCTAAAGGTAGAGCATACCCAAATAATTGCTGGGAATGCCGTGCAGAAGCCATAGAGGAGGCTATTAATGACGAATCTGACGATGACTGAAGAAGAATTCAGGCAAAAAATTGCTCAAGAAATTAGCAGTTATATTGATGAATCTGGACCATACACAGGTACTTTTTTTGAAGGTACATTAAACGGTCTTAAACTTGCCAATATTTTGGTAATGGGATACCGTGACGCCTTGACACAAATTGAAGAAATTAAGGATAAAGATGACTGATCCAATTGACGATGCAATGTCTACTTTTGTAGTTAATTTAGACGACCAATACTATGTGCCTATAAATTTAGGTGGTCAGCTTCTTATCAATGTTTTTGATAACAAAATTTGTCGCATTGCTTGGCGACAAAACCCATGGGATTCATGGGGTCCACCAATTGAAGGAGAAAAAAGAGGATGAGAGAAGTGGTATTTTTACTGCTAATCGGTGGCTTGCTTGGTGTCGTTCTGTACATTAACAAGCAAAACTGGTAGAAATGGTATATGAATTCAGCAGGTGTTGATTATGGCGTCAGACGTATTGCGTTTGCACACCCTAATCACATGGTTTTTGATGAACTTATTTTGACCAGTAAAGATGACATCAAAAACTTAGTAACCATGTCTGAATGGTTAAAAACCAAAATTACGGCGACGCGCCCTGAACTGGTAGTTATTGAACAGCCTATTCAGGGCGTTAGTCGTAATGTTAGAACAGGCATATCTCTTGGTATGGTAGCCGGGGCTTTGGCTTTGGCGTCACAACAGGTAGACTCAGAAGTAACATTTATTGGACCATCATCATGGAAAAAGGCGGTATTAGGGTATGGAAACGCGGACAAACAAGCCGTTGAAAGATGGCTTGCCTCAAAGCATCCCAGATACTACGAATGTTGCCAAAAATGCAAAAAACCACAAGACGTCATCGATTCCACCTGCCTGGCGCTATACGGCCAAAAAGTATTGGCAGGATGACGCATACTGTTTTGGTATGCCATCAGAAATTTTTTACGGTCACTCCGATTTACCAATGTCATCACAGCAAATAAATTATGCTAAATCTATTTGCAAATTATGTGAAGTGCAACGTGATTGTTTAATTACTGCTTTAAAAACAAATGAACCTTATGGTGTTTGGGGCGGCTTTACGGCATTTGAACGCAGAGCGGCTTTGGCTAAAAATAAAAATGATGTAAAGAAAGCCATGGATGATTATGATGATAAAACATTTGTAGCGCCTAGGAGAAGAAAGAAATGACTGTAAAAAAAGCATCACCAACTAAAGCCGTTGCTAAAGCCAAAAAAGTTAATACCATGGCAATAATTCAAGATGAACGCAACGAAATGGCTCGCAAAGCTTTAGAGATGCGCAGATCAGGACGCTCACTATGGTCAATTGCTGAATATTTAGGTATATCTGAACGCAAAGCAAATACGCTAATTGCAGATACCTTAAAAGAAGCCGCAGATTTAGTAGATGCGGGCCACAAACGCTCACTTTTGGCTATGGAAGTAGACCGTTTAGACGAATTACAGAGCGCAGTATGGCAAGATGCCATCTCTGGAGATAGGCAAGCCGTAGAAACAGCGTTAAAAATTATTCAAGCAAGAGCCAAAGTCTTAGGCTTAGATAACATGCCTACTAGTACAATAACTAATAACACTATTGTTGTTGCAGGTACATCTGAAGAGTATGTTGCTGCACTTCGGCGTGTAGCAGAATTACCAACAATGATTGATCAAGGAGAATACTAATGGCCAACCGCGATTATGTTGAAATAGATTTGGACGCAGGTGAAGACTTTGCGTGTCAATTACTATGGGCAGACAGTACGGGTTCGGCTATGCCAGTGCGAGCTTCTTTTGCAAAATCAGCAACTCTTTCAGTATCAAGCGGAACAGTAACAGCAACATGCACTGGACATGCTTTTTTGGTCGGTGATTATGTCACTATTTCTGGCGGTGTAACAGCAAATAACGGAATTTTTGCAATCACCAGTATCGTTGCTGGTACATCTTTTCAATACACCAATGCTTCTGCAGTTAACGGAACAGTAACGGCTACGTTTGAAAGTTGCCGAGCAGACATTAAAGATAGCGCAAATAACACAATAATTTCATTCAAATCATCAAATACTCCAGCAACACAAGCATCTATTACAATTGCTGGTACCGCTGGTGTTTTGCAACTTAGCGCACCTAAATCAATAACTAAAACTTTAAACCCTGGAACTTATCAAATTGATGTTTATGCCACTGTAGATGGCGTATCTAGCCCAATTGCAAACCCACAAGTAAAATTAGTTTCAGGTCTTTTTATCGTCAACACCAGAACAACTATTATGGAGTCATTATGAGTAGCAACACAGTACGCTTAGCATCAGGCGGCACAGTACAAGTTAGAACAGGCGTATTGCGTGGTGTAGGCCCTACAGGTGCTACAGGCGCAGATGGTGTGGCAGCAACAGTCACTATTGGTACCGTAACCACCGGTAGTGCAGGATCAAGCGCTACCGTTACGGCTGCGACTGGCAGTACAACTAATGCAGCCATCTGGAACTTTAGTATTCCACAAGGCGTTAAAGGTGACACAGGCACATCTGTTTACGTAGGTAGCGGTGCACCAACTTCTAGCCCACCAGCACCAACTACTAGCAATAATGGCGATGTGTATTTAGATTACACAAATAAAAACATTTATGTTAAAGCTTCAGGCGCATGGCCAGCATCGCCAGGTAACGGTAACTTTGGCGGTGGTTCTACAGGGCCAGCAGGTGCAGGCTACTCAGGTGTAACATCTACCACATCAAACGCAATTGGCACAGGTTCTAAAACTTGGAGTTTTAGTACAACCACTCATGCTTATGTTGTTGGTCAGCGAGTACGCGTAATTGTTGATACTTCAAATTATGTCGAAGGAATTATTACAGCATCATCTACCACAGCCATAACAGTAAACGTTGCAAACACTGTGGGTTCAGGTACTTACACATCATGGACATTTGGCCTTACTGGAATCTATGGATCAACCGGTGTGCAGTCTTACGCCGACGCTACTGCAGTAACTGCGCAACTATATACGTCAGTAAACACATCAGGTTTAATTACTAATGGAACTATTTATTTACAGCAAAACACAAACACAATGTATGTTTATTTGTGGGATGGTACTACAGGAACATCATCTGTTTTATCAACCGTAAATATTTCTAACTCAACTCCACCAACATCTGGCACATATCCTTACGCTTCATTGTGGGTTCAATACTAATGGCAACACCTAAAACATCCACTAATAATGCAGCACATGCTTTTAGTAACGTAAAAGTATTATCTACTTGCATTGATGATACTAATTTTGTTCCAGCGCAAAAAGCGTGGAGAAACTTTAACAAAGCAAAAACCACAGCCATAACAGTAACAAGTTCACCAAGTTCAGCATCATTTGTTACCAGTGGTCATTCTTTTGCTTTAGGCGACATAATTAGCGTTGTGGGCGCATCACCAAGTTCACTTAACACCAACTACACAGTAGCTACAGTTACCAGTACAACCGCTTTTACAGCAACACCAACAGGTACAGCATTTTCTGCATCAGCAAGCACCCAAGGTGAAGTGATCTTTAAAACACCACAATCACGTTGGGTACAAGTATATCCAACAACAATTTATGTTGATTCATTTACATATACGCTTGGAACACCGTCATACAACACCATAAACTTTTCTTTTAATGTACCTAATGCCACAAGCTGGACTTTATATGATGTTGACGCAGCAAAAATTATTTCCAGCGGAACCACAACATCTGGAACATTTACGTATACTGCTCCTACGCCTGCAGCATCAAGCGACTTTACTTTAAGTGTTTTTGGCAATGTTTATAACACTACAACATCAACTGTAGAAACCGGTTCGGTAGCCCAAACAATTACAGTTAACTTAGATCAATTACCCGCACCAACATTTGCGCCAGTTATTGCCGATAAATCTGATGTTGGCGCAACAATAACTTGGACTGGCACATATGCAGGCGCAACAAGTTACAACATTGTAGATTTTAATAGCGGAAATGTTTACGCAAGTGGGGTTGCATCAGGTGCAACAATTACTGGTTTAACAATTAACTCCACCTACACTATTGTTTTACAAGCAAATGTAGGCGGCGTTGCTTCACCTAACGGTTTACCAACAACATTTACTACCGATACTTTTGTTAATGGTATATTCCCGGTAAGCCCTAAACAGGTTTATACGCAATTTCAAAGTTATTACAACTCTACGTCTTGGACTTCAACTGGAAATTATTATCATGGTGATGGAACATCATACGGTGCGCAGCCAGGCGTTTACTATAGTTATTTCTATTACGGCGCAAATGCTCTTTCTGGAATACCTACAGAAGGTACGTGGTCACAAGCAGAAGTTTACTTTAAACGAAGCACCACAATAGGCCCATCATTTGGTTTTATTAACATAACGTTACATAAATACACTACCCACTCATCATCTAACACCATAAGCACGTCCGCTAGTTACACAGCTGCAACACCAGCAGACAAATCCGGTTGGTGGCAATACTTAACAAATGCTTTTAGCAAAAACGAAGCAATTTGGGTAACACTACCAACTGAATGGATTGCATTACTAAAAGCAGGCACATACAAAGGTATTACCATTGGTGGAATAGACCCAGGTAATCTTAGCAGCGCAAGCTACTACATGATGTTTGATCGTGACTTAGGTGGTAGTTCAACAGTAAACGGCCAGTTAAGGTTTACAGTAATCTAATGGATTTAGTAAATAAAGGAAAAGTCACATCCTCTTCATCAGGTAGTGGTCATGTTCATGAACTAAACGACATTTCAAATGTTAGTGTTGGAAACCCAAACTTAAACGATGCATTGGTTTATTTAGACAATAAATGGGTTGCTTCACCGCTAGAAATAAGTAACTTAGCAGATTATAACGATGGTACTGCAACCATTAACGTTGCGAACTTAACAGCAACCGCAGCAACCGCAACGCTAGATAGCGCCTCAACTATAGGTGGCATTTCTGGTACAACAATAGCTGCAGATCACGCAGCCTGGAATGACTACAACCCAGCCGTAACTGGCACAGGATGGTCTACAGGCGCAACTGTTCCACTAGCCCGATGGATTCAAATTGGAAAAACAGTATTTTTTAAAGGTAGTTGGACTTTTACAACAGCAACAGTAGGTAGCGGTAATCTTACGCTAAGTTTGCCAGTCACTTCTTTAGATAGTAACTGGATTGGCACTGGAAGAGGTAACTTAACCGGCGTTTCTTCTGTAACTGTTTTAGCCATTGCACCAGTGAGCACAACAACATTTCAGCCTCAACTTATTTTGGCTAGTGGTACATATTTAGCAAGAATAGGTTTAAATAGCACTACTTACACAAAAACTGCTGCTGACGTAATTATTTTTAGTGGAACTTACGAAGCAGCATAATGAGCAAAAAGCAAGGCGCAAAAAAATGCCGCTACGAACAAGCAATACAAATACAAAACATTAATGAAGTACTGACAGTAATAAAATCATCAGGCTGTCGATGTGGATGGAAATCTAACACCATAACTGATAATTACGAGTTACAAAAAGAAGACTGGGCAAATCACAAACTTACTCATCTTCATCCCAATACTCAACACTCCACGGCGTATTAAAACCAATAGAGCCTTCGCCTTTAGATAAATCTGCAGAAGTAATAGACCCCAGATTCTCTGAAGAGTCTTCAGCCTCTTCAATAGCATCGTCATCGCTTTCGTCAATGAGAATATTTACAATCTCATCGCCAAATAGCTTGACGACGATCTGGCGTTTCATTTTAGGCTCACATTGTCGTAAACGAGAAGATATCCAACCGCATCTACTACATTGTCTCTTTTGTAGGTTTGTTGCGATCTGGCTAGTTTTACGCCAGCCATGCATAGGGCTACTTGTTCTGGTGTTACATCGATGTCTAGGATGCCTGACCAGATTTTGGCTGTTCTACTCATGTTTTTTAACGCAGTGCCGTAGTCGTTTTGTCGGTCACCATTTACTAATGCCCATGCTTCTTCAATAATTGTTTTGTCCATTACAGGATGCTCATTTCATGCCATGCGCCGTTTGATGTTACAAAGGTTAGCAGACCTGCTTTAGCATCTTCCCCGCGGCGATGGCGGAACCAATTAGACCCACCATCAAGCGCAGGAACCTGAATAAAGACTCTATCTTTACCACTGTCTTGCATTTTGTGGTGGTGTAAGTGTGCGCCTAAGAGTATGTGTGCTTCACCTACTGGCTGGCGACCGTGTGATTGCTCTTGCCACCATTTGATTGGATCTCTACCAAATTGGTGTCCGTGTGCCATTGCTAGGATTGTGCCACTTGTTTCCATTGTGACTGTTAATTCGTCTGGTTTTGGAAAGATGAATGACACGTTGCCGTAAACGTCTGGGTTAGCTGCGCAAGCGTCTGCTACCGCTACACCTGCTTCAATGGCCCATGAGTCTGTGTAGGACCTGACTATACCGCCTCGTCGTTCTGCTTCATCGTGGTTGCCGGGAATTACGGGAATTACCAATTTTTCCACCAGAGGGGCAAGAATTCTGATTTGATACATCATTGTGCGCCGTAATACACGGTATTGCTCTGTGATAGTTAAATCTATGCGTCCGGCTGCTGCAGCGTTACCATTTTGGCTTTGGTTACCTTCAATACAGTCACCCAGCCAAGGTGCGACTATTTCACCGATTCCGTAACCTAATCTACGCATATCAGCTAGGCGTTCTTTAGATGCGTCAAAACGGGTCAGCATGTTGTTTAGGATGGTTTCTGAGCCACCACCATCGACTTTACCTATCTGAGTGTCACCTACAGCAAAAACGGCTGTAAAGTCGCCTGTAGGGGCTGTACGCTTGGTTGGTTTATGGCGTTTAACTTCTTCAATTAACTGGTCTGCATCTAGCCTTAAAGCTTCACTGACCATAGTTACAGGCACAAATGTAGCCTTAAAGGATTCAAGCCATTCTCCACTATAAGTTTGCCAAGTAGACCTGCGCAAATTAGTAATTTTCCACTTTTCTGGATTTACATTGAATTGGTCAAAAATTTCTAAAGAACTAGGGTCATCTTGTTTAACCTCACGAGGCCTAGTAACAAGATAGCCACCTTGAGCATCATCGTACTCTAGACGTGGTTCCCAACCTTTAGGAATGTTTGGGTGTTTACCACGAGGATCAGGGCTGCTAGGGCCCATTTCTGTAAAGTCTTTAAGAGCCACAGATACAACATCCGTTCGTGTGTTCGTAGACTACTTGCCTACCGATGGCATGGCCTTCTCTTTTGAGTGCCATGTAGATACGATATGGAGTTACTTTGTTTTCAAGCCAACTGTCTAGTACGGCTTGATCCTCTGCATCTAGTTTGTTGCGGAGTTTTTGTAAAGAACAGATTTTGTCTTTCTTTACTTCTGGTGCGTCAAGGCTGAGCGCCATGCTTACCCTTTCTGTCGGTGTTATGCAATAGCATACTACTTATAGGAAGCCTGTCAAGAAATAGGAGAGGAAATGTCGCAAGAAAATAATGAGGTATATGAAGTGGTGGCAGAAGTCACCGTTACTATTACCGCAGAAAACAAAGAACATGCTGAGGTACTTGCTTATAAAGAGCTTTCCAATGTATGCTCTGATGTCAGAATAGACCGAGTAAAGTAAAGGAAAAACACCATGGAAGATGACACTTCAAATCCAGAGCCAAACAATGATGAAGAAAAACTTGATTCATCATATTATGACAATTGGTTATCTGAACAAGATAAAGATATGAAACGCTGGGTTAAAAAATACAATAAAAAGCATGATTATCAATACAATCATTATTCTGAGTGGGACAAAATTCACACACAAGAACCTAAAAAAGCAATTTACGAAGAAATCGTAGATGATTTGATTGCCATTATTGCCAAACTTGCAAAGGAGTTAGGTAAGAAAAAATGATACGGCAAGCCAGTATTGTTAGTGACTTGGAAAAAGTTACTGAAGATCAAGACCGCATACTCAAAGAGTACAAAGAATCTTTGCAGGAAGAGGTATTGGCTGAGCAAGAATATAAAGGGGCTTTGGCAAAAGCAGGTTTAACTGCTTCTGGCACTGTTTTTGAAAAAGAAAACAAAGCTTTTCTTGAAAGCGCTGACCAGCGGTTATACGCAAAGTTAGCGGAAGCCAATACAAAATCATTAGTTATGCATCTATCTATTCTTAAATCAAACGTTGAAGCGGCTAAAATTATGTCGTATTCAATTGATTCCGAGAATAGAGCAAGTGGGCTACGTACTTAATGACTATTGACCGTCGTACTCTTTATAAACGTTGTAAAGGTATGTGTGAGTTTTGCGGTGGTGACTTGCCTGAAAGTTGGGCAGCTCATCACCGCAAACTCCGGTCACAAGGCGGTAAAGACACATTAGATAACATTGTGGCACTTCATCATGAATGCCATAACTTGGGCACAAAAAGTGTTCATCTAAATCCCAAGAAATCTTACGAAAATGGGTTTATGGTCCATTCTTGGGAAACACCACACGAAACCCCACTAAATCTTATTCACCGTATGTGGGTTACTTTAACTCCTGAAGGTGAATATGAAGGAGTAGAAAATGAGAGCAAGGATAGCAACTAGATCTATAGGCGATTTAGTTATTAATGTTTACCATGAGCCAAAAGAAGGAGTGACTGGTAAGTATTCCATAGAAACAACAACTGGTGAGCCTGATGAAATCAAAATCACCAAAATTAAAACTTTTGACACTGAGACCGCATGGTCTGATGCTGAAAGATATGCAAACGACCTAATTATTAAAGCAGGTCTTGATTACACATACATGATTAGTCTTTAGGAGATAACATGGCACATTTATTTGATAGCGGAATGTTTGTCCGCAAACCAGCTTGGCATAACCTAGGTAATGTTATTGGCGATTGGCCAGGCTCATTTGAAGAAGCACGCAAGCAAGCAGGATTAACCTGGGAAGTCGAAACAAAGGAGATATTTGATGAAGAAAGCAATGTTATCCCCGGTTGGCAACGGATTATCCGTAATGATACAGGCGCTAATCTCTCTATTGAAAAGAATTCGTACGCTGTTATTGGAAATTCTGAGTTTGGTAATCTTATCGATTATGTCTTGGGTGGGAGAATCGATGGAACTAGCAATCTAAAGTATGAGACACTTATTAGTTTAGATGGCGGTAGGCAGATTATTGCCACTATGTATTTAGATGAGCCTATTCATGTAAAGAATGACCCGTCTGAAACTTATCCGTATCTTGTATTTATCTCAAGGCATGACGGTCAAGGTGGTTTGAAGCTTGGTCCTACTGCAGTTAGGGTTGTTTGCGCTAATACCCAAGCAATTGCTGAACGTCAGATGGACAGTAACAAAACATCGTTTACTATTCGTCATACAAGTAACTGGGCTACCAAGACTGAAGAGGCGCGTGACCACATTCAGGCTAGCTTGGACGCTTTTAAGCATTGGGAACGTATGGCTCAAGAATTTGCTAGCCAAAATGCTACAGATTACATGCTTGAAGACTTTATGGATCAGTGGTTGCCGTACTCAACCGACATGAAACAAAGAGTTCGTGAAAATGTGACTGAGCGACGTGCGCAGTTACGCAAGTTGTATGAAGGTCCTACTTGTGCGGGTATTTCTGGCACTAAATGGGGTATTTTACAGGCTGCTATTGAGATGTGTGATCATACCAATCGCGCACAAACAACAGAAACAAGGATTAGCCGTACTTTGGCTCGTTTAGAATCGCCTAAGCGTGAAGCGCATCGTATCTTGGCTAAACTGTAACATTTGAGCGTAGGAAGGGCAGAAACACGGCAAAACTGCCCTTCCTACTGCAGAAAGAGACCAGCCTTTCTGTGTTTATTAGCCTATCGTTATTTTTTAAACATTATGTGTTGCGTAAAGGTCACAAAGTGTGGTATAATAGAAGTATTCAAGCGGCATTTGTGCTGCCTGAATATACCCCCAAAATACCGTGTTTTGGGGGTTTTTGCATTACAGGAGAAAAACATGGCAAACGTAATAACGCCAATTATTATGATTGTTTTGCTTTGCGCCTTATACGTAAAGCTAGGCAACAAATACTTAGGCACAACAAAAAAGCACGAAGAATGTGTAGATTGTGGAAACCAGTACGAATTAGGGTTTCTTATCAATAGTCAATGCGAGATGTGCAAAGACTACTCGCACATTACATCAACAAATCAATGGACATACCGTGCTTTTCAAGTTCGCGGTTATCCATTTTGCTTAACCTGCGGTGTACGCAAAGATAAGCAAATCATTCCATTAAGTACAGAATCCACAATGCAAGCCTATCCAGACGGGTTCACGTGCTGTAGCTGTGAAAACGTTTACACCCCACCTGCTAGGAGCAACTCATGACAAAAGACGAAGAAATCGCTGACAGTTTTGTTTGGCCAGTTCAACTGACAGACGACTGGGAAGAATCAGCAGACCTTATACTTTTGGATCTGGAAAGTCGTTTGTCAGATGCAAATACATGCCAAATCCTTGATGTGGCTTTTTTTGAATCAGGTCGAGCCATGAACAGAATGCATGAACAGTTTGGTCCAAATGATTGGACTGCGCATGAAACATTATTGTTTATGGCTTATTTATCCAAAAAGTTGGTTGCAATGGATAAGCGCAATCGAGCTTTACGAATTGCGGTAAAATATGCCTAAACACATTGTAAGGCTTACTCAAACTACGGTCTGGGAAGTTGAAGTTAAAGCCAAAGATGCAAACGCGGCCTTAGAACTAACTAGGGATTGGGGTCGTGACGAATTGAAAGACGATGAGATTGTTAGCAACGTCTGGGAAACCGAGGTATAAAAAATGGAAGAATACAAATTTACACCTTTGCAAGGCAAAAGAGTAGTTATTGTTTGCGACGAAAATACATTACAAGAATTGCTTGACGCTCGGCAGCACATTCTTGCTGAAGGTTTGCCTGGAGATTTTATTCACGTTGTTGAAGAAATTACAGACGTGACAATAACAGCAGAACAAATGTTTCATCAAGAACGAATGAGCCACATATTTGCCGGCCCAAGTTAGATAAGTCGAAACGCCGCGAGGCGTCTACCGGAACTGACCTACCGGTACTGAAGTGACAGGTCATAAAAGGAGACATCATGTCTGAAGCAAAAACCGGCAAGACAAGTAATTCAAAAGTTAACCAACCAAAAATAGATGCTAAAGCAACTACCAAAAAAGTAGCAAACACTGCAGCAGGTACCATTATGGCTATCCTAACTGGTATGGGTCAGATTTCTGCCCAGCAACAAAAACTGCGCGAGGAAGAAACTGTTGCCCACATGCGTGGACAGCGCCACAACAGCGACTTTTGTGAACTATGCAAAGTAGGTAACTAACATGGTTATCGCAACCTACCTATTTCGCGCAGCAGTAATTATCCTGCTACCAATTGTTTTAGTAATCGTGTTCCACCTAATCAAGACTGAATTAAAAGAACAATCCCAAGATGCAAAAAAGGAGAAAGCAATGGTTACACCACCATTATGTAAAGACTGCAACGTTGTACGAGTTGATGAGTGGGCATGCCAGCACACCATCAAAGATGGCGACTACCTTTGCGTAGATTGCTGCAAATGTCCTGATCACACACTTCCAGAAGTAGAGCCGGTAGATTCACACGATTTACTAGCAAGAATAGTGTTAGACGCTTTCTCATCACTAGTTGGCGTAATCACTAGTTCGCCTGCTTTTAAGGACATGCCTAATGAATACCAAGTGTATTACATTGACAATGTTGCAGTATGCCAAGCATGTTTTGTTATTGGCATGGGTACGGGTACTGAATTGACTGGTCTAACATATGACGAATCAATAAAAATGCATCCTTGGGGTTATGAATGCAATGCCTGCTCGCACAAAATTAAATCACCTATAGTGAAAGGTATCTAATGAAAAAGTTAGAGATTTTACAAGATGCTGGTATTACTAGCATTAAAGCTGTTAACCAGCAAGCAATGTACGATCCAGACGGTTTTATTGATGGTTTTATTACCATTGATATTAAAAAATGGGTTGAGCACAATAATGTACAAATCAGTTCAATTGCACTTACGTTTAATGAAGCGCGTAAATTAAGGGCTTTGCTTGAACAAAAATTAGCCGAGTTGGACACGAAGCTTTACATTATGAAAGAGCAGCATATGAAAGGGGCAGTGTTATGACTGAGCCAAGAAAAATAACTTTGCTATCTAGCGAAGAGTATAAAGAAATTGCAAAACAGTTAGTTAAAAAAACTGAGACACAAAAATTAGTAAACGAAGAAACTCGCGCACTAGTTGAAAGCACGCTAGGTACTTATGCATCTAACGCTTATGTTGAGGCTATGGCCGATAGTGGCGAAGAAGCAATGCTTCGCCATATCTTTTTAAAAGATAAGCGCAAAGATGATAAAGAAAAAATTAAAGAAAAAAATAGGTTAAAGCATCAAGAGCGTGCTGAGAAAAAAGTACGATGTAATTCTCAATTACAAAAAATTATTGAGGATATTTATTTACATGTAGATAAACTTGATTTGTTGCATGCGAATGATGATGGTGTTTGCGAAGAATGTGATTTAGATTATCCATGCCCTACGGTCAATACTTTAAATGACATTTTAGACGTTGATGCTGTTGTATCGCCAAAACTTTATTTGGCTTTTGATATACCAAAAAATGCTGGTTTTTTTAAAGCAAAATTTTGGGGCGTATTTGTTACAAAAAAAAATGCAATAGATCATATACGTACAAACTTATGTTTTTGCGAATTACATCGTTATCACATAATTGAAACAGATAACCCATACACGCCAGAAGAAAAGATAGACGACGCGTTATTTTGTCATGCTAGCGATGGAGTACACGTTCCGTTTGCGGCATTTACTAATACTCCCCATAATAAAAAAATCAACTATAAGGTGCTAAACGCAAATGCTCAATAAACTCAAAGCAGTTAATTCGCTTAAAAAGTCTCAAACTGACTTAATCAAACTTCTGATGGATAACCAAGAACTTTTGGCTTATTTAGAAGATGAAAGTAAACCGGTAAATGTACGTTTTGCTGAATTATGTAAAGCGTACCTAGAAAAGCACGAGAAAGGTAAGTCATGAATGTAAGTTATTTTTGTGAGTTAGTTGGTTTTATTCTTAGCGGCGCCATTATTGGTTGTCTTTACCGTTTTGAAGAAAACAAAAAACTGACACGCATTGTTAATAATCAAGACAATGAAATCCAGTGGTTGCAAGAAGAACGCGCTATGTATAAGTACAAGTACGAAAATAAGCAGTGCGAGCGTAACCATATTAGTGATCTTGATGGTATTGAGGCTGATGCCCGTAAGGCCAGCGGCTATCATGAAGAGATTTGACAACAAGTGAGTCATATCGATACCATTAGGGATATGGGCGCATTGCTTTCATTAGGTTCATCAGCAGCTATCATTGCTGGTGCTCGCGCCTGGCTATCTACACGCACAGAAACATCTGGCTATTATCGCGATAAATTAACTTTATCTAGGTATGAAAAAGATGTTTTAAAAGAGTTAGAAAAAACTCTTAAATAAAGTTGCAATACGTTGCAAATGTGTGGTATAATAGATGTATCAGGTTGCGAACAACCATGGCTTTGCTGGGTGACTCAATCTGATAAAAGTCTCGGAGGATAACCTAAGTCACAATAGGATGTGACCGGACAAACCTTAAGACAATAAAAAAGTAACTAGCTCTGACGCAAACAGCGTCGGGGCTTTTTTCATGTCTGGAGAAAAACATGTGTATCCAAATACAACGCAGTTTGCTTAAACGTGAATTTGCAAACAACGAAACAATAAAGAAAAACACCATAGAAGTGTTTAGTGACAGAACACGCGAACTACTAGGGCATGAGTTACTCGACTCAATAGCCCAAGTAATTACAATGCATTTATACAATTACTTACCAGTAACTGTTGCTGATGCAGAAGTAAAAAACATTATGGAATCTATAAACGGCCAAATAGTTGATGCAACAACCGAAGCAACAAGTAACGCATTACGCGTTATTGAGCGTAACAATAACCACGCTGCATCAGCATTTAGTCAACTGTTTACCGAATACGACAAACTAACTAAAAACTGCGGATGTATCGAATGCGCAGATGAAATGGAGATGGCTAATGCCTAAAAAACAATCCACCGGAATGAAGTGGCTACGCGAGCGAATGAAAGAGCTCGACTACCACTCACTACAAGAAGTAGCAGAAGATCTCGGTATTAACCGAGGAAACCTTTACCGTTACTTCACACTAGAAACAAGGCCAAGCATCGAAATGATGCCGCCACTGTGCACGGTTCTAGGAATCAGTTATGAACAACTTTTAATTGTTCTTGAAGTAATTTAGTTTACTGACTGCCTCGTTACTCAGTCACTTCCCCGACTGAGTAACCAGGGGAGTTAGGGAAACAGAAGTACCTACCCTATTCACTACAAGTGAATACACAAAGAGAAAGGGTGTAGACATGTCTGCATCATCAGCAGCGCCGACAGGCGCAGGCTTGGACTACAAGACAGTCCTAGTCAAGGTTCAGTCCAAAGCGACTAACCAACTTGCCTTCCTAAAGGCACTAGCAATCAAGTTAAGCACAACAGCAAAGGGCGCCACAATTACTGGTCTAAACTTTGCAAAACGTGCATGGTCAGCAATGCCAGCAAACGTTAGCGGCTCACTAGTCGCTAGTTTGACGGCAACTAAGCAAGGCTATTTGTCGGTAACAGGGATAGTTCGAACAGCAATCTCCTTTATCACAAATACCATTACAGCAGCAGCCATTGTCATGCATAACAGCATCGACAAAATTGGCGCTATTGTAAGTAGCTTTGTCAAAAGCATTCACACGCCTACTGGCGAATTAATGCATGATGCGAACGCTAAGTTCACAGAAATTCGTTACGACGCTGCTAATTTTGCTTACCGCAACCTGTCAGGTCTTGGCACCCTTTTTAAGCACGCATTCAACAACCCAATCACAATCCGTTCAACCACCTTTACATCAGTAATGGTTGGAACTGGATTAGCCGGTAACGCACTAACAAACGGCGCAATTGTTGGATTCTTAGGAAGCCTACCTGTAGTTGGCACCATCCTAGCCTCAGCGCTATCAGGTGGAGTTGCTACCGTATTGTTCATCGTATCTGTTGCAATGTTTAGCGCAGCATTTACATTGTTCTACAAGCGTGACGAAATCATTGCAGAAGCAATCAGTGAAAACATTGACAAAATTGCCGCAAGCACATCTATCATCGACATTGTTGCAAACATTGCAACCGTATCTGTTGAGGGTGACGTTACACCAGAACAGGCTGAACTAGTTGCACACGCAGCTATAGCGGAAGAATTAGTAGCGGCTGAGCGATCACTTGCTAAAGACTTCCCAAATGTTAAGGCTGGTCCGCGTAACTACCCAGCGCGTCCGCAAACAAAAAAGCGTAAGTAATTATGCCTTGGGGTATGAAAGGTGATGTAAGGCCTTCATTAGAAGACTTTTATTCACCTTTTATTGCTGAATGGTTAACCGGTTATGAAAGATGGTTACCCAACGACAGCACCAATTGGTATGCAATGCTTGGCGGTGGGGCATCTGGAGTTGGCGTTCATGTAGGTCAAATTTTTGACTCAGAATGTTGCTCTGGATGGCTTGGCCGTCAAGCAGACTCATGCTTGTGGACCCATTACAATAATCCGTACCTTTATCCATCAGCCGTGCAATGGCATTCAGTTATTGATCCACAGACTAACCAGCCTTATAAGCAATTAGTTGAATGGTTTGATATTGATTACCCTTGCGTAGCTTTACAGTACGTCTACGGCCCAGCGCCTGAACACCGCTGGGCTTTAGACAACCTACAATACGAATCCAACATTGAACGATTTGATTACGATGTAAATGGAAATTACATACAAATTGGTAATAATGCAGGCATTTCGATTCTAGGTGTTGTACCTATTTGGACAGTCATGCCACTAAAAACTGAACATTTTGAGGTTCTTAAAAAAGAAATTTGCAATCAAGAATTAGAAGAAAAAATGTTTAGTTTTGGCGAATGCTGGTGCAGTATTGATAGTGCACCGTGTTATGACGAATGTGAATCGGAAAAGGATTACAGGAACAAATGTAATTGCAGTTCGCAGCAAGACGCTCAACAAAGGATAGAAGACGCTTACGCTAGCCCACCAGTTATCGAAGAATTCTTATCCTCTACATCAACCAAAATCTGGACATTAGCACAAGACGCTTTTTACAGAGGTTGGAAAACCGTACACGACAACATAGAAAGCGATGGTAGCGAATGGGCTTACTTATTATGGCGACAGCAGTCTCCATTTTTGGATTCTCCTGGGCAAAGAACAACGGAGCAAAAAACCTTGACCGCCTCAACCAATTCGGGAACCTCTCTGGCATCCTCACTCGTGTCTTAACCGTATTTGATTCAATACGGCAAGTAGCGATTTGGTTTGCTGAAGGTCACATTGGTGCTGGACCATTAACCGTTCCAGTACCAGCAAAAGCAACTGCACCGCAGCCTGCACCGCAACAACGCCCAACACCACCAAGAATGTCAGAAAGCGATTTGTATCTTGGTGATCCTGTTGGTAAAGACTTAGGCTTACCGCCTAAGATGACTGCACCTGCAGTTACAATTCCTTAACAAGTGCACGCCTGATTTGCTTGAATCTCATGAAGGGCAAATGAACGTCAACCTGTTTGCCGTGCAGCTATAAGGTTGGCTGGCTATTTATTAAGGAAATCGCTAGATGGAAAAAGGTTAACAAACCTATACCTAGCCCCGAATAACATGCGTGTCGGGATGACAGTAAGTAATAGCATGGCATCTAGCAAAAAAGCCAATTGGGCACACCCTTCGGGGTGTGCCCAACTTGGTCTTTTTTTTATGCCCAAAAACAGGTTACTCAGATTCTGTTTTAGTCAATTCTTCTTGATGAACATCAATAGCAGTCTTTAAAAAAGCAATTGATTCATCAGAACCAGCAACAGCATCCTCATTACCAGCACGAACATGAATCGCACGATTCAATTCAGTCTGATAAATATCTGCAGCAAACTGTTGAATACGATTTTCAAGAATTGCTTTCTTTTGCTCCTGTGTTAGCAGGTTGTCGTAACTAGTGGCCATGTGTTTCTCCTATAGGTTAAATGGTCAAAAAAAGCCTATCATAAACTTAATAAAAATTAAGCCACATATTTAATAACAATAACGCCTTGATAACCGCTACCACCAGCAAAAGTTGAGCCGTTAGTAGTTGGTAACCCAGCACCGCCACCACCGCCACCGTAAGCAGTTGCGGCAGACCCAGCCGTTCCCGCCAGCGCCCCGTTTCCACCGCCACCAGTGCCGCCAGTTCCTGCGCTTCCGGCAGTGGAAGATGGCGAACCAGCACCACCACCGCCAGCATAGGTACCAAGATTAGTATTAGTTGTATCAGCCCAAGTTAGCGCAAGACCAGCACCGCCGTTTCTTACAGTACCCGCAGCACTAGCGCCACCACCACCTGCTCCAGAGCCAGATGTTGCTGTTGCTGTTCCACCTACGCTTGCGTAAGAAGCAGTACCTCCAGTTCCAGCAGAAGCTGTACCTGGTGAAAAAAGAGTTGTGCCTATAGAAGGTGCAAGATCATAGTAACCACCTGCGCCAGACCCACCATTCATTGAAGCGCCAAGAGATGAATCTGCAGTGCCACCGCCATTTGCGGTTATAGATCCAAAAATACTGTTACCGCCTTTTGCACCAGTACCGCCGCCAGCGCCTACTGTGTAAGAAATAGTTCCGCCAGGTGTAGCAGAATAGGAAGAGTGATAAACAATGCCACCAGCACCACCGCCAGCGCCTACAAATCTTTCAGCGGTAGAACTTGGTGTAGTTCTAAGGTATGCGTAACCTCCTCTTCCGCCGCCAGCAATAACATATACTTCAAGATTGCCAGAAAGAGTAGAAGGTACTGTCCATGTACCAGAACCAACAGTGCTTAGGACTGCATATTGAGTAGTTGTGGCTGGAATTGTATTAATTAATCGTCTAGACATTAAGCAAATGCCTTACCTGCAAGGAATCCATAAATGTTATCTGTAGAGCCAGAAGTTCTATTTATAACCAAAGTAACAATATCAACAGAGTTAGCGGCCGTTGATAAAGTAGGTGCAGTACCACCAGCCCATTTAGGAGTTACTGCAGATGCATTAACTTGCGTACCAGACCAAGTAATAGTCCTACTGCCAACGCCATCTTGCTTCAAAATAAGAGTAATTGTTGTAGATCCAGAGCTAGGAAGATTAGTAAATAAAAGCCCAGAAATGTTTGCTGCGCCAAAAGTTACTGTAAAGGTAGTTCCTGCGGAAGTATCTAATGTTAAAGTTGTATTGGTAGCTGGACCAGTTAATGCTGATATTGTTTCAATAAGTTTGCCAGTTAAAGTAGCGTTAGATCCAAAAGAAGTCAACGCCGAGCTTGTGCTAGCATCTGTTAGCAAAGTTGCTGAAGCTGGGATTGTTGTGCCACGAACCGATGTTACATTTGGAAGTGAAGTTGTCGATGTATAAACACCATTTGTTACAGTGCCGGCATTACCATCAATACTGACACCAGACAAAGAAAGACCTGTAGCCGATGCTCGGTTAATTGCAACTGCGGTAGTTCCAAGATTCATAGTTTGAGCTATAGGTGCATAAGTACTAGATGCCGTAGATGAGGTTAAATATGGGGATAGAGCTGAAGAAGTAATAAACCCTGAGTCATTAGTTAATGCAGATGTAGTGGTAGGGATAGTAGGAAAAGTTTGCCACGTCTTATCTCCACGCCAATACTGTGCTGTGGTCCCAGCAGTGATCTTAGGCTCATAAGTAGACGCAGCATTAGTCTGAGTTAGGTATTTACCGGTTAAATCTACAGCGCCAGTTAAAGCATCAACACTCGAAACGCCACTAACAATAGTTGTCCATTGAGTGTTATAGTTTGTACCATCAATCTTGACCAAAGCTTGACCTGTTGTACCACCAGTAGCTACACCAGGACCAGCAGGTCCCGTAGGGCCGGCTACAGTACTTGCAGCACCAGTGTCTCCTTTAGCCCCAGGTATGCCCTGCGGGCCCACAGAAGCCGTTTCAAGGCTTATTTGAGACGTTGTGACATTAAGAGACACATTGTTATCAACAACCGTCAAACTGACCGTATCTTTGCCTATTTCGACAATCTCACTCATCGAGTAACCTCAGCATTAACAGTCACAGAACCCCTAAGAAGCTTACGAACCTCACTACCTGTATAAAGTTCAATATCATAAACAGCCTGACCTGCCGGAATAGCAGCAGTCTGAGTCGCTGAAGCAGTAATAACAATAGTCCCAGCAGCACCACCCAAAGCAATACCGCCATTAGAAGTAGTCAAAGACAGCAAAGGCGTAGTATCTGTGTAATTAGTACGAACCATCATAGATGCCGTAAAACCAGTCAAATTAACCAAAGCATTGTTAATTTTGTACGTCAAACTAAGAGACCAAGTACCACCTTGATCAATAACAATAGGGTAAGGATGTGCATTAGCCATTAATTTGTACTCCAATTAATAATCATTATGAAAACGACCCAATACTTGTAGGAGATGCTGTGCCTGTAGTAACTGGATTAAATTTCATGTACGCTCCATCGCGTAGTGTGGTTCCCGTTGTTGTACCAGTAGAAGGGTTATAAAATACATTCCAAGTGCCCGCGGCATTTGTTCTTATAATGCCTTTTATGTAAATCTTAAAAGAATAAAAAGTACTAGTAGATAGTGCAGCTACAGACATAGTGCTGGTGCTGATATTTGTAGTATTAGAGTAATAACGCACTGCTCTTGTATTAGCGCTCATAGTTGTTTCGCTAGCAGAAGTAGAAACATAATCTGAAGTTATTGTATAACTACCAGAATAAAGCGTTAAACTATTTGTATGAGATGTATTTAACCTTGGCTGTAAACCTGCTGTTGTTGTAAATACTAAAGGCAAATAAATATCTATTTCGTAAGTAGTATTAGCCGCAAGATTAGCACCAACACCAAAATATTTAACTGCCGCATTAGTGCTAGTAACAACACCTGCTGTTTGTCCTGATTCTGTCATTGTAAAATCGCCATTGTTTGCGTAATACAAAGACCCAGTAATACCTGCAGCAGTGCCAGTTGTGTTCTGGTTCAAGGTTGGAATGTCTGAGGCAACAAGTGCGCGGAATGAGGCAGTGCCATCGGCTGCATTTGGTGCAGCGTATACAAACTTTTGAGTCTGAGTGCCAGACAAGTTACCAGCTGATCCAGTAGTATCTTGGTCTAACCTTGGAATGTCAGACGCCAACAAAGCTCTAAATGATGCAACACCATTTGAGGCATTTGGCGCAGCATAAACAAATTTTTGTGTTTGTGTACCCGAAATACCTACAGCAGTTCCGCTAATATTGCTACTTAAATACGCAATTGTAGATAAGCCAATACTTGATTGATACAAAAGCGATCCACTGGATGCCCACAAATCACCAGTAACAGGACTAGTGGGTGCAGTACCATTAATTACATTTAAACTGGCTGAAGAAGTAGTAGATGCTGGCAGTGTTACTTTTGAAGGAAAAGCATAACCGTTATTAACTGTACCATCTGTGTAACTAAGAAGGCTCCAAGTTTTTACGCCATCACCAATTTTAAATTTATTAGCAGTAGTGTCATACCCAATTTCACCTGTAGCCAAAACGGGATTGGCTGTAGACCATTCCGAAGAAGAACCACGCCGGACCTGTATCTTAGTTGCCACCTAAACTCCTCAAAACCATAATCATAGTCTACTAGAACACATTTCCGGCATCAATATATTGGAAATCATCATAAGTAGAAGTAGGCGCTCCACCGTAAACATTAGATAAAGCAGCGCTTGTAAATTGCCCAGAAGACCCAAAAGCAATAAACAAATCATTAGCATTAATTACATAATTATCAGAGTTAATGATAACAATAGGGCTATCCAAAGGAATCTTAAATAATAAATAGCCTTTATTTAAAGCATCAAAAACGCCAACATACTTAATAGTGCAAGACGTTAAACCAGTAAAAGTTAAAGTATTGGAATTAACCAAAGATGTAGCAGAAGAAGACCAAGTAATAAGTTGGCGTTTATAACCACCCGAAATAATCTCAGTAGCCGTAGGATCAACATTAGAAGGATAATCGTAATGTAACGACAAATAGCAAGTATCTGACTTAATCAAGTTAATAAAACGATTAAAAGTCTCGTTAGTAGCAATACCTAACATTACTGTCCCGTCGGTGGCTGATGATACAAACGGCCCAAGAAATAAACATCCTCAGTCCTAGGAATAAGTTTACCTTGCGAATCGCTCCACTCCTCATCGCAATAAAACATTACATAAGCAGCTACACGCGCAGCATCAGGCAATTTAGGATTAAAAGCCTCATACTGGCTAACATTAACAATCGAAGTACCCTTAAAATCAAAACTAAAAGGAGTTTCATCCCAAAACTTACCAGTAGGAACCGTAGCATCTTTACGTTCAGGGCTAGGCGAAGAAGCAGGCCAATACCCAGCTTTTTGATAATAAGTACCCCAAGCCGCAATAGGTGGACTTTTAGCCACCACATTAGGATCTTGAATAACAGTACCGTCTGGCCTATTATTTTCCCAAGCACCTTCAAAAAATGGATAATATTGACCAGGTTGATAAGACAAGCCAGTTACCGAGTCTTTTTTACCAACAACATACTTAGCCAAACCAACAAACTGCTTAGCATAAGTTGCCTCACCCTTTTTTAATGTCTTTGCTTCAGCCAACGTAATAGCAGATGTACTTATGTGAACAGTAAACGTTTTAGTGCCCACAACAGTATCAACAATATAATAAGTAGGAGTTAATAAGCCATCAATAGTTGGTGCTGGGTCAGGCATAACAATAACATTATCTCCAACCTTTAAGCCATGAGCACTAGGAGTAACAAACGTTAAAGTATACGCACCGCCAGAAGCAGTAGCAGTGCTGGTAACTAAAGCGTGATCTGTGATAGTTGTAGAAAAAGTATCAGCACCGCTAGCAGTTGGCAAAATAGGCATACCTGTTAGTACGTCAACGTTTTGATACCAAATAGATACATGGAACGGAACTTTATAAATAGACCCATCAGCTTTTAATGCCACAAACTGGGACGCAATAACCTGACCAGTAACAGCCAAATTAACCACAACAGGGTCAGACCAGTTAGCGTCAGCATTATTAATACTGGAAGGCCCATCAATTTTGGCATACATATTTTCATGCCCAGATTGGCTAGGTGGATATGCAGTAGTTAATTTAGTCCAAGGATAAGCAATATTATTAGGAATATTGCCATAAGTAACTGCATTGCTCCACATAGCGCCAGAGGCTTGTGGAACAAACCCAGAATAGACAGGCTTTTCATAAGTCCATGGAAACAGCAAATCTGGGATACTAGGCGCGTAGCGACCAACACCCAAAACACGATTAACAACCATAGAATCACGACCACGCTTACGAATCTCTTGAACAGTTAACTGGTCACGGAATTTAGAATCAAAAGTAATAGAAACAGTATTATCTTCAGAATATGAAGTTTCAGTAATATGAAAAACCATACCATTAGGGTCACCAAATAACCCCAATAATTGCAATGACATACCAGCAACAATTGTTTGTCGCGGTAAAAGAACACCATTAACTAAAGGGTCGGTTTTAAGCGTCAAAGTACCAGTAACACCTGGTTCGGTAAACATCTCTAAATGTTTTCTAGCCACAGCAGTAGCTTCATCAGTATCCAAGCCACTATAAAACTGCAAAGAAACCTCTTTAGCCATTTTGTTAGGATCCCAATTAACATTAGTATCTAAAGCAGGATAAACCTGTGGACGAGCTGCAAAAGGCTCATAATAAGTTGTAGAACCATCAGCAGATACTTTAATATTTGAATATGAATACCCAGACAAAGACTGGCCATTACCATACACAACATTTAGTCTTTGTGAATAATCTTGAGAAATAGAAACTTGAACGCCTGGCCACAATAAATCAACAACAAGTGTTTCATTTGCTGGTGCATGTAAACGCTCACGATGCTTAAAATAAGGTCTACGATCAGTACCAAGCAACACTGTAAAACTACCTCTTGTAGTTTGCATAGTTGAAAGTAAACCTTGAACGTAGGTAGTTAAAACAGGTTCAAAATTACCTGTAGAGCGTGTTAAAAGACCAGTCCATCGAGTCTTATCTTTAATATTTACTGGGCGATAAAAATTAGACAAATCTTTGTAATCAGAAACACTGTAAATGGTTTCCCACCAATCAAGTTGATTAAGCGTATCTGATAAAGGTTTAATATTTTTAAGGCGAATAGACGGATGTAACGTTGAATCAAATTGCCTAGCAATAGCGTTTTCGTAAGAAATAGGATGCGTTAAATACTCTGGCTTTGCCAAAAAGTTATCCATTTGGCGCATAGCACCATTACACGTAATAGTTAAAGTACCACCAGCATCATCTTCGCCAAACTCAAAAGCAAGAAAATACCCTTCCCACGTATACAACGGTTTACCGGCAGCCTCAAAATAAAGCCACTTATCCGTAGCTTTATCTGGCGTAACATTAATAACTTGCCAGTGGGTTTTATCTGCTACAGGATGAGGAGTATTAGTAGTGTGTGCGCGATTTAATATGCATTTATAATAAATCCCATTATCAATAACAATGTCACCAACAACAAAATCATCAAAGCGATTCCAAACACTGTAAACATAAGCATCAATGTTTGTTAAAGCCTTATAATTTAAGCCATTATAAATAACAAACTGATTAGTTAAATACGCTGTAGAAGGTTCCCAAACTGTCGCCGAAGAAGCATCAACCTGCGAAGACATCCACATAATGTCAACATTTGCTTCGGGAACACACCAATCTAAATCACCCGTACCCAAAGCATCAAAAACTGTAATGGCTGGAAAAGAGATAGTTGCTGTAGCTGGGCCAAAAGGATCTGTAGTTGAAAGACTAGAAACCATAGTGGCGCCACCACGAAAAACAGTTACGTCTTTTTTACTTTTATTACCACCAGTTTGCGGAACAGGGTCAACAATTACACGCCAATAACCAGATTCAGTTAAAGAAACAATATTTGCTTGAGGCCGTTTCATAAAGTAACTCCATAAATTCGATTAAGCAACAACATTCTGTCACTTAAATCCTCTTGAGATAATTGGTCGTAATACTGATTATGCTCTAAAACATACATGTTTGCACCTATATTTAAATCAGAAACAGGCGCACCACCTAAATAAAAATTAGCATCAAAAGGATGTTTGTAAGGCAAAGAAACTTTTTCATAATGCAATTGCGAATCCAACACAGCAAATTGCGCAACACCATCAGTAGCAGAAACACTAACCGCAATAATAATAGGCTTAAAAGAATTAAATCTAGAAGCATCAATACGAATTTCTGAAATAATAGTTCTACCCAAACAAAGCCTTAAAACACTATTTTTGTAATATTTTACATTTATTAAAGGGTCTTTAGATGTGTATTTAGTGCCACCAGCACCCATAACGGTATACCAAGTACTTTTAGTAGGCGGCTGTAAAAACACTACAGACATCATTGTAAAAAAAGTTGAACTATTGTTGCTACCTGGAACAAGTGGCTGGCTAGTAGTTACAAGATATTGCCCATTACTAAACTTAATTGTGTGCTCGTTGGTTTGAGTGTTTTGTATACCAGTGCCATTATTTATCTGTACATCATTAACCAAAGTTGGATTGTCAGCAGAAGCAACCAAAGCTCCTTGCGAACCGTTAGATTTCCACGGAAACCATTTTTTAATCTTTGTAACATTGTTAGTAACAGTTTTATCAAACTGCGCCAGAATAGGTATCCAACGATCATTAGCAAGTGTATTAACATCTGAATACTTAAAAACATTAACTAACTTAGTAGGAGCATTTAATGAAGCAGTAGAGTAAATGTTTACCCCAAAAGAACTAGCCGCAATAGGATAACCAGCAACAATAAAATAAGGGTCAGTTTCAAATTTTGCAGACTTTTGCATAATTAAATTAGGCTGAAAATAAATCTTAGGATGAACCGTAATTGAAGCGTCAGCATTTGTTACAGACAAAGACTCATCAGAAGGTAAAGCGCTATCGACAGAAAAAGTAGTATCAATACTCCAGTAAGTATCACTAATTGAACTTGCATTAGCGATATCTATCGATAAGCCATCGATACGAATAGTGTAAACAATAGTAGTGCTGGTAGTGCCAACGCTATGATCAACATAACCAAACATGTATTTGTTTGAATCATTAACAGACCGAATAGTTACATTATCGCCAACATTAATAGGCCCAATAACAGCATTAGGATAAGAGCCAAAAGTAAAATCGTAAGAACTTTTTACAGCAGGTTTTGCTGAAGAAAAATCATAATACGCAACCGCAACAACATAAGCCACATCAAACCAACTTTAGTCGAAGCGAATTAGACGGGATGTACACATTAGAATACGCTGAAATAGTAGACTCTGGTGACAAAACACCAATAGCAATAATGTTACCTGCAGCTAAACTGTCACAAAGAGCCCAACCAACTACGCGACCCCAATCGCCAGTAGGAGTAGGCCAAACAATGTCTTTAGTGTTATAAAATACACCAACAGATGAAGACCAGTTATCATAACCAGAATTGTAAGACTGGCGAACATAACTGTAAGCCGCCAAAGGTTCATTTAATTGTGATGCATCCGTTAAATTTTTGTCAGGCAAATCAGTCAACAAAGCTACATAAAAAGTACCAACACTAACAGAAGCATCAGGAGTAAGTAACGAAGCCAACATTAACTGGTCACCGTATAACGAAATATATCCCATTAAATTTCCTCAGTTATTGTTTCCACAGGATCACGCACAATTTGTGCGGTCACTAAAGCTAGTTTAGCGTGCAAAAACTCGTGAGTAACATTTACCGTATAGTCAGAAGCATAACAATTCCAGCCTTTAACAACATTACCAAGATTAATTTCCATATAAAAACGAATTTGAGAAACAGCATCAGTTAAAGACTTAACCGCAGACATAATCTCATAATGCGTAGTACCGCGAACATAAACCGCTAAAGTTTCCGTAACATTCTCGCGAAGAGCATTAATAGTGTATTTACCTTCAAGAAAAGAGTTAGTAACCTCATCACGCCTAAATTGCACAGCAGAATTTTCAAACGAACCTTTAGCAATACGATAAGTTTGCCCATCGTTAACTAGCAACCATTGCCCACTATAGTTAGTTGTTCCATCGATGTTATACATGTCGCTAGATAACGAAATACGAACATTAACATCAGTATTATTGCCACTATAAGGCGTTGTAACAAAATCGGGTCTAGAAAACATTAGTTACCTACCGGTGATAATAAACGCTGACGACGTTGCTGAGCATTAATCTTACGCATAAACTCATTAGGGTCATTAGCCTGAACAGTAATCTGACCATGAATTTGAGTCGAGTGATCATAGCTATGACTTGTAGTGTTAGTAGTATTTGTGGCAAATCTAGACATACGAGAGTTAACAGCATCAGAATTTCCTACATAACCACCTCGACTAAAATGAGGAATCCAATCATCCCACCAATTATGGGCTTTTGGCGCGGGACCAGCAGTCATAATTGGAACATTACTGCTCAAATCCTTATACTTTTCTGCTTTATCAGGATTACCATTTTTGTAATTTAAAAAATCTAAATAATGGTGATCTAAAGTGTAAGAACCCCAATCAGCCCAATACTTACCACCCTTAGAAATATCATAAGCAATTTTTGCATTTGTAAAAGGATCATATAAATCATTGTTAGAAGACAAATGATACTTCTTACGTCGCTCAGGACCCAGATTATGAATCATATTAATTTGCCATAGACCATAAGACAAATCACCAGTGCTATCCGTATTGTTTAAAAGATTTGTATACCCATGAGACTCCGCCATTGCAATTGCCCAAGCCATCATTGCTTCATGACCTTTAAAACCAGCCCTAGCAATCAGTTTCTTTAAACTATTCTTGCCAATAGGATTATTGTCATTATCCCACCAGTTTCCTACAGAGCCACCATCTTTAAACTTTTGCTCATTAAGATTGTGGAAAAAATCTACACCGTACTTATCGACAGTATCCGCTTTAATAACATACTCACCATCAGAAAGACGAGCAGGAATAGAATCAGAAGTCTTAGAACCAGGACCCTTAATATGTCCACCAGTAGCAGCTTTAACAAGATCAGAATCATCAACAGGTAAACCATTTAAGCGACCAAAAAATGGTTTACCAGAACCAGAAAAAACAACAGGTTCGGCTCGAACTTTTTTGTACGGAGCAGGAGCATCAATCATCATTCCGTGCCCAATATAAATACCAACGTGATCCATACCCGCTTGACTACGGTTATTGTTATAAAACACTAAATCCCCGGCAATAGCATCTTTTTGCATAATATGTTTGGTGTATTGATTATACAAAGTTGCTGCAGTTCCTGTACCTGCATTTATTCCAGCATGCTTTGCTGCAAACTCCACAAGACCAGAACAATCAAATCCGCCGATATCATCTAAATCATGACCGCCACCAAGGCGATAGTCTTGGCCAATTTCACTAAATACAGCATCAAGAAATTTTCCACGCTTAGTCTTGCCATTATCTTTAACAATTTTTTGATATTTACCGTTATTCATAGGATTACTTACTTGATAAACACCATCTTTATCCATAACCATCTGGCCTTTATAATCGCCAGCAGTTCCATTACCGCTTACACCAGTATTTTTTGGTAAACGATTAGTAATTTTACCCGGTGCACCCATAACACCGCTTGCACCACCACCGCCACCGCCACCACTACCACCAGTTAAACCAGCAGAACCGCTTCCACCAGAACCAGGAGCAGTTGGAGTATTTGGTGCTTTTCTAGGAGCAGATAAAAACCCATTAACTAAACTGAATTGCTCATTGCCAGTTAAACCTTTAAGTGATGTTTGTAAACCGTCTAAAATAGCTTGACCAGCAGCTTTAGCGGCTTTACCAGCAACATCAGGCATGCCAGAAAGTGCCTTAGCCAATTTGTTTGTTACACCACTGCCAGCAACCGAAATGTTTTCCCCAAAATTAAACAAATCGTTATAAGCACGCTTAGCCGCTTTTTCAAAATCCTCGCTCATATATTTCATTTGCAAATCAAAGTCTTCTTTAGCGCGTTTATAAGCCGTATTATTTGGGCTAGTCTCATGCTGACCGGATAAATCCATACGATTAGCGACTTCTTTATTAGCTTGATTAATTAAAGACACATTACGTGTCATATCATTAACAAGCTGATCCGTTTGCTGAGCATTAGCAGGATTCATCAAATCCATAGTACGAATAGCATCATCAGACAAACCAAGTTTTTTCAACTTAGTAACATTTTTCATTTGACGATTCAAAAGAGTACTTTGCTCTTTAAGATTAGTAATCAAAGCACCGGTCGAAGCAACACGCTGACCACCAACACGCTCATAAACATTATAAAAACTTTTAGCAAAATCTTGAGTACCACGCAAAATACTTTGATTAAACTTAAATTGAGTACGAGTAACATTGATAGCCATGTCCTCAGCACCCTTAGCCATCTCATGATTCAAATTAGCAATTTGCTTAGCAAAAGACATCATTTGAGAAACAGCCTGCTGACCAGTTGCTCTTTCTTGCCCCAAAACACTTTGCTGTTCTTGTGTAGCACCAGTAGGCAATACAGTGTTAGCAGCGGTAACACCTGTTTTAATATTTTGGTTAATATTTGAAAGACCGCTCTGACCAGCTTGCTCAACAGAACGAACAGAAGCAGTCATATTGTAGGCGTTAAGAATAGCTGAGGCCTGTGCACTACTTGCTGCAAGATTAGGATTTTTTAATTGCTGTAACAGTTCAGTAACAGCAGCCATGCCACTTTTTGTGCTATTTAAAGCAGTAGTAGAAATAGCTTGAGAAAAAGCATTTTGCGCACTAACATCATTTTGCGCAATAGAAGCATTAATAGCAAGTTTTACAACTTTATCTTTAATGGCATTAAACATTGTTGGATTACTAAAAATATCTAAAATAGTCATACTTTTTGACCATGCGTAATCCTCAGCAGCAAATAAGCCAGAACCAATATCTTGATTGGCTTTTTTAGAATACTTTTCTTCAGGCGAAACTATACGCTTACCTTTTTTATAAACAGGATTTTCAAAATCTCCACCGCCTTTAGCGATCAAAGTTTTGTAATATTTATAAAATTCGTTGTTTTTTACGCCTTCTAAACCACCTTGAGAATATTGAAAAAAGAACTTTAGTGGGTCGTTACCTTGCGCATTATTAAGAGTTCGCTGCATACCTAATGCATTGGTTACATTGCTTGTGTTATATTTTACTCCAAGCAATTCGCTAACAATTTTTAGTGCTTCCATACCTTGCGTAACAACGTAACCATTATTGCCAAGGCCACCATTTTTTACACCATATTCTCTAGCACCGCGCAAAACTTGTGCAGCCTGCTGCAAGGTAGCCATTTTTTGAGTACCGGAACCAAATTTTAAAAGAGTATTGTTAATATTTGTAGTAGCTTCTTGCCTAATTAACTGACCAATTGTTCCACCATACGCAGATTGTCGCCAAGTTGCTTCGTCAGTATGCCCCATTGAATCGCCAGCAGCCTGAAAAGCACTTTGATACAATCCAGAAGTTGAATTATTAACTTGCGACGGAGCAAAAGCTTTTATGCCAACTTGAGCAGTTAAATTAGTGTCTTTAGTTTTAGCAGTTAAATCTTGCATTAAACGACTAATAACTTCAGGGTTTGCTCTAGGTCCAGCCATTAAGCGTACATAAGCCGCTAAATCATTTGGATTTTTATTATCACCATCAATATTGATGTCTGCAGAAGTTTTGTAATTTGGTCGTAGTGCGTTTAAATTAACGTCTTGGCCTAAAGTAATTGCTTGCCTAACAGTTTTTGCAGACTTAGCGTAATAAGTTGCCCAGTCCATCGTACTATCAATACCAGTAGAAAGAGTACCGTTTTGAGTAGGCAAATTTGCTTTAGTTGCAAAATTATTATAAACAGAATAAGCATCGCCAAAACCAGTACCAGCCATACGCTCTGCGCTAATTTTTTGCGCATTTTTAACGAAACCAATAGCGGCCATAGTGGCCATAATCCCAAGCATTGGACCCATGCCCGAAAGCATGCTGCCTAAAGCGCCAAAACGAGCACCACCGCGAATAGTACCGCCTGCCTCATCAAGCCCAGTAATAGATCCTTGGCGCAAGTAAGCACCAGCATTCTTAAACGTAGCCTTACCTAACTCAGCAACACCTTTAGCAGTATATCCAGCAGCAGCACGAAACGCACCCAAACTTCCAGAAGTAGCTTTAATATCTTGATACATCATTTTGTTGGCAGCAGAAATTTCACGCCAACCGTATTGACCGCCAGGAACTCCGCCGGCTGGCATGGTTGATAAAGTGGCTGGGCGAATCACATTGTTAGCATCTTTACCATAATGTGCTTCCTGTTCAGCAGCAGACATCAATGGAAGATTGTTTTGTAAATGAAGTTTGTTATTAGCGCGAGCCATACCCGCATCAGTACGCATACGTGAATTACTAGGATCAGCATTGTAAAGATTAGCGTTAGCATTAACATACGCTTGTGATAACCACTTAGTGCTGCCCATTAAACGACTCATTCGGCTAACACGTTCGCCAGTCTCATCTTTACCACCAAACATAGTGCCAAAACCCTGACCCACACGCGCACCAGCAGTAGTTAAAGCATTAGGTCCAAAAGCCTCACCGTTTAAAGCCTGTGCTCGACCAGCAAAAAATTGTTGTCCAAAATTAGAATTCTTAAACATATTAAGACCAAGACGGCCCAATTGAATAACAGCAATACCTTTTAAAATAGTCCATAAAGTAGACAACACAGGAAGTAAAGGTCCAAGGCCTGCAAGAGCTGAAACAAGCCCGTGTACGCCACTAGCAATTCCATTAGAAACACCCAAAACGCTACCCAAAAATGACAAGAAAGGTTTACCTGCCTCAGCAGTAGTCTGCGACATAGTTTCTTGCATTTTAGTTAACTGGTCATTAACGCCACCCAAAGCAGTCTGTGCACCAGCATTAGCAGAACCATTATTATAAGCACTAGTAGCATCACCAACAATTTGACGCAAATCACCAGTCTTAGACAAAGCCTGCAAAGACTTAAAAGTATTAACACCATCAAGACCCAAATTATCAAGCGTAGTGACAGCCTGAGCGCCTTGTTTATTAATAGCACTAGTAAAGCGCAAAATCATTTCAGTAGGATCGCTCTTAAACAAATTGCCTAAAGAATCTGAAGACATGTTTAAGACTTTGGCATACTCACGAATTTCAGGTGAACCAGTACGAATAGACCGGTTCATATCCAAAAGGACCTTGTTAAATGCGTTAGCAGAACGATAACCATCTTCGCCAAGGCGAGACATAGCCGTAGACAAACCAAACACAGAAGCCTGACCAATGCCTACAACAGAAGCAATAGGTGCAATAGCTTTAGAAAAAGCCAAAACAGAAGAAGCCGAAGCGCCATATTTAGTAGTAACAGTGACTAAAGAATCACTAAAACCTTTAATCATATTAGTAGAATTACCAAACGAACGAGTCACCTGAAGCATGTCCTGGGTCATGCCAGAACCCCACTCGCCCGAAGCAGCTTGAAGTTTAATAAACTCAGTACCGAGTTTTTGAACCTGTTTAGTGGTCACAACACCAGAAGTTGCTAAAGCCTTAGTAGTTTCAATGGCTTTATCCATACCAATAGGAAATTGGCGAGCAAACTTCATAGTTACTTTGCCAAGATCATCAAACTGCTTACCGGCAATCTTAGCCATAGTATTAATGCCAGAAAGTTTTTGCTCATACGCTGCAGCCTGCTGAACAGCAATTTTATTAGCGCCAGTAAACATAGCCGTTGACTGAACAAGAGCCAACGAAATCTTATTAAGATTACCAAGTTTAGCAATGCCAATATCGTTAGCAGCACTAAACTGATTAGTCATAGCCAAAGCTTGACCAAGAGAAGACGTGTAAGGGCCTACATTGGCATTAAAATCAACTGTTACATCTTCATTAAACACAGTTAATCCTTTCGCTCAGGCCTCTTTACCTCTTTATTACGAGTAGCATCCGCAACATAAGAAGGTACTAATGTAATTGTAGAGCCTGGCAAGCGCTCATTCTCGTCCGTAGCACGATCCTTTATGTAACAACCCCAACATTGGTGAGTGATAGGTTCATAAGCATGCCTATCTTCTTCCCACTCCCAGCCAGCAGTTCCACACATTTGACACTTCTCACCAGACTCCAACAAATACGCTGCGAGTTTAGCGCGGTCATCCTCATTCCAATCAAGAAGCGTAGAATGAGGAAGCCCATGGTCTGAGCACCATGCGACTTCCATATAGAAAGTCGGGTCGTACCTCAGCCGACTTCGTTGAAAGGGACATCGAGGCCTTTAGAATTAACCTCAACACACCCAATAAACAATTCAGTCAACTCACCACGAGACCACTCGTTAGAAGTCCAAATTTGATTAGCTTGTTCTTCATTCAACTGCGGAGTAACAGAACAAGCAGAAATTAGAGCCGGCGCAAACGTTTCAACGTTATACGACGTACCTTCTTTCTTTTGTTCATTAGTTGGTGGATGAGCAGATAACAAATCGTCATAAGCCCTAGAGCCAATCGCCTTAATAGTTACCACAAAATCAGTAGTAGACGACTTGCCAGAAGGCACGTTAATAACAATTTCTTTAGTACGAGCAGGTTTCTTGAGTAGATCTTCAAGAGTAGCAATTTTACGAGCCATGATATATTTCCTTCGTTCGGTCTGTTTAAGCTTTCGCTTATTACGAGGTGTAGATGCGGACATGTATAAAGTATAGGCGAAGGAGAAAAGAGAGGAAAACTCCTCCGCCTATACTAAATTAGTTTAACCGTGAACGGCTGCTACAGAAACGACGTTGCTGTAAGTACCAGGACCGTTAGCGTTACGCGCTGCTACACGGAAGTACAAGGTCTTTGAAGTACCCTGTGAAGTCGTGATAGCAATGTTAGCGCTAGTTACTGGAGTAGTTGGTGTAGTGTTCAAAGCTTGGAAGTTTGAATCAGCATATGATGAACCAGTTGCAGAAGCGATTGAAGTCGCAGTCAACTGAGTAATCGTTGTAAACGTACCAGTCGCTGAAGTTGAAACCTGCACAATGTAAGGTGTAGCAGCTTCAGTAGCACCACCAGTTAGAGTACCGGTGTAAGCAGGTGTATCCCAGTCAAGGTTAATCGAAGCCACAGAAGCAGATGCAGTCTGAGTCAAGCGAGTAGCCACAAGGTTAACAACAGCAGATGGAACAGCACTAGCACTAGCAATAACGTTTGCACCTTCAGCTGGTTCCTGTGGAACAGCACCAGTGATTGTGAAAGTCTGAACAGTGTTAGATGTAACAGGACCCGCAGTACGAGCAGTTACAACTACAGGCCAAATTTCAACAATGTTACCTGCTGCAGGTGACTGGTTAGTACCCTGAGTAATACTGCCTGGATCATTGAAACGCGAGATTACAAAGTAACCTTTTTGACCGCGTGGAAGTTTAGTCCAAGCAAAGTCAACAGCGTTAGCGCCAGTACCGTTAAGGTCAGTGTATAAAGCATCATCGCGGTAAAAATCTGCAGTAAACGAAGCATTAACTGTGCCGGGAACGTTACCTTCAAACAAAGTGTCCAAAGAAGGTGTAGGAACAGTGTTACCTGTTGACTGTGCGGTTACAGAAATGACAAAAGGAGTCATATCGTAAGCAGTAGCTATTTCAGCAGCGGTGATGTTTGGTTGAGTTTGTGACGCGTTCCAAGCAGTGTTGTAACCCGAAATAGCAGAACCAAAAGACGTGACAGGAATAAACCCAATCCACGTATTATTGTTCGGAATAATTCTTGCCATAGTGGTAGGCCTCCTAAGCCAATCGTACGATTAAATACCGGTATATCCGATACTACTACAAAGTTTAAGAAAAACTGTTCCTCGAACAAACAAATCCGACAGAATCAAAACACTGCCAAAAAGGTGGATTCACAGTATCGACACGAGTAACAGACCCTAAATTTTGCCATTGAATAGCAGTAATCTTAAAAACCTCAGTGCTACCAAACGTAGAATGAAGCAAATTATTAGGACCGCCATCAACAGCAACACGAGTCTTATTAGCAATCCAATCACACTGCTTACGAGACCCACCAAAATGCCTCAGATTAAAGTTCACAGTCCAATCCAAATTACCATCAAGGTCATTAATCATCACATTAGCGCCAGTAGAAACCAGCACCGTATAAGGAGCAAAAACACTCTGATTAGGTTGACCCTTAACCCAGCCACCATCAGCAGGAGCAACACCATCACCAACAAGCTCGCCAGTAGCCACCAACTGAACAATAATAGCGTCAGTTAACGCGCCATGATCAATCATCTCAAAGCCCCTCTAGCGACCTGTGTGCTCTTATGAGCCAACTCCTTAGCAATACTACTAGCATGCTCTGAAACAGCCGCAGAATCCACCCTAACCCCCACATTAGGCTTAAACGTGATAGCAGTACCCGTAGACGTATTATGAACCACAGCAGACACATTAGCCAAAGGCTTAGACTTCACAATCTCCTGAGCACTATTATGCAAAGCCTGAGGAACCTTCTGAGCATCAACCTGCATTTGACGCAACTTATCTGTTACATTCTTAAACGTCATACATACCACTCCGAAGGAATATTAGTTTCCGGAGTCCAACCTTCCCAACGCTGAACACCAGTAACAGAAATGTTACGCACAGCCTCAAACTGACCAGAAGCCTGAACATCCATAACACGAAAAGCACGACCAACCATCAACACATCAGGATGAGCAACCACAACAACCACATCATTCACCTGAGGAGTAGTAGGCTGCCCGTCATCATCAAGCAAAGGAATAGACACCGCACCACTAGAAAAATACTGAGGCTCTTCACCCAACTGATACTGCACAGGCCCAGCAATCGTAGTAACCCTACCCTTGCCAGTGTAAATAGTAGAAAGCACAGTAGCAGTAGCATCACCAGTTGTAGTATTAAGAGAAGGTTTACCTGGACGATCAATACGCAAAGTAGCAGTCATATTCATTTCGGCATAACGCTGAGCATAACGATGCACAAGACTAGTATTAATTTTGTACATTACGGAAGTACTCTTTTTAACTTGCCAGGCCGCTCGGCCGCAGCACTCTTCGCACGTCCTTCGCTAGCTCTTACAGCCTCTCCAGTAACACGATGAATACCATAATCAGAACCATGCTTAATTTTTTCTGGCAAACTTGTAGTTTTTCTAGACAAAGCCAAAAATCGCGAAGCTTCTTTACCGGACAAATGCTGCAGAAGCATACCCTGTTTCATTTCATTATCAAAAACACTAGCGTTACCAGCTTTAAGCGCCCTATTCATTGCAGAAGGCAAGCCCTTAGCAACACGACCAAGCTCAACTAATTCCATAATTAGCCCCAAACAATCGGTTCATTTTGAACATCAGACTTCCACCAATCAGTCGAACGACCAGGATGAAAATCACCATAATTCTGACGGCCAGCAAGATAATTATCATTAAAGCCAATACCAAACACAAGAGGCTTAATCTCAGGATCCCACTCAATACTCAAAATATTAGCCGCAGTAACAGGGTCAAAGAACCCATACAAAGCCTTATACTGGTCACGCAAAGAAACAGCAAGATTATTGTAACGCTCCTGCAACTCGCTCAACTGAACAGAAACACCATCAGCCGAAACACTAACCTCACGAGCAAAACGACCAGAAATAACCTCAGCCGCAACCGCAGCAACATAAAGCGGAGCATTGTAATCAGTATTCCACTGATCTAAAAGAAACTGAACCTCCTCATCCGTCAACAACGGAAAAGAAGAATCAGTATCCCCTACATAAAACCGAACACTGTCCTTATCAGAAGAACCCGGATTACCACTATACGTCCACGACATAGGACAATCCTAACTGATAAACAAAAACTTAATGAAATACTTACTTTTCAATATCCTTGTAGTAACCCTTTTTATGAGCCCGCATAGTGCCTACCGTAGCGCCACCAACACCACCAGCCAAACCTAAAGTGCCACCAACCGCAGCAAGCCCTGCAGCAGTCTTAGGATTCTTAATTTTTCCAGAACGCAGAGCGCGACCAACACCATAAGCCGCCCCAATACCAGCAGCACCACCTACAACATCGCCGGTAATTTCATTACCAGCAGCGCGAAGCTTCTTACCCTTCTTACCCGCAACAGCACCATGCATACCAGGAAGAACCGTACCCAAAGCCAAACGGGTAGAGTTAATTTTATCGTCACTCTTACGCACATGCAAAGCCGTCTGACGAGCATTCTTGTCACGACTAGCCTGCCTAATACACGTAGCACACGACCCATTATCGCAATAACGCTGACCAGCAGAAATACTACCCACATGAGTAGGAGCCAACTCAACAGACTTAGCAAACTCATTAAGATCACGATAAGCCTTAGCAATCGCAAACGACTTTTCTACAGACATACGAGCCTCCCGACACGTTTTACATTTACAATTACAGCCCTTTGCTGCAATGCCATGCTTACAACCACAACCACATGATGCGCACATTACAAATCCACTTCCTCAATCCAACGGGCTTTAATCCAAGTCTCAACACGAGTCCAATTAGCGGCGCCAGGAACAACATCCCCAACAGCATAACTAGTACTACCAATAATCATAGGCCTTGTAGCCTTATAAGTCTTAGTCTTATCAATATCCGCGATAATTACTTTGCGAGTAGCAAGACGCTGTGCCATTCTATTAGCCACACAAACATCTTGTGACGACACAGGAGAAGAAAGTAAAGTTAACGTAACACCAGGGGCATTGACATCCCAACCTGTAGTATTAGTTTCAAAAGATTCATTTGGAACCAAATTATATGCACTTACAGTGCTTGAGGTTTCTAACTTTACCCCATCAATATACAGATTAGAATTTGCCACAACTTGACCAACATCAAAACCAATGCTCCAATGTACATTAGTGCCAACTTGAACTACTGGTTTAGATATTCTTGTCCAAGTGTTTGCAGGAACAACAAAATCGCTTGCTCCATCATATGAAGTACCATCATTGTCTCTAAAAGGAAGTTTAACTGTTGTTGCTACAGGTGAATAAACATAAGCGCTAAAAACATATGTTCCAGCAACAAGTGTGTTTGTAATATCCGCAAAAACGTATGAAGTAGCAGGCGTAAAAGTCGAACCAACTGAAAGCTTTAAACTATTACTACCATACAAAGAATATGTTGACGAAGTTTGCAAAGTAGCCGACACATTATCGGGAGATTTTAATAATTCCCAACCAGAAGCATCAGTTTCAAAAGAAGAATTTGGTACCAAGTTAGGCTTAAACACATTAGCAGTTGAAGATTGTTCTAGCATAATTCCATCAACAACAAATTTTGATCCAGCCACAGCCTGTGAATTCACAGGATAAGTGTTATAACAAATATGAAGTCTTACAAACGCGGCTGATGCATGAGTAGTAAAAGTATGAACTACTCTTTTCCACCCATCACTAGCATAATAAGTAGTATTAGTCGTATTATGCTGAGTGACAATATTGGAACCACCAGAATCTACGTCATGAACAATAGTAGCAAGATCAATACTACTGTTACCCGACCCTGGCTTAACATAATATGAAAAAGTGTAAGTTGTACTAGGACTAACAGCAATAAGGTTAGGGGTTCTAATGCCCGAATTATTTGAAGCAACTTGCGTAACTTCTAAAGCATTCGTACCAAAAACAAAATTAGGAACAATAGAATTAGCTTTACGAATAGAAGTCTGAAACTTGCCAACAGAAGTTTTAGTAATTGGCATTAAACTTCCTCAACCCACCGGGCCATAATCCATGAGTCTAAACGAAGCCAACTAGATGCCTCAGGAACAATGTCCCCTGCAGCATAAGTATGCGCACCAACAACCAAAGGCTTAACCGCTTTGTAAACAATAGCCTTAGTAGTATCAGCATTAATCGCATTACGAGTAGCAACCCGCTGAACCTCTTTATCAGCCACCGCAACATCCTCCTGAGACACCGAAGTAGCACGAGAAGTAGTAGAAGTTGCTTTCTTAATCGACGTCTGCACTTTGCCGTTAGTAGCCTTAGTCACAGTCATACTAACCCCTAACTAGGATCAATAGTAAACGTATTAGAGTACGTTCCTGTAGTAGAACTAATTATTGCAGCAACACGAAAATCATACAAAGTATTAGCAGTTAAACCAGTAATAGTTGCAGTAACAGCCGTAGAAGCAGTATGAGTAAAAGTAGTCCAAGACGAAGCAGAAGACAACTTGTACTGAATACTGTAATCTGTCAAACCAGAAGGGCTATTGCTAGGCGCATACCAATTCAAAACAACCTGACCAGAACCAGCAGTACCAGTCAAAGCATAAGGAATATTATCCTTAGCATAATCCCGAAGAACCTGAGGATTTAGATAAGTAGGTATTGGAGTGTACTTAACAGAGTTATTAGCAGAACTATCCGTCATGTAAGAAGTATCCAACAAGCCCGTAGGCCCAAAAGCACCATCAGGAGACTGCTGGCGTGCAGTAGCCAAGCGAACGGCGGATGGCCCCGGAACAGGGACCACCCACCGCTTCGCAAGAAGAGACTGCAACGTCTTCATACTCAACACTTCAGCATCAGTAAGAATATATCCCTTAGCACGATTCACACCACCAATAGTGAGAGCCTTAGCTAAGCGAAGAACAGTTGCAGGACGATACATGATTATGCAACCACGCCCGTGAAGAAAGCACCAAGGTCAGTAGCAACCGTCTTCATATCGTAAGTCATTTCTGCCTCGATACGATCAGAAGCAATATGCTCCATACGGAAACGCTTAATCTTAATACCTTCAGAGTTACCACCGAGGTAGCCGTTCCAAGTGAACGTGTAACCAGCAGATGGAGTCATCAAGCTAGGTGCTGAAGGAGCGTAGCACAACAGAGCAGACTTAGAATCATTAATGAAACTGTATGAAGCAGCAGCATCCTGAGTCTTAGCATCTGGAATCTGTGGACCAGTAGCCTGTGAAGCGTACGACGTGTACAACTCGTTAACACCAAACATAGTAGCAATCAAGTCTTCAGTCACGATACCGCGCTGAGTGTACTTGATACGGTCAATGATGTCTGGATGTTGCTTGAGAGCAGTCATAACATCCGCACCAATAACCATGATGTTAGGCGCAAAACCAGTGTTCTTACGGAAAGCAATAACCGCACGAGCAACGTCACCAATAGGGTCAGAACCAGCATCAGACCACTTAGCAGCCGGAGCAGTGAAACCATTAGTGTTAGCAGAAGCACCAACAACAAGGTCATTGTCCCAAACGCCAGTAGTGAAGTACTTAGCAGCCCAGTCAACGTCACGCTTCAAAAGAAGCTGATTAGTGATGAACTCGGTGCTATCGCGGTCAAGCACAAAGTTACTATCAGCATTAGCGCGTAGCTGGTCATCAATGTCCTTGTGAACAGCGTAGACATGAGCAAAGTACTGGTCGGTGGTTGTATTCCAACCAACGCCAGGTGACTCTGTAGAAGGAGCACGACGAGCAACGTCAGTACGACGCCAATCGCTCTTGCTGTACTTCCAATAAAGGTCAGATTGCTTCTTGACAGGAACCTTAGGGAAAACCTTGTCAGCAATGTATGCATCTGCAGACTGCATGTAGGCAATCGACACATTGGTCAACGGCACATTAACATGCAGATCGGACTGGGATGGACTTGGCATGAGTTAGTCTCCTATTTCTATCGTGCGGCCAGAAGCACGGGGATAAGCTCGCCTGCGGTAGACGAAGAAGCAAGTGCGGTACCAGCAATAACCTGATTACGAATAACGTTAACCTTGGTAGCTGAAGAAGCACGACCAGCTTCAGCAGCACCTGCAGCGTTAATGTAAGAGATTGTAGTAGCACCAACAGCAGTTACAACAAAAGTACCGTTGTTAGCAGCAGTTGTAGCATACGAAATGTTAACGATGTCGCCAACCTGTACGCCATGTGACGTTACGTCAGTAGTGGTACCAGTTCCTGCAGCACCAAGAGTCATAGTGACAGTTGGTGAAGAGAAGGTGCTAGAAGTTGAACCCTGTGAGTAACTTAGAGCGTTAGTGTAACCACCAAGGAACCTAGTAGCAGCACCTAATGAATCTGAAGTTACTTTTGCGCCTGCAGTAATACCTGTATCGCCTGAAACTACAAACGAAACACCAATGAAGCCAACCTGAGCAGCAGCGCCCACAACCTGTGGCTTATTCTGCAAAACACCAATTGAGTAATCTGATGCAGAAGTACAAAGACCAGCAGTCTTAGAACCAGTCACTTTAACAAAGCGGTACTGATTACCAGCAGTGCTAATGTTACGAGTTACAGTGATACCTGCAGTAGACTGTGTAACACCAGGGGTAGCGTTAGCAACAGTAAAAGTAGTTGCCGAAGCAATACCTGTAATAGTGAAAGTACCATTATTTCCTGCAGCAGTAGCACCAGTAACAACAATCGTGTCACCAAAAGAAAAACCATGAGGTGTTGGAGTGGTGAAAGTGTTCACTGACGATGCGTAAGAAACAGTAGCAGTCAAAGACTTGCTAGATGGGAATCCACCAAGACCAACGTTAGATACACCGGTGTAACCAGCAATCGAAGCGTCAGCAGCGAGGGAAATGGATTTAAGGGACTCTTCGTAAGCCATGACTTATCGTCCTTCTGCTAGGTAAGCGTCATATGCGCTTGGATTAGATTCAAACATTGCAGTAAAAGCCTGCTCGTAAGACACATCAGCCTTACCAACAAACTCGCTAGCAAGTCCATTTACAGTATCAAGTACCGAAGCATTGTCTGTATCTCCAACATACCCGATTTCGTTGTACAACGCATCACCGATAGCAGAGAAAAGTTCATCGACAAGTTCTAGCTCTTCATCAGTCAAAGCCTCAGCGATTGACTTCAAAATAGGGCCAAATACCTCAGGAGCAACCGGAAGATTGTACTCCGCTGCCTTAGAGATGAAAGCATCTTCGATACGGGCATCCTCAATTGCTGCAGCATATTCAAATGCTTCAGCAGCCTGAGCCTTCGCGATTTCAACTTCATCCATCGCCTTAGCGATAATTTCTTCGCGATCACGCTCGGTGACCGCCTTACTTAGTTCCTCAAGAACCGAGTCACCTAGACTCATATGATCACTCATTTCTGCCTTAGACAAGGCGTATCCACCAGCGGCACCGGTGGCACCAACAACGGCAAGACTTTTGCCTGGATTTTCTTTCACCCAACCAGACGTCTTCTTCGCACCACGAACAAGCGACTGACCAGCTTCAGAACTTGTAGCACCACGGTATGCAGTGCCAGATTTCTCCGCAGCATTAATCATGTGCGGGAGAGCCTTTTGTCCCATCTTTGTTGCAGCAAACTTTTCTGCAAAACCTGAGAACATATTTTTTTCAACATCGTCATCAGAATCATCTTCAATTTCATCTTCGACGTAAACATACTCGTTGCCTTCAGCATCAAAAACAACATCACCATGCTCAAGAATTTCAGCAGGAACTTCCTCGCCAGTTTCATCAAACAAAGCAGCAGGAATCTCTTCAGCGCTATCGTCGTTTTTAGCGAAAGCAATAAGGCCATGCTGATTAGCAGGACGGTCCACGACAGACACCTCATCTATCTCAATGTCAAAAAGACGCTTTACATTTTGATTCATAGTACTCCAATCTTCTTACAAAAAATGATTGCTCGCATTAGACTTAACAACTTTTATGTCCACGGCTGATTACGAGCACTAACACCACGCTTGTAAGACCCAGCACTAACAACACTGGCGCCCAACGCTGCAGCAGTCAAACCCAAACCACGCTTGGTCAAACCAGGCTTCAACTTAATTCCCAAACCATCCTTAGCGCGGCTAGCAGAATCAAGACCGCTAACTGTGTAATTTCGTGCAGCCTCACGACCCAATACAACGCCAGTACCTGCAGCAGCGCCAGAATAAAGACCTAAGCGACGCTGACGATCAGCCTCAGGATCAAAACGGCGATAGGCCTTGCCAACACCCGACTCTTTAAATGAACTAGCGCGTTTGCTTGGTTTGTCCAACGCCCTGCGGGACTCACTGCGTAAATCAATACCGGTTTTTTTAGCATCTCTGATGCGCTTTGCTTCCTGCTCAGCTCTAAGGCCAGACAAAGGCCCAGTATCTTTACCAGCTTGATTTCTAACAGCTGAAACACGAGAAGAAACGTTTTTTCCATAAGCGTTAGCCATGATTCTGTCAGAGGTATGGCTAGACATCATTGTTGCTGTGTTTACTGAACTAGGCAATCCTTTAGAAACTTCCACCAAAGACTTTTGAATGCCCGAACGGTGAGCAGCATTTACATACTCTTGACCACGAATAGCACCATCAACAGCACCCAAAGCGCCACCAGCAACCGCGCCGCCAACAGCCCATTTATTCTTACCAGCAAGCGCCTTAGCCCTCTTGCCATGCTCAGCCAAAGTTTTTTTCTGCATCAAGCCATTAGCCCGCATCATCTTTTCATACTCGCGATTAGAACTACGAGAACCACGAACCATCTCGCGCTTAGGCTTAGTGGCCTTATCTTCCTTAACGCCAGTTAAACTACGCTCAAAACCGCCATCACCTAGCATGTGGCCCAAATAGCCTGCAGAACCAGCCCCAATAGCACCACTAGCAATAGTGTTAGAAGCAACAATGCCATTCTTTTTATCATTCAAGTTTTTACCATGACCATTACGGCTCACAGAACCCTGCGACTTATTTACAGCAGACTGACCAGTATTCATTGCACTTCCTTTAGGTTTCTTCAACAAGTGGTGCGCAGCACCCGCACCAATAGCCATATTTACGCCCTGCAAACCAAGACCAGCAATTGCTGCGTTCTTAGCACCAATCTTACGCGCAATAGCGCCCATTTCTTCAGGCGTAGCCTGAAAACCTTTAGCCTTAAGATTACGATACTTTTTAGCCGACTCCGCAACAGCAGCGCCCTCAGCAATAGTAGACCCAACAAGACCAGCGCCCAGCTCGTGCGCATGATTTTTATGATTAGAAGAATCAGCAGCCATTACACCATCGTACCTTGACCAAGAGGCGAATACACTGTTGCGCGACCACCCTCATAAATATTCAAACCACGAGCCAAACGACGCAACTGACGTTTAGTCATACCAGACTGATTACCCAAATTACTACCAACAGCCATAACATTTGCCGAAGCAATCATTTGCAAAGGAGACACAGGATTACGACGAATAGGCACAGCATTATTTTGCCAATCCCTAATGTTCTCAGGAAGATACGGAAACTCCCTAACATTTGACCCTTTAGAAATGTTACTTTCAACAAAAGCTCTACTGATAGACATTTTTAGACTTCTTTACGCTTACCGCGACCATGAATAGAAAAGCCAGTAACTTCGCCCTTCTTAACTTTCTGCCAAGCATCCTCATCATGAATCTTGTAGCCAACCCACCAACCAATAGGAGTATCGTCAGGCAAACCCATCTTTTCAACCTTTTCAGGTGTCATAACAAAAGACTCAATCATGTCACCGGCATGAAACGGCTGGTCGCCATCACGCTTATGCTGATGACCTGCTTTACGAGAATTAAGAACATACTGGTATGCAGCCTTCTCAATCTCTTCAGGAGTAATCCAATCGCCCTGACGATCAACAACCGGGCGACCATCAACCTCAACAATAGAAGCCCAACCAAAAACTTGACGCTTATCCTCATCAGACTTAGCAAACTCACCAGCCCACGTAATGTCAAAATCATCATCAGACTTACTCATAGCGTCAGTATTATCAACCTGCTCGCCCTTATGAGAATGCTTAGGTGGAACCTTAACGCGAGGCACCTGCGGAGTACGCTCCTGTGGAACAAGACGGCCACGCTTATTACTAGAAGAAGTATTTAGCTCTGAAGGCTCTGGACCCATCTTAGAAATACCCTCAGGAGTGTACAAATACTCCCAAATGGCCTCAGGATAAACAGCATCGCCAAACAAAGTTTTGCACAAATCAACAAAGCCAGGATCAACCTTATGAAGCGACTTAACAATCTCTAACGAATCCATTGATTCTCCAAATTCTTATTACGTTTATCTTATCTTACAGCTAAAGTCTACCAAGGTGGCATAACTTTAATTTCATACAATTCTATTGGCGGGTTAGTACCCTTATCGCGAATAGCCGAATTAACTTCATCAATAATCTCATCGCTATCACTAAGTGATAAAAACTCCTGCAAATTACTTACGTCCTTATCAGAAGGCACAATTTTTACTCTTTCAGCAAACTCTTCAGGATTTTCGTTAGCAATATAATGCGCTTCCCAAAGGTCACTATAACTACCTACAATAAGTTGATATTTCTCTTCTGGGTTGTACCCAGCCAAAATAGCATCATATTCGCCGTTTTCATTAATCAAAGCTTCCGGTTGCCACATTAAAAATGAATTACTTAGACTAAAACGCTGCTTACTATTATTAGCCGCTTCAAGCGCCTGCTCAGGTGTTTCAAAAGACCACTCACCAGTATCTTCGCTATTACCACCAGTACCTGTAACTTTAATAATTTTTTCAGGCTCTCTGCGATCAGCATGATTAATAATATTTCCAACAACTGGTGACAAAGCCCTACCGGGAGACGTGCGTTGTTCTCTAGGTATTAACAAACTGCTGCCATGAGTATTTTTAAACACTTTTAAAGCAGTTCTATCATCCTCAAGATTTCCTGAAACTATTTCTGTAGGACCTTTAGGGTGAGTTTCTTTTTTATACGAACGCTCGCTAAATGCTTTTTCATTTAACCATGGCCACAAATCAGGCATAGGAGACATACCGTAAGGAACAATCACAGCCCAACTGTCACCAAACTTAATAGGGTCATGTGTTTCATCCCTATAAAACATTTTAAAATTAGTTTTAAAACTTTGCTTAAATTTAGTTTCAGCAAAAACTGGCTCTTGGCGCAAAGCAGAAACCTTCTGACGAACATCAGCTTGATTCTGACGCGACTCTTTAAAATCAAAATTACCCTGCTTAGCTTTTTGCCCAATCTCACGCTGGCGAGCCATCTTATTGCGCTTATCCAACTTAGCCTTAAGAGACGTAACATTCTTATCAGTAAACTGACCATTAACAGCACGAGGATGTTCTACGTTAAAAACCTCACGCTCCTCATCTGACAAATTTTTACTAATATCTTCTTCCCACAAATCAGGATCATCATTAACCAAAGCGATTTCATAAACTTTAAAATCATCAGTATTAGGTACAAAATCGTCTTCAAAATCGTCAGAATAACTGTGCAACTTATGCTTGCCGGCATTAATCAAAGACATTAAACTGCGAGGCTCTGGGCCACCAGTAACAAGTCTAAATGTAGCTTTAGGTGCAACAGTACTCCACTTAAAATCATCAGTATGCGGATTACCGCTAGAATTAGTCAAAACATCAGCACGATTCTTGTGAACAGGCGTGTAACTACATTTTAGAAGAACAGTGCCTTCATTAACAATATTTTTTAAACCACGTATGTCAACATAGTCACTAAAGCCATCTTTGCCAAAAGCCTCAAGTTCACCATTACCATCATGATTCTTAACATCCCACGCAGTAAAAAGATTACTCTGCTTTTTAATTTGATTAAGTAAAGAAGCATTAACAGGAATATACACGTCACCATTAACAAAAAACGTTGGAACCGTAGGGCAATCGCCACTAGGGTCGTTTAGTTTAAAATCAGGCTTGCGAAAAGAATGCCTAAAACTAGTTTTAAAAGTATCGCCAGTAGTTTGCACCTCCATTTTTTTAGGCTCCACTTTAGTACGAGGCGCAATCTTAGTTCGAGACTCACCAGCGGTCTTAGACCTAGCAAAATCAAAAGTACCACGCTTGACTTGCGAACCAACCTCACGAGCAGCCTTAAACTTTTTCATCTTATTCAACTTGGCACGCAAATCAAGAACTTCACTCTTATCAGTAAAACGACCATCAGAAGCCCTAGGGTGCAACTCTTCAAACTCAGACTTTTGCTTAGAAATTAACTCAGAAGAAATCAAAGACTCACGACTACCCATAACAGATGCATAAGTCATCAACTCGCGATCAGCATAATCAGCACGAATATGCGGATTAACAGTAGCCGCTTTCATAACAGACGCATAACGCCCCAGACGCTCAACAGGAACACCATGCACCTCAGCAGCACGTTCAATAGCGTTAGGCCAAGGCATTCCGTTATTTGTCCACGTATGCAATAAACGCTCAGTAGAAGCCACGGCTTTCTCATGAATAGCATCAGCCAACAATTTGCCATAACGTTCAGAAGCATCACCCATAACAGGTTTAGTTGCCTCAGACAAAGCCTTAGCAATAGGCTGTAAATCAACCTGTAAAAGCGCCTTACGCACAGTATGAGTATCAACTAGTGTCTGAGTAACTAAAGGCTTTAAAACACCCATAGCAAGCCCGTGATAACCCAAAACAGCCACACCAACACCATTGACAACATCCGAATCATCAACAGACTTTAAAATCTCTGCAGATAACTCCGGATTGGCCCACCAACGATTCACAATCCCCTACTTTCAATGCTAAGAGCTAGAAGCCCCGATAGCCGAGTTTACATCATCAACAGTAAACACAGACAAATCTTCAGTAGACAAATCAGGCTTACGACTCAAACGCACATTTCTTGCCTCTTCAAGTCTGGCATGCAAACGCTCCATAGCACGGCCATTACCACCTTCAGCAGATGCCACACGAACAGCCTCATTCAAAGCCTTAGCAGTCTGTGGACTATCAACCACATCCTTATGCCTAGCCATACGTTGCTCAAGAATCTGTACCTGCTCCTTATGAGAATAGTTAGGAAAATTAACAGTCTTAGAAAAACGAGACTTCATACCAGGATTAAGCGCCATAAACTTACCCATCTCACCCGGATAACCAGCAACAATAACCACAGTATCATCCTTATGTTCCTCCATAAGTTTCATCAACTGAGTAGCAGCTTCTTTACCAAAAGCATCATCCGCAAGAGTGTAAGCCTCATCAACAAACAAAACACCGCCACGAGCAGACTCAAACTCTTTACGAACACGATCAGAAATGTTATTGCCATACTTACCAACCAATTTACTACGGTCAGTCTCAACAACAGTATCCTTTGGCAACAAACCAGCCGCGTTATACAACTTTGCCAACTTTTTAGCCACAGTCGTTTTACCAGTACCAGGCTCACCAACAAACACCAAATGCTTAGCGTTATTAGACACAGGCAAGCCAGCTTCTTCGCGCTTCTGATTCATCAAACCAGTAGCAACAAGACTATCCACTTCATTAGCCACTTCATTCATACCAATCATTGAATGAAGGTCAGAACTAATACGCTCTACTTTTGCCGTATCGGCACCAGTGGTAGACCCGCCTCGCGCCTCACTGCCACCTCTTGGGCCAGCCAATGATTCTTCGCGATGAGCACCTGTCGGGACGAGTACCCCTGCTGGCTTTTCGCTAACTCCCCCGCTGGGGGCTCCGCTTTTGGGGCCTCAACACCACCTGCCTCAGCAGAAGATGCTTTCAACTCCTCTAACTTATCCATCAACTGAGACGTATAGATAGCACCCCAAGCAGCTTGTGTAGCTTGCGCACGCTGGTCAATAGTTTCAGGCAAGAACTGTTGGAATGTACCAAAATGAGAACTAGTGCTAGACCCCATCGCATCTTTCCATTCATCAGGAGTAATGCCTGCTTTAGACAAAGCCTTGTCAGCAGCCTTATCCGGATCAATAGCGGCCTCAGAACTAAACAACTCACCAATACGAGCATCCTTAGCTTTTTTAAGCACAGCAACGCGCTCAGCGACCAATTTACTCATTTGAGTGTTATCCAAACCATCAAGGTCTGACGCAATCTCGGCAACCGCAGGATTAGCATTAATCATCGCTTTAAGACCAGCCTTGTCATTAACAGACGCCAACTCAGCCATCTCCTGAGGCTTATCGCCTGAATAAAATAGACCAGCAGGACCATGAGCCGCAGGTGCGTAAGGAGACTTTAACGAAGCAGAATCGTTAATTTTATCTGCCACATAATGCACATTGTTTTGCAAATCCTCAAGCGACATACCAAAACTGGCTTCAGATTCGCCCTTCCAAGCAGAACCATACAAAGCAGCCAAAGCCTCTTTCACTGCTTTTTCATCAGACAAAACCGCGCCTACAACAGCAGGGTCTGATTTGTAAGCCTTAACTAAAGCATCGTGCTCTCCATTATTTGAAGCAGCCAAAAGATACTTAGCAGCCAAACGTTTATCACCAGTAGTTTCAAAAGCACCCTTTGCTACAGACCACTCTGTAGTGCCTGGGATACCTTGAATTGTTGGGTCATGACTGCGGAACATAGACGCCAACTCTTCAACATCTTTAGATGCTTCTTTATCCGCGACAGCAGTAAATGCTTCCAAATCACCCAAAAACTTAGCCTTAGGAACAGGCTTAGCTTTAGTCTCAGGTGTTGCACCAGCAGAAGGTGTTGCACTAACTTTTTCTTCCTTAGGCGCTGCACCAGCCTCAGTCTTTTCTTCCTTAGGCTCTTTGTAACCAACATTAGGCCGTAAATCACCGGCACCAGCATTAACATAACCCTGATCCTTAGCGCCCAACTTTTGACGCGCTCCCGCAGCACCAGACTGACCAAGCGACTGCAAGAATCCACGCTGACCATTCTTATCAGCAGTCAAAGGCTGATACTTAACAGAACGAATAAAATAAGGGAACTGCTGTTGCAAAGTTTGCAAAGCAGCGTCATAACCTTTTGAATTTAGATTAAGACGAGAAACACGGGCTGCACGCTTCTGCTCAGCCAACTCATCAAACACTTCATTAACACGACGATTGTAACGCTCATTCTTGTACTTAAAGCCCTCAGAATCCACCTGCTTAATGGCATCCTCATGAAGCATCTGCAAATCTTGCTCATTAAGCGTCGCACCAGCAGTACGAGCTTGGTCAACATAATGCTCAAACAAATCTTTGCGTTCTTTTGGCGTAGAGCCCATAGAGTTAGCCATACCGCGAAGACGTTCTTTTTCACGCTGATCAATATCTTGAGTGTACAAATTAGAGTTTTGAACCGCATCAAGAATACTGACATAGCGGTCAACCATCTGTCGAGCCTTATCAGAGTTAGCGCGAGCGCCACGGAAATTAGGGTCAAACTCTAAAGAAAACACACCACTGCTGGAAACAACAGTAGCCATACGCGCACCCGTACGAATAGACGCATAAACATCCTCCGCAGTCAAACCACCCTGCTGACGAGTACGCACATACTGGCCGCCACGCAAAGACTTAAGATTCTTCAAATCAAAAGGCAAATAATGGTCATCAGAAAAACCAACAGACTGACTAACAACATCGCCATCAGCATCAATAATGACACCCTGCGACGGCAACACATTACCCGCTGCGCGAGACAAATCAGCAACAAAAGGGTCCGACGGTAACGTATTCAACAAATGACGAGCCGCCACATCAGCACGAACATTTAGTGCCAACTCATCTGGCGTATACTCGCCACCACGAGTGCGCTTCAAATGATTCATTTCATAAACAGCCGACGTAGCAACAACGTCTTTTTCACCCTGACCTGAAACTTCATTTTCAAGATGATTCATAGCCAAAGTATTATTAGGGTTAGTAGCCACAGCATTAACAGCATTCATAGTGACACTATTAAACTGACTAACCAAATCTAAATCAGGTTCTTTCTCAGTACCGCGGTAACGATACGCAGCCTGCTGAGCATAAGGCCCCAAATACTTTTCAGCCTCAGGACCAGTCTGACCAACAAACTGCGCAAAACGCCCATACTTTTCCATACCAGGAGTTTCACGAAGAATGCCACCACCTGCATGCAACCGGTCAAAGAAAGTGCCCATCTTAGACTTGTCTTGAGAACGCATGTAACCGCGATCCATAGTCTGACCAAGTTTTGTGTAACGAGAAGAATCAATAGTGCCCAATTCAGCCAAAGCTGGACCGCCTGCATTACCCATCACATTATAAGCATTAACCTTATTATCAATAAGAATTTGGTCAGTAGGGTTATCCAAATTAGCCGCATCAACACTCATAGACTTGTAATCATCATTAATAGACCAAGCGCTATCAGACGGTAGACCACCCTTAGCCTCAGAGCCAGGAACAACAATGTCACGCAACTTGTCATTATGCTTATTTTGAACAGTAATACGAAGGTTAATCTTTCCCGCATCACGACCAAAACTTTCCATAATGCTATTAGCCTGCTGATTAGCTGCATCCCACTGATACTGATGCTGGTCAACAAGTTCTTGCGTATCCGGATGAATACCTTCAGCATAAACGTTTTTCTTACCATCATGCATAACGTGCGTTTGAGTAGACGCACTATGCTTAGACTTATGCTGCGCAGCGGCATAACCAACGTATGCGCCTGCTTTTACCTCAGCCGCAGGAGGTGCTTTGACACTAAAGCGGCCACCACTGCCACGAGGATGAAGACGCTCATCAAAAGTACGATCATCAGCTTTAGAAATATCTGAAGCAATAAAACGCTCGATGCCCGCAATCCATTCAGCATTCTTTTGAACTTCAGGGTCAGGATACTCACCATTAGCCATAGTCTCAACATATGCACGACCTAACGCACGCTTAGCAACACCAACACGCTCTGCCATAAACACAGACAGCATCTTTTCAACCGCAGGGCGAACCTGCTCAGCCTCATCAGCCAAAACCGAATAAACGATTTCATCAATAAGAATCGAACCGCCAATAGGGTCTTCCTCTACAGCCTTACGAACCGCATCAAGCAACGACACAACAAAACCCCTTAACCAATCGACCCATTAACAGAAACAACCTTACCACTACGCGTTCTCATCAAATGACCTGCTCTAATAGCAGGCTTACGCATCAAACCCTTAGGAACGCTAGGCACCAAAGCCAAAGATGCCTTTTCAACATCCCACAAAGACTTAGCAACAGCAACATGACGGCCCTTACCCCACTCACCAACAGCCTCGCGCTCATAAGCCTTAGCCTTAATCTTATTAGCCTTAGCATTCCAAGCCCTAGCAGCCCGAGCATTATCATGCGCTTCTTTAAGAGTAATAGCACCAGCAAGAGTACCTAGCGCCGCACCAGCCTTATTCTTATGACGCAAATCCCTGACAGAATAAGCAATAGCGCCAGTACCTAACGCTCCAGCAGCAGCGGCATCAAACGTGCGACTATTAGCGCCGTGTTTTAAATACTTATAGCCCTCTTCAGCCTTTGGACTAATACGATCACGATGAGTAGCCAAAAACTTGTCATCGCGCTTAATAATAGAAGACGAAGCCCTACGCTGCTTACCCTGCTTAACTTCTAAGTTTTGCATATGAGCATTATTAAAAGCACCCAAAGAACCAACACCAATAGAGCCAATACCCAATGCGTTAGAAGCTTTAGTCGCTTTAGGCTCATGTGAAATCAAAGTAGAAATATGCTTATTAGCCGCCAACTTAGGAGTTTTCTTAACAGCATAATTAGCAATCTCAGGTGCACGAGTACCCAAAGCAGCAAGACCCAAAGTGCCAGCAACACGAGAAAAGTTCTTAGCGCGACGCTTAGAATTAAGAATCTTGTCTTCATACTCCGGCGCATCACTCTTACTCAAAGTCTTTTCCCCACGCTTCAACTGGTCAGCCATAACAGCATTACGAGCAACAGGCTTAACCACATCATGGTGAATGTCCAAACGACGAGTATCCTCACCAGTGACAGCATGCTTAGCGCCAACCAAAGCCAAAGGAATACCTGTGACCTGCAAACCACGAGCACCAAACTTTGAACCAACAAACTTGGCATGATGAGAACCTAACTCACGGGCCTTAGTAGCATCCCACAAACCCTTCTTGCCAGACTCCCTCAAAGTACGCTCAGCGCGGTAATTGATGTTAGCGCCCACGCCAGTAAGACTGCCACCAACAGCAGCAGCCTCAACGCCATGTAATCTATTCTTTGACTCTTTCTTCATCACAACCCACTTAGCGCCAAAGTAATACGCCTAAAAGTTTCCTCAACATTAGGTTCAGCAGCCATCATAGAAACAGCAATGCCAGCACGAGCCAGCATCTCTAAAGCCTCATCAAACTTAACGCCATTCTCTTCCATAACATCAGACACAAACAAATTAACAAGTTTTGCAGCATCAGCATTATTCTCCTGCGCAATGTGCGCACAAGCACCCGCAATAGTCATTTGCGCCCTATGTTCAAGAACCAAATTCATTACTGCCCCTGCTGAGGATTTTGTTGTTGACTTTCTTGTTGACTAGCATTCTGTTGACTATCCTGTTGACCAGGCTGACCAGGCTGCGCTTGCTGTTGTTGCTGACCCATCAAAGTTTGAGCCAACTGTTGCTTAGCCTGAACATACGCAATGTTAGCTTGTGCGTATTGCGTAGCCTCCGTACGCATCTGCATTTGACGACGACGATCTTCATCCTCTTCATTAAGTTTAGGCAAACGAGCAGCATCTCGAATAAAGTTCTCCATAGTTGGGTCTGGGAACCATGTGACACCAGTGCTAGACATAGCGGACATAAACTGAGCCAACTGCGCAATATCTGGACTATCAACATCACCAGGCACAATCTTAGGCAACTCAGCAGGCTTCATACCATTAACAGAAAACAACCGAGGAATAGCATAACGGTTCAAAGTATCTGCAATAGAACCAGCAATAGAGTTAAGCGAAGTACGAAAAATACCAGTCTTATCAGTATGCAAACTGTAAGAGCCACCACCCTCATGACCAACCATAATAAAATCAGCCAAAACAGACATCAAAATTCGCTGCTCATAACGCTGAATAATTGCATCAGTATTGAAAGCACGAGCACCGCCACCGCCCATAAGTTCAAACGAATACAAAGGTTGCTTAGTGTCCTGATCATAAGCCATAGGAAACACAATGCCCTCTTGCTCATCACGACGCACAGACTTAACCATACGCTTAAACGCCTCAACAGTTTGAGCCTGCTGAGAGCCAGGCTTAGCCCGCAAAAACTCTGCCGGCACCTTAACAACAGGCAAACCAGCAAGGTCACGCTCAATACCAACAGCCTCATATTCTTCAAGGCGCTTCTTCATGTACCAAGGACGATAAGCCTGACGAAGCATAGACATACCCTCAGGATTACCTTTTTGATGACGATAACGAAACAGTAACGAACGCTCAATAGGCAAAACCTTAGTTTCATAACGAGGAGGAGCCAACTGAATCATCGCAGAAACATCACCAGTATCATCAAACGCCCAACGCAACAAAGTTTCCTGTGCGCGAATTGGCATCTTACGCCAGCCAATCAAACCATCAGTGTACTTAGAGCGCTTAGAAGAATCGCGCTCCCACGGACCAACACGACGCTTGTACACAATCTCATGCCAAGACCAGCCATAAATCACACAAGACAAAACCTCAGAAATAAAATCATCCCAAGTATGAGACATGTCATCCATACAAGTTTCAACAAGCTTTGCATTATCAGTATCTTCTTTAGACTTACTGGCAGGCTCAACACGCCATTCAACATTACGAATCAAACGATCTATAGTGAACCACAAAGACCCAACCAAAGGGTCATTCTCAGCCATTTCCTTAAAGACTTGAACAGCCTTACGCCCACGCAACTGCGGAAGAAACTGTTCATCAATATAGCCACCAGCACGCTTAAGACCAGTAGTACCCAGTTCCAGAAACGGCGAAGCATTCTTTAATTCTTCTAAAGCCTGAATATCAGCAGGCGTGGCATTTAAGCCATCAGTTTGTCTAGCCGCCAAACGTACATCATCTGACATTACGTCCCCTTAATTGTGCGCGTGTAGGTCGCTTGTAGCCAACTGTACCACGAGCATGTTCAGTTTGAGCCAAAGCACCAGCCGCGCCCAGCAAGCCAGTACCAATAGCAATCTTTCCGCCACGAGAAGCCAACTTACTGTAACGATTCATACGAGCATAATTTTGAGCATGAGCACGCGCCTCATCACGAGACTTTTTAGTTGCCAAATCATGCCTGCTAGCAGTCTGCGCATGCTTATTGCTTTCCCGAACCACATCATTAATAACACCATGCATAAAAGCACTATCTGCAGTAGCCGGAACATTAACCCTACGACCCTGACCATCAACAATCCACATCGCTTGGCCTTTATTGCGACCACGTAACTTAGCCAACTTAGCCTGCTCAACTGCTTGAAGATTCCTAGCAAGATTAGCGTCGCCCTGACTAATACGAATACCAGCACGAGACTGATTAGCCTTAGCTTTAGAAGCGCCAGCACTATTACTCAATACACTCGCAGCGCGAGTGGCACCATAACCAGTACCAGCAACACCTAAACCAACAGCAGCACCCCAATGATGCTGATCCTTGGCATTCTTACGATTAGGCGAACGACCAACCTCCGCTTGGCTACCAAAACGAGACTGCGAAATAGTCATTACTGAGGAACCTCACGATTCTTACCAGCATTATGTAAAGCACCCGCAGCCAAAGCAGTGCCGCCAGCAACCATAGCCAAACCACCATTACGCATCATCTTCATACGTGGCTTAACAGCATGCGCCAAATCATGCGCAGCAGTAGTCTTCCCCTCTTGAGCAATCAAACGCTCATTCTGGCGAGACTCATGATAAATAGCACGATCTACTTGCTTATTGGCACGCGACTTGCCCCAAGGAGTTTTAGCCTTAGCTGCCTTAGCCTCAGCAGCCTGACGAGCAGCCTCCTTATTAGCATTCAAACCTTGTTGCTGCAGCAAATTGTTAGTCTGAAGATTAGCATTACGCGCCGCAGTATGAGGCAAATTACCTGCGCGACCCAAAGTACGAGCGCCCAAAGCAGCAGTACCAACACCTGCAAGACCCAACGCAGTATTACCAGAAATAGTTGGACTCTGACGAGGATTGCCAGAAGCATCATAGTTCTCAGCCTTAGTCAACTCATGAATCTGGCTCTTAGCCCCACTAGCCCAATTCTTGCGCTTTTGAGGATCAGTAATAGCCACACCAGCCGTAGTACCCACGCCAGCAGCAGCCAAAGCATGAGGAACATAACTCTTAGTCTTAACGCCTTCATCAAAACGATGCGGGCCAGCAGGAGGTGCAGCGTGTGGAGCAGCGCCAGTTGCGGCAGGCTTAGGCGGAACAACAAATGAATGCTTAGGACTAGCCTTTTCTGAACGAAGTGGCTCTTCAACCTTAGGTGCCGAAGTACCTTGCTTAATAGGCAAAAGTTCTTGGCTAGCCTTAACAGGCTTAGGCTTTACACTCTGACGCAAACTAACAAGACTATTCTTACCCCTCAAAGCAATGTCTGTGCCCCTCTTAGACGCAGGAGGACGTGTATCAGCCAATTCACTTTTAGCACGAACAGCAACTTCTTTACCTCTAGACAAACCGCGTTGCATCTCACGCGCAGCATGCTCGCGAATACTACGACGCACCTCAGGGTCGCCCATACCACCAGTACCATGACCGACAGGGACAGCACGACGAATATCATTAGCTGCGCCCTCAAACACCCTTGCGGCGCCCATAGATGCTTTCTTAATTTCAGAAAGTTTCTGCTTGCCCTTAACTGCACCATAAGTAGCAGCGGCAGTAGTAGGAACCCCTACAATCAACCCACCTTTAACGCCCTGGCGAAAAGCATTGCGATTAATAGTGTGAGTAGTGCTAATCTTTGCACGATTTTCAGCAAGCTCTTTGTCATACTTATCCCCTGCGTGACCCTTAGCAACAGCACTAGCGCCGCCAAAACGGGATTGATTCATAGATTTTTTGATTTCTGGTGGATGTCCATTCTTTTGCTCATAAAGTTTATGTCGTTTGTTTGCAACTCTAACATTATTTGCCATACCAGCAGTCATCAGCGCAGCAGAACCAGCAAGATATTTATTGCCTCTTTTTACTAATTTTTTCCCGTGCTCCCACGCAGCAATTTCTTGATCTTTAAAAGCAGAAGCTGTAATTTTATTATTTGGATCAAGGTGTTCTGATAAAGCATGCCCTCCATAATCCAACATTTTGTTGTGGCTGTCTAAAAAAGCAACATTGGCTTTATGATAATTTCGTATCGACATACCGGTAAGAGCAGCTCCGCCAGCAATAGGTGCTATATATTGAGGGTTATTTTTGATTCTGTCTTTGGTGGACAAATGCGACAAGTCACGACCGTCATATTTTTTATTTACAGAATTCATAACTACACTATACTCCAACGACTTTGAAATAGGTTTTGACTTAATAAACGAAATTTGGTCACGATGTAAAGCACGCTTAACATCTTGATGATCAATAACATGAAAATGGTCTTTAAGCGTTGGA